TCTTTTTTTAGCTATCAGCCATTCATGTAATGGGTTACCATATATCTAACTCTTACTTGAGGTGACCATAATATGGAATGGCTAATCATTCTTGCAGTTATGTCCCTTTACTCAACCTCTCTAATGATGTGTTACAGCGACAGTACAAGGAACTCCTGGTACTACCCAATCTTTTCTTTGGGGTTTAGCCTTATTGTTTCTACGCTATGGGTGACTGGTGTTAGGTATCTAGACAACAAGGACCGTATCTTTTTCTTTAGCCTTTGTTGGGAGTTTTCTGTAATATTTATTGATTACACAATACCCCTTGTGTTTTTTGGTCTTAATGTTAATAAGTATGTAGTAATGGGCTCATTCGTTGTAGCTATGGGCTTAACCATTATGAAACTTAATATGAAAGGCTAGTGACATGAAGGAAAAAGAAATCAATACGTGGAAAGAAGACTTTGGATTTAATGTATCCACCAAGGAAGATCCCGACTTGCTTACCTATTTATTTAATAACTGGATTAAGAACGAGACTACTACGCCAGAAGATAGGGAGTCTGTTCAAGAGTTTATGACATTTGCAAAGAAGAAGCTAACTCAGAACTATGTTACTGGAATGGAGTATCTCGACAGCGGCATAGGTATAGTGTTATCCAATGGTGATCGAGTGCCATTCAATAAAGCTAATACCACCTATACCGACCCTATTCGACAGACGGTTTCCATAACTGGTGATGCTAACTCTTTAATGCCCAATGGTATAAAGCAAGTAGACACGTCAGCCCCCATAACCGGAGGATCTAGGTAATGGCTAAAAAAATAACAGACACTGCTACTAGCCCTAGGCCATACTTAAAACTCTATAAGGAAGAACTGCCTAACTCCTTTATGGAAACTATGGTACAGAACTTCCTCAAGGATATCGTTAAAGATGGTAATGTGGATAAAGATGACGCTGAAGGCCTCTCAGAGGTCTTTGATCGTTTCTTTGATTACTGTAGAGACGTAGCCCCCAACACTGTAGTGGTATCGAAAGGCAAGACATTGCCTTTAATATCCTCTTGACTTAGAGGTTTACATAAATGTCGGATACAACTAAGAAGGCAGTATTTAGTAACTTAGGCCTTGTAGGTGGAAATGCTAAATCATTAAAGCCTTCTGCCATATCTTCTAATGACATATCTTCTAACCCTATGAAGGCCAGGCAGTTAGGCGCACTGCCAGCCCCACCACAAAATAATAGATTTCTTGATCAAACTGCCTTGCTTAATAATAAAGCTAATGGTAATCTAAATAAAGCGGCCACCTCATTTGACGTAAGTCCTTACGCCCATTCTCCTTACGTGAATAATTTAGGTTTTAATAGAGATGTGTACAGTAGTACACCTATTCCTAGTGGAGACGTCTCCACTAAGCGCGCAGAGTTTTTCGATGAGCTCTCCTCTAAAGTCATGAACGCTGATGCGCCTATTGCACCTACTACGCCAGCCCCAGCCCCATCCCCCGCACCATCACCGACTCCAGAGCCTGCACCTGAGCTCAAAGCCCCAGCCCCTGTAGCTCCTGCCCCTACAGTGGGCAACACGGGCTCTATCTACGACACTCAAAAAGGCTATGACCAAAGAGTATGGGCACACGCTCCTGCTCCTTTACCCGCTCCTGCTAAGACTTTTGCCCAAGAAGCTTTGAAGCCTGGGGCTGACATTCAAGGTTTGGTTAATAGGTACTTCTTAGAGCCTCAAAATAATAAGATAAACTACGCGGCTCCAGACCCGATCGCCATCAAGGCATTTGAAGACTGGCACAGCAAGCTTCCAAATAAGAAAAAGATAGACTACGCTCAGACAATTAACGATGCTGGGGCTATGTTTGACCCTAATCATCCAGATTATAATAAAATTAGAGAGCCTTACTACAATAAGAAGCCAACAGCCTCTTTACCGACCGGCTTTAATTACATGACACCTCGGTCGAGTAGCCCTTACAAGTCTACCCCAGCCGAAGTCTCCGATGCCGCTCTTAGAAGATCTCGAACCATAAGCCCAGAAATCTTAGATTATCTTCACGGAGCAGGGTTGATTCAAAAAGGCGGCCTAACAGATAAAGACTTCACATCAGGCTTTGGTCAGAGCAGAGGTATCTCTGGGCCAGAGGCTATGACGCAAGACTCAGAAGCCTTTAAACAAGGAAAGATTCTTGCTGAATTCCAAAGACTTAACAGTATCGCTAAAGAGCTTCAGGGAATGCCAGAAACGACAAGAGTAAAGGCACTTGAGCATATGCCGCTACACTTAGCCTCTGGAATTAGCCAAGTAAATAGCGCTCTTACTCCTAGCATTATTCAAGCTCGTTCAGGGCTTGAAAATAAGACAGTTGGCGAACTTGGCACCATGGACAGCCCTGGGGCCTCTAATCAATCCGTATTTCATTTTCTATCCGACCCTAAAAGCACTGTTCCACTCGCAGATAGAATAAAAACGCTTACTCCAGACAAGCAGGCTCTGGTAAAGAACCTCCCTGCAAATCAATACAACCTAATCAAGTCTTACGCTGACGCTGAGCATAACCAATCTATCGTAGATAGAGCTAAAGCCATAGCTGGCTCCGAGACTACTAAACACTCCCCAGGGTATTGGGGAAGTGGCGCTGCAGGAGCTTTGGAGCAAGACTTTGGAGTAGGCGCCATACAGCCCACTAAAAACTTGTTGGATTATATAAGAGCGTTTAACCCCTTCTCGAGCAACACAGCTAAAAACGATACCAATGCTCAACGACTTGATGATAAGAACAACTTATCTATAGAGAACACTCAAAACGCTCAAAGGCTCTTAGCCCTTCTTTCAAAAGTTAATGACCCAAAGAGCTCTTACGCAAGCCTTACTCCACAGCAGAGGCAGGCTGAAACCGACAGAATAAAAGGAGAGCTGGGCGGAGTTGTAAACGTTGATAACTTTAACAGAAGCAACATAAGCAAATTAGACTCAGTCACTACCAACCCTGTCAGAGATAACTTAAACAAGGGCAACGTAGGCGGGCTGGCCATGGATACTTTAGGCGCAGCCTATAACGCTAACCCTATGTTTAACTTATATAACACCTTAGCTCATGGAGCAGTGTACGCTAACGAAGGCAATGGTTTTGTAAATCACGATAACAAAGATACTCTTGCAGGCGCGTTAGGCGTCGGGCTTTCTTTGTCTCCAGGTATGCTCAGGAACCAAACTTGGAAGTCTAGGCTTGGCGGTCTTGCTCTCCCCGCAGCTATGTCTATAGACCCAATCAACGAAGCCCGAAAGCACTACTTTGACCCAGCAAAGCCGAATGACCCTCAGTATGTAGAACAAAAGCTTTTTAATGCTAAGAGCGTCGGTGAGCTTAATCAAATAATGTCACAAGCTGAGAAAGCCAATTTGTTAGATAAAGCTAACACCCCAGCTGTACAAGAAGTTAAGAATCCAGGCGTAACCTCAGGTATGACCTCTTTGCAGAAAGCTCTATTAGCCGCAGGTATAGGCATTCCTGCGATAATGGCTATAACCGCTGCTTTAGGGTCTAAAAAGAAAGTTAAACCTATAGACGACGAAGAGGATGACGAAGAAGATGAAGTAGCCTACAAGCGTAAGTTACGTGCAAGAAACGCTAATAGATAAGATAAAGGAGAACCCATGAGTAACAAGCGTAACAGAATGTCTGTTGGGGATCTCAAGAGGCTTTACCCAACCATAGAGCTAATGGAAGGGTACGACAGAGCTTTTGTAGGTATAGTACCCGCTCCAGATGGGGGCTGCTTAGCCGTATATGACTCTATGAAGATAGTGAACATGCTACACAAGCAAGGCTTCTCTTCTCAAGAGGCGCTTCTAGCTCATTTTGAGGGTATGCTGGCTTCAGCTCAGAAGACTAAGAAGGTAGGCCCGCTTTTCATGCAGGCCACATCTATAATCGACCCCACGGCTGCAGAAGAAGATGATGATGACGAGGTCGATGCATTTGAAGAAGAGTCGGCATGGGAAGATAGCTCAGACAGTGAATTCGATAGCGACTCAGACAGCGATCATGACTGGAACGATGGCGACGACCCAGGTGAAGAGGGTGAAGAAGGTGAAGAGGGCATAGAAGACTCAGGATATGACGAAGATGTATCTGAGCCCTACATGGAGATAACCGTGGACATAGGCATCAACGACCCAGACCACTGCGTCCTCAACAGTAATGCAAATAAGATAAAAGAAGCTATAAGAATTATATTCCCTAACCTGCCTCGCTTAGATATGGTCGGCAAAGCTAAGTTTATGCTTAGAAACCTAGATGAGATGGAAGATTAAGCTTATATTAGTTTAAGATATGGACTAAGCCAATAATATTTGTAACAATACATTGCTGGGTTAGAGCTTAGTTGAAGGCGTCAACTGGTTAGGATCTGATAGACGAATGGCAAGATGCCTGTTCTACAGAGATGGTACCCACACCATGGCGAAAGCCGATTAGGTGCGGCAGGAGGGGCGGGTAGTATAACGCCTAATTTACTAACCTGCTACTAGACTTAGGTTTAGTTCGGACTTCAGGGTAGGGGATCTGGAGAGGCTCCAGCCCAGCATTTGTTTAACATAAGGTGCCCAAGTATGCGTAATTTTAATAAGTTAGCTAATCTTCATAACATGTTCTTTAAGCGATCTGAGGCGCCCCTCTATGACGGCTCACAGCCTCTGGCTCCAGATCCATCTGTTGCTCCAGGGTATAGACCTGGAATGAAATACAAAAACAATGAAGAAGCTATAAAAGCTAATAGAGCCTCTGACCATGCAGCTGGCTCACTTCTTCACGGGGATGGTTCAAATCTAAGCCAAGTAAACCAATTCACCCCCAAGGGCTCTACTCTTAGGCACGCTATTGCAGATACTCTAGATATGCCTAGGTTTCCCTGGTTTCCAGGGGCTACTATAGACTCAGCTTCTAAGCCTAGATTTGATGAAGCTGCTGCTAGCGGTAAAATCAAGGTGAGAAACAATCCAGAAATACCAATCTCACAAGCTAAAAAGAAAGTAGTTCCTGTACCTGTAGCTCCAGGCATACCTAATCCTTTAAGAAGAGGCGAAAACGATAATCTTCTTAGCCCAGATCATTTAAAGTCTGAGTATGATAATTCAATGAGGAAGGGAAGATATACAGGACCTAACATAGGCCCTAATCTTTAATAGTGTTTTAACTCAGTATTTTTTACAAGGAAGTAACAACCATGCGTAGTTTCAATAAGTTAGCGAATCTTCATAGAGTGTTCTTTAAGAGGGCAGAGGGTGCAGCCCCAATTAAGAAGTTTAAAAACAATGAAGAGATGATGTCAGCTAGCAGGGGCTCCGACGCGGCAGCTGGATCCTTAGTGCGTCCTCCTGGTAGCAATTTTGACCCTAAGTCCTACCTGTCACCTAATGCAACACTTGGGGTAACCGCAAATATCCTAGCTAAGGGTAACCGCCCAAACCCAGATTCTCAGCGTGTTCCAGTTTCTGCACACCCAGCCATACCCAATCCTCTTAGGCCCACAGGCCCTGCTAGCAAACAGCTCCTAGGCAATGAGTTAGCTCAGCAGCACACTATGAAGACTACAGGCAGGTTTGGTGGACCCGCAGACCCAACAAACCAAGGCTACGCAAGCGGTAAGGGCATCAATACTCAAGGCATTAGCTTTTTTGGGGAAAACCCAACACATGGGTTTGGCGATGGGGCTGGGGAAACGCTTACACCACGGGTAGCCCCGTTTTCCCGGTAAACCTTATAATGGGACGTAACAATCATGCGTAATTTTACTAAGATAGCAAAGCTTCATAGAATGTTCTTTAAGAGAGCAGATGAAAAAACGTTTCCACCAGGCCATTTTAGCCCTGATGCTAATAAGCCAGGCCCAGGTAACCTTGATGCTCAAGCGGCTCAAGCTACTTCTAGAGCTAATGCTCAAAACGCTGCTGATGATAGGAACATGCGTGCCAACTACAACGTTACACCCACGCCGGGTTCAGCCTCAGGTCATGAGGTTATGACCCCTAAGTGGAATTCAGTTAACAGCAGATCAGTGAGGCCCGACAAACCCGACCCAGTCAGCATATACCAAAATCAGGGGCTAACTCCTAAGCCATCAACCCCTAGGGCCCCTAGGCCTTTAGGTGATTATTTCGGCCCTAATGATGAATATGACACAACAGACCCTGTGCAAGCAGCTCGTTCACGAGCAATGCAGTATGACGCGCAGACGGCTATAGCCAGCCCTTTCGGAAGACGAGTGTCTGAAGATGGCATAGTGGATATTGACACTGATCACCTGGACAACTCTAAGGGCTTTGTGCGTAACGGGTTTTCTAACTTGCCAAAGCGACCTGTGCAATTTAATCGCTACCCCCCTGTTAACAACTTGCAGTAGGACCCAATCATATGGACTTTAATATAGTATTAGCTGCTATAAGCATTATATTTGGTGCGGCTGGCTCCCTCGCGGGGGCCATTTCCTTTATTTATGTCAGTAGACTCAAAGCTGCAAAGGAAGCTGACATCAAAACCAAAGAGATAATATTTAAGAAACAGCGCCTAGAGCACCACGAGAATGATACGCTCTTCAGTGAGTACAGACTCATAGTGGAGTCATCTAAAGACATGCAGAGCTTTCTACGAGAAGAGATGAAGAACCTTAAAAAGGACATAGAAGAGCTTCACAACGACAGGCGATCTTGCCGCAAAGAGAACGATGAGTTAAGAACTAAGGTTATTCAATTAGAAGATGAGCTTAGATCACTAAGACGTAGATTAGACAACGGCGGGCTTAGTATAATGTCTAACCAAGACGCAGCATAAGGATTAGACTATGAACAAGTATGATAAAGCAGCAGAGTTCGGGGCTAGAATGGGCAAGACCGCCGGCTACATACCTGTAGAGGACTCTTCTAGAGGAACTATCTTAGCTACTCTGCTAGGCGCAGGCAGCGCTGGCATCTATGACCAATTCTCAGGTATAGATAGGCCCAGAGGAGAGCGCTACACAAGAATGGCATTAGGCGCAGCCCTAGGCGGCTTGGGAAGGCTCGCTCAGATAAAAGCCATAGAGGCTTACAACGATTCTTCAAAGAAAACTCAAGAAGGTTCTGTATTAGGCGCGCTAGCACCAGCTTTAAGCAAAGTAGGCTCTCTAGACCCTAGTGTTGCTAACGCCATAGGCTTGGGAGGCGCAGGCGCATTGGCTGGAGGAGTCATAGGAGGCTTGGGCGCTCTATCAGGAGACGATGAATCAGATGAGCCAGAGCTTGATGATATGGGCAGAACTAAGAGAGACAGTAAAGGAAGAATAAAGTTTGTAAAGAACAGACCTAGTGTTATAGGTGGAGCTTTGACAGGCTCTTTGATAGGTGGAGGCTTAGGCGGCTTAGCCGGATACGGCGGCACCGAACTAGCAAGAACTACTTTAGCAAATGCAGCTATGGCACCTAAAGACAACGCTAGCCTTTTAGACAAGGCTAAAGCTATGGGGCAGCAGGCTATTTACAACAACTCAAGCAGGGCTGATCAGTTTAAGCACATAAGCAAAGATTATCCGTTTATTACTGATAATGCGTTTACAGAGCCTGCTAACTTATTGCATAATTGGTTTACCGGTAAAAAGTAGTTTTAACAATAGAGGATAGCAATGAACAGATTTGAAAAAGCAGCAGCCTTTGGAGCCATGATGGGCAAGAGGGCACTAAGTGATTTAAAAAATCAAAAATTATCGCCGAGCGCAGAGAGCGAAGACGCTCACCATTTTAAAGACACGCCTGATCACCCGCATTTTGGAGTAGATCAAGATCCAAGGAGCGCCTATTATAACCCGACTAAGTACCAATCCCCTATTGTTAACCAATATACAGGTGGTGGCCGAAGCCGTTTTCAAGAAAACGCTCAAGCTGGTGGGACGTTAAACTACGATGCTTCAGCTATGTTAGCTCAAGACTATCTTAAACTTTTGCCTAAAGGCCCCGCAACGGCTGGGCTGCATCCAAAGAACTCTCCGCAGGCTGCTGCACTTAGAGCTTTTGACAACTCAATAGGCAATAGTCGTGAAATCCATAAGAATGACCATCCTTACGCATGGCCTAATAATACTAAGACAGGGCCATTCTCCGCAGGCCCGTCCTTACGAGACCAAGAAATATACCCACCGTTCCCCTCAGACAAGTTTAACGATGTAAAAGATACCCCACCGTCCCGTCCTACGCCTACGCTTCCAGGTAAGAACGACGGTTATATCCCTTCTAAAAAGAATCCTTTAATAAGCGATGAGGACTAAACAGCAATTAACTCTAGGAAATAGCAATGAACAGATTTGAAAAAGCAGCAGCCTTCGGGGCTAGAATGGGAAAGCAAGCCGGACTAGGCTCTGCGTTAGGCGTAGGGCTTAGCCGATCTGGCATTCTTAATTCTCCAACCGCGGCTGGAGCCGGTATCGGTGCCCTTGTAGGCGGTGGCGGTACCGCCCTTTATGACTACTTAGCTGGAACAGAAGAAGGTAAGTTAAGAAGAGCTTTGACTGGAGCAGGCGTAGGTGGGTTAGTAGGCGCACTTGCAGGAGGCTCCGTGCATAAAAAGGACGAAGCTAAGAGAGAAGATCAGAAACACCTTGCTAGTGTTAATAAGAAAAAAGAAGAGGAAGCAATCGATCACATGATTGCTAGAGCTTCCAATAAGGCTAGAGAGGAAGTATATTTAAGTCGAAAAGCACAAACACCTAAGAAAACACTTACCCCTGAAGAGATATCAGCTAAGTTTATGAGCAAGTAAACTCAGCTAGGCGTGTTTTCATTTGTATCTATAAATAGTTGTGTTTTATGTTTGAAGTTTGTCTCTGCCTGCTTTCCAAATTCTCTCCAGACATCACCTTGGCACACGTGTCTTATAACATCAACCAGATCTACTATTGAAGACTCTATCACGCTACCTAATAAGTTGTTGAACTGACTTGTTTCACTAATAACTGTTTTATAATTAATTACGGGATAAAACATTCTAACCTGCTCTTGCCGATTGTATGGCTCAAAGGCGTGTATATTAAGTATTGTTTTACTGTCTTGTATATACCTGTCTATGTCGCATGATCCGTATATCCAGTTTAACTTAATCTCGTTGTATAGCTTTTTCTGCAGATGATGGAAAATCTTAAACCGGCGTTCATTCATATAGCCGTAGAATAGAACATCAAAGAAAGGGTCTTCATTAAAAGCTATTCTCTGTAAAGCACTTGTATGCAGCATAGGCACCAGACGATCGACTTTTACGCCCTTCCTGTCTAAGAACGCTTCGTTTATATAATCAAAATCCCATATTTCATCAGCCCCTTCCATGTTGGGTATAGTTGTTTTTATACTACGCCAATTGGAGCCACCCATAAGCTGCTCTAGCTGATACACCACAATCTTATAACCTGGAAACTTTTTCTTTATTTCTTTTACAGGCTCAAAAAGATAAGTTCCAAGAAGAAAAACTGTTTTATCATATGTTGGGTTATCAAAATGCTCAAGCATCATTACTGTCACATGGCTAAAGAATTGGTTTGCTTCGTGAATCTTTATAAATTTGCCATTTATGATTTTAGGCGGTTTCCTCATCGGTAAGCTTCTTACTCTAGATAAATAATTATAAACAGTTATATTTGTCTGATATATACTATAAGTCTTCTACAGGCGATACTGAAACATAGCGTAAATGCATAAATCAGTATGCATAGACCCGCCTTAAATAGTATAATGCCTCGAAGAGCTAAGACCTTTAAGCACGTAGGAGTACTAACTATGAGCAAACTAGAAAAAGCAGCAGAGTTTGGAGCACTCATGGGCAAGTTAGCCGCATCAGCTAACAAGCCAGGCCTATGGGCTAATATAAGAGCCAAAAAAGAAAGAGGAGAGTCTGCAGCAAAGCCTGGAGACAAAGATTACCCTGATTCAAAGAACTGGAAAAAAGTAACAGCGATATCGGAGAAGGAAGCTAAGTGCTGGAGCGGCTACGAGCGCGTACCAGGTACTAAAGCTTTAACTTCTGGCTCTTGTCGCCCCGTGGGTAAGAAGAAGGAAAAAGAATCAGAGAAGAAGGCATCTCCTGCGTGGCAGAGAAAAGAAGGCAAGAACCCAGACGGAGGCCTAAACGAGAAAGGCCGAAAGAGCTTAAAAGCTAAAGGCCAAGATATAAAGAGACCTCAGCCTGAAGGCGGAGCTAGAAAAAGTAGCTTCTGCGCTCGTATGGGCGGAATGAAGTCTAAGCTTACCTCTAAGAAAACTGCAAATGATCCAGATAGCCGAATCAACAAAGCTTTACGCAAATGGAAGTGCTAATGACCATACCCCCGCTATCCTTAGGCATCATCAAAGGCGCTGAGTGGCTCAAAGCTCTTCACGCTGAGATGTTCTTGTTTGGGCAGGCTCATGGTCTTATGAACAAGAATGCAGAGCACACATCTGTACACGCTCTTGCTGGTAGGCTTCAAGCAGGCCCTAGCGGTAACTTAGAACTAACAGTGCCCTCTTCGCTTATCAAAGGTGTCTTTGACGCCTTAGATGAGCCAGGAGCTGAGTTCGTAGTTCGCAACAATAGGACTGAATGCGCTATCAAGGTCATGACTAAGGAAGAAGTAGACAAGCTAGGCGGCACTAGCCACATCACTGAGAGAGGTCATTCTTATCACTACACTCTTGGCCCAATAGTTGAGTTGCCTGCAACAGGTGACTATGACAAGCTATGGGCTATTTCTATTAAGAGCAACGACTTAGAAGATATCAGGAAGAGCTACGGATTGGAGACGTCTCCACAACTGGGGTTCTATATTCCAGTAGGGTGTAAGAAGAAGAGAGTTACTGAGGATAATGCGGTGAGTAAGCTGGCTAGTCACCACGAGTACATAGCTAACGACCCTAACATGCGTATTCTAAGCCAAGGACCCGTTACGGATAGGGACTTCCTATACCACGCTTCTGGTAAGAAATTTGATTCGCTTGATCCCAGCTACAACTCTAAAAAGTCATTTGGGCATGAGTATAACGCGCCCGTAGTGTTTGCTGGCGATTCCCCCAGCTCAGCCTTTGCAGCAAACCCAACGGCAGAGTATCAAGCTGTAAAAGATAAGATAAAAAACTCCGTGTATCATAGACTGATTGACGAGCAGACTGGGCGTAAAGCACTGCTTGGTCATACTCCTGGCGGTTACCTATATAAACTTCCAGCCTCTGCATTTACAAAGATTGATAGAGAGGATAACGAGCTGGGCAAGTGGAATAAGTCAACAGAGTATGTAAGCCACATGCCGGTGAAGCCAATATCCGTCACGCCCATACAGAGCACCGATGTAGATGCCATACCTGAGTATGAATACTTAGGAGAGGATTTTGTAGGGGAGATGCCTGCGCAACATTACTTAAACCACGCAAAAGACCCTAAAGTAATTGCTGCGGTTAAGGCTTGGTTAGCTAATAAAGAAAAGTCAGCGGGAGTAACTAAGGAAGAGCTACCATGGCGTGACAGGGTTGAGGTTTACACTCAAAATCCTAAGGGCAAGATCTATGGTGGCACCTGGGATAGCGACAAGTCGTTTGCCTTACCGGGCGGAGGAATTGAAGCAGGAGAAGATCCTCTAGTAGCCGCTTTGAGAGAGCTCAAGGAAGAGACAGGCATTACCGCTAAGAACCCGAGGTTGTTACCTATTGATCCTGTAGATCACCCTTGGAGTGATGCTCATAGGGCTAAGATTAAACGCAATTTTGCTGGGTCTAGAACGCACTTTGTTTTAGCGGACGCTGCTGGCCGAAGAGGTAACAAGAACTTAGATGTCTGGAATGCCTCCAACAGGGGTTACTACACCCCAGCTGAGGCTATTGATATCATGAACAGCAACACTAATTACATGGCTCCCGCAGCTGCTGCTGCTAGGCTAAAAGCTTTGCAGCATCTTCAGTCTCTAGCCATGTCCGCATCACCAATCAGTAAGCTGCCTGATCCCACACCTTAAGATAATAGAAAGCACTTTACCATGAACTCAATCAGCAAGTTGCCTAATCATCTCGGCGGTCACGCTAACGTAACACACATAGACATAGGCTTGCTTCTATACGCTAAGAACAAGCTAGGCGTGACTACGTTATTAGATGTAGGCTGCGGCACGGGTGGAATGGTAGAAGCCGCAAGAGCAAGGGGCATAGAAGCTTACGGTATAGACGGAGACTTCACTCTTGAGAGAACCGACGACTGGTTCATTCTTCACGACTTTACTCAAGGCCCCTATACCTATAAGCAAGTAGATATGATATGGTCTTGTGAGTTTGTGGAGCATGTGGACAGTAAGTTTGAAGACAACTACATGCAGCTAATGCAGTCTGCTAACTATGTGTTTATGACCTTTGCTCCCCCAGGTAAGCGAGGGCATCACCACGTTAACTGCCAGTCTGCTGATTACTGGGTAGATCTATTTAGCAGGTATGGGTTTACGTTTTATCCAACATTTACAAACACAGCAAAAAGCGTAAGCACGATGAAACGCGAGTTCTTTAAAAACAACGGTATGGTGTTCTCTAAAAAAGGTTATAAATAGGAGTCCTTGGTCATGGGCTTAGGCGATGACTTGATGGTTACTGGCGAAGTGAGAGACCTGTACGCCAAGAATCAATTAAAAGTCAAAGTGATGATAGAAAAGAACAAGATTAGAAAATCAGAGGTGTTTCTACGTAACCCTTACATGATTAGAGAAGGCGAACCTTCAAACGTGTCTAATACTCAGACATTAGGGCCAGAGGCGGGCAGGCGGTACATATCTAAGATAACCCCTGATAAATACATATGGAAAGACAGCACCCCTGCTCGAGGTCAGATATTCTTTAGTAATAGAGAGCTAATCGCAGCTAGGGACATAGCTAAGTCTTTAGGAAGCCTTCCTGTGTTTATAGAGCCTAACTTAAAGCCTAGGGCTCCTATCAATAAAGACTGGGGCTGGGCTAGCTGGAATAATTTAGTTAACAGTGCTCCTGATATAAATTGGGTTCAAATTGTTAAAGATGGCAGTAAGCTATTACCTAAAGTGCAGTACGCAACCACGCCAGACTTTAGAACTGCAATTGCTCTTTTAAGGCACGCTGCGGTAAGCGTGCTCCCCGAAGGAGGATTGCATCACGCATCTGCAGTTGTTGGCAGCAAGGCTATTGTTTTGTTTGGTGGGTTTATCTCGCCTAAACAGACTGGGTACGATGATCACATAAACATATTTACGGGTGGAATACCGTGCGGTAATAGGCTACCATGCTCGCACTGTAAAAAAGCTATGCAGGACATAACTCCAAGCATGGTACTCGATCACTTAAACGGCATACTTACTTAAGGTATTTTTTATGGAAAAGGCAAATGGTTGGTGGTTCCCAGACAAAGAATCACATCTTCCTAAATGGTTAGAAGCAGTTAAAAAAAAGAAGCAATCAGTTATTCTTAATAACAGAGAAGCTTACCAAGGTAAGAAGCAAGTAGCGGCTATGGCTGCGTGCAAGCAGTTTAGAAACGCAATTGACATAGGCGGGCACGTAGGCCTGTGGTCGTTTAATCTATCTCATAAGTTCAAGCACGTTGATGCGTTTGAGCCGGTGCAAGCTCATAGAGACTGCTTTACTAAGAACGTATTGGCCACACGCTCGAACGTTACTCTGCATGCTTGCGCTTTAGGTTCGGCAGAAGGAAGCGTGTCCATGTTTACTGAGAAAACGAGCAGCGGTGATACTAGAGTAGGGGGCGAAGGAGATATTCCTATGAAGACCCTAGACAGCTTTAATTTAAACGACGTTGACCTTATTAAAATTGATTGCGAAGGCTATGAGCTGTTTGTTCTTGAAGGTGGCGTAGATACTATAAGAAGATGCAGGCCGACTATAATAGTAGAGCAGAAGCCAGGGCACGGCGAAGCTTACGGCTTAAGCGACGTAGCAGCTATACCCTTTCTAAAAGGTATGGGGTACAAGCTGGTGAAAGAGATGGCTGGGGATTATATTCTTACTTGCTAAACGCCTAGTAAGCCTAAAGGTTTATTACCAGGAATTCAAGACATGTGTGGAATACACGGCTTCTGCTGGAAGGATCAAGACAAGTCTATAGACAAGATGATAGCAGCTGCTCGCCATAGAGGGCCCGATGGTAGCGGCAGCTGGGGAGACGCCCACATAACTCTAGGGCACAACTTGTTATCTATAGTAGACAGCCCTGCCTTGTCAGCGCAGCCGTGGAAGTCCAATGACCATGTGATGGTGTACAACGGAGAGATATATAACTACAAAGCTCTTAAGTCATCTCTTAGTTATGATTTTAAAACAGACACAGACACTGAAGTTCTTTTAGCAGGGTATGAGAAGTACGGTAAGCAATTTCTGCACAAGATAGACGGTATGTTTGCTGTAGCCATATACAACGTGCATACTAAGAAGCTGCTATTAGCTAGAGACAGCAACGGAGCTAAACCACTTTACTACGGATACCTAAACGGCAGTCTAGCCTTCTCTTCAGAGATATCTAGCTTATTAGACATTGGGTTTGAGCGTAAAGTGTCTAAAGAAGGATTCAGGCATTACTTCTACTCAGGACTCACCGCTGGGCCTGTAACTTGTTTTCATGGAATAACCAGACTAGTTCCTGGTCAGATCGTAGAGTTAGGCTTAGCTAGTAACGCATACTTCTCTAGCAACATAAACAACGACCAAGTGAAGATATACACGGGACCTGAATCCGACTTGCCGCACCTCATACAGGACAAGTTTAAACAGGCTGTAAGTTTGACTCTTATGGGCCGTAGAAAGACGGGGCTGTTTTTAAGTGGCGGTATGGACAGCTCGGCCGTATTGTACGAGATGTCTCAGTCCTTAAACCTCAGCCCTAGTACTTTCTCTACTCGATTTGATATTCCCGGATTAGACGCGCACTATAACAGCGACGCCAACGCCGCCAAGAAGCTGGCAGACCTGTATGGAGCCTCTCATAGCGAAGTCCTATTTAATGAGCAGGACTGGGTGAATAACCTTGACAAAACTATACTAGCGCTAGGTGAGCCTAGGCAGGGAAAGAGTTACCCTGCTTATTACGCTACTAACAAGCTGTTAAGCGACGCTGGAGTTGTGGTCACGCTTAGTGGCGACGGTGGCGATGAGCTTTTGGCGGGGTATAAGCACTACCTAACTTTTTCTACCTTTAAAGAAAGACTGAACAGCCTAAGGCTAAGACACAGGACGTTTCGTGACGCTTCTAAGAATATGACTATAGAGGATCAGAACGATTACCTCATGTCTTGGCTTCCCAAAGGAGGGCTGACCGGAGATTCTATTAATGACTTCATGTACGTAGACAGCCTGCACACTTTAAGCGAAGACTTTCTAGTACGTAACGATAAGTTGGGAATGGCGTTTGGTATGGAGTCAAGATTCCCATTTATGTGCAGCGTGTTTAAAGACTTTGTTAGAGGCATACCGGGCAAGCTTAAAGCTACTCCTAGCGGCCCTAATCTTAAATTTGATTCACATAATAAGCGGTTGTTTCGCGCCGCGTATGCGGGTAAGCTTCCAGCCTTTATTACAAAGAAAAATAAAACAGGCTGGAGAGCACCTACAGACGATTGGGTTATTGGCACAGCTTCAAAGCCAGCTAAAAACAAGGCTCCTATGAGGGATTACATAAGAAACGTCCTATCTGACAAAAACGTGAGAGATATCTTTGAGATAAGCTCTTCTGACATAGACGACAGGTACCTCAATAACGTATTACATACCGGCCCCCGTAAACTTAGCGGTAAGCCTTCAGCTGGTCCAGGACTAGGGGCGCAGAAAGAATTATTCACCGTAGTGATGTTCGCTGCTTGGTATAAGAAATTTAAAATGAGCTTCTAATCTTTAACTTGAAAGATATATGACTATGGGGATTAAGAAAAAGATAGCGTTTATAGGTGGGCTTACCACGTTTGCAGGAGATGTGCAAGGTTTTAAAAAGCTCTACAGAAACATATTAGTTAACGGAGGAACTTATGCCCTAGAGGCCGTGCATGTATGCGCCAATGCTTATTGCACTCCTGCAGCGGCCTACAAGCAGATAGAGCTGGCTCCAGGGCTTCATGAGGCTAAGGCTTTAAAGGATCAGCTTAACCGGCACACTTTTTTAACATTTGAAGATATGGCCAAGATGAGCCAAGCCGACGTCTACTGCATTCAGTCTACCTTTGGGTCTACTGCACCTTATAGAGTTTATGACCCAGCGACCATCTTTAATAAAAACATAATGCTTACTATAAAGAATTACATTAATTCTATGGCTGCAGGGTTCGCTTCCGCCCACGGTAAAAAGTTAATAGTGTTAGAGTCTGGCACTCTTAGTAGGCTTAGAGCTAACTTCTCAAAAGTGTCAAAGAATTACCTAGACCATCTTCCTTTGTATAGCCGCTTGGGGCTAGGTCACTGGTGTTACGATAAGGCTAAGTGGTGCAACCCTGATCTTACTCCCGAAAGCAGGCCTATTAAGTTAGATAGGTTTATAGCTACCATAGCTAAAGAAAAAGGTTATTACCCCATAACTAATGTGTATAACCACAAATGGCGTAACAACCAAGACGGCTATATTTTGATTATCGGAGGCTTAGAAGGTGACCCGACGCATACCTATAGGTCAGTAAGGGAATATATAAGCGAATCATATCACGCTATTCGAGAAACTTCGGATAGAGCCGTCGCTTTTAAGCCTCATCCATTTAGCACCGAGAAGAACGCGGATATATGCGCCGAGTACGGTATAGCTATAATGGATAATAAGCGACCTCTCAGCACCATACAGGATGAGTGTTATTGCACGGTAATAGACAACAGCACAAGTGTGTTTGAGCTTATTAACTTAGGCATACCTTGCGTGTGTAGCCCTTCTAGTTTTGCAGCTCCACTAGGAAACACAAATTTATCAAACGTAGATAATTTGTACTACGCAAGTAGCGAAGAAGTCCTAAAATGGTATCAAGACATGGCCTACACGGAGTTCTCAGACTTAGAGCTGTACAGAGCTGATATGTGTAAGTACATAAGAGAGCTTATAGACTAGCTTGCACGAATATATAGCTTCTGTTAACGGCTCCTGTTAAACTATAATACTATACGTTCAAACTAGGAGCTTAGGCATGCCCTTTAAATCAGATTCCCAGCGTAAGTTATGCTACCTTCTTAAAGGCAAAGGCCAGGCAGGCTCATGGGATTGCGATGAGTGGTCTACTGCAACAGGGAAGAAGAAACTTCCAGAACATGTAGAAGATCAAACAGAGAAGAAGGCTAGCGGTCTTAATGACGTTAAAGCCCTGTGTGCTTTGTGGGCAGCTCCTTCTCCTATTAAAGAGGCAGCAGCTAAATCCCTTCTTTCAAAACTATCCTCCGTAATCACCAGCCCAGGCAGAGGCTCAGGCGATATAGAAGAGTCCGCAGTAGACCCAGACCCTTCTGAAGGAATGCAAAAAGCTAAGCCTATGCCAGCAAGAATGGGCCATAGAGGGGGAAATAAGTTCGTGTCTCCAAAAGGCGCGGCTAGGAACGCTCTGATGAGAGCTACTAAAAGCGTATTTGGGGAAGACATCAATAGCAGAGGGATTAAGACAGCAGGAGAAGAATACCAAAGGTTTTTTGGTAAACTTAAGCAAAAAGTGAATAATCTAAAAAATCAAGGCAAACAGGTTACTGAAGCAGCCGGAGGAAATGGTGCGTCCGGCACTTCTCAAGGGGTCATACAGCAAGATAAGGTTCAGCCAGGTGCTACGTTTACGCCAGCTGCTACGGTAAATAAAAATCCTACACCTAGCACTTCTTCTGCTCCACCGGCTCCAGCTACGGCAGTGAATAAAAATCCTACTCCCAGTGCTTCTTCAGCGCCTCCTCCTCCGGCTGCTCCTATTCAGCCAGCAGCTAAGCCAGCAGACTCAGGTAGCTGGTTCACTCCAGCAGACAAAACTAAGCAAACAGCACAAGCTACATCAGCTGCTGCCGGCACTGTTGGAACTGCTTTTAGCGCCGCTATGGGAAACCAAGACAGCCTGCAGACGCTTAATAACGATGCTAATAGAACTAACTGGTCGGACGTTGGTAATAAGTGGGATGCTTTTAAAAACAAGACTACGGATAGTTTAAATAAATATGTTGCAGGCGAGCCGAGCCTACCGAAGCATAAAGACGAAACACCGTGGGATTACACTAAGAGGTACGCCGGAGAGACAAAAGCAAAGTACGACAGAGTTAAGTTTTTAGCCAATGCTAAGAGCACAGCCTCCGGACTTGGAGAGGCGTTTACAGGTACCTTTGGGCTTAATATGCTTAAACCAGTTACTAGAGCCATATCGTCAAAGTTTAACGACTACACAGCTAACAGCGAAGGCAGACGAGTTGCAGCTGGATACTCTCTTCCAGTAGCTAATTGGATGAACGCTAACCCATGGGCCAAGTACTTAGGTGTAGCCGCTTTAGGTGGCTTAGGCCTTTACGGTATTAACAGCCTCATGGGCGGCCGTAATAAGAATAAAGGAACTAAAAGTGTGTTAGATCGAAACTTCCAGCAAGGCTTAGCGTCACAGCAACCTAGGTAATAGTGGAGACGTCTCCAAAGGAGTTGCCATGCTTTTACAACTTAATCCCCCTATTCCAGTGATAACTATAAAGGGAAAAGGAATGGCGCACGTAGTTATCGACTACAGTCAAGACCACGACTTAATGTGGGTAGTATTCCAAGACGACACAGGTGAGTGCTGGACTTGGCGCAACTCAGATATCCGAAGCCAAGAGAACGCTTCTTTAGGAAGAGGAAAGCCTTCCACTCCTGCCAATAAGCCCTTCTGGGATATGCTCATAAGCTCTGACTAGTAAGCAACTTACATCAAATGCCTCTTTAACAGTTCCTTGCGTGCGTTAGTTGGGATATGATAGATAGTAGACCTACTGACCCTTTAAACTTAAACGCCTAACGCAAGGAGCACCTATGACTAGGACCCTGCGAGGAAACAGAATACCACTCCCTGACGCTCGTCAGAAATCGTGCTACACCTGTGGGCCTGCTGCCCTTAGTGCCATCCTGGGCTATTGGGGAGAGTTTATTGATGAAGCTGTTCTTGCCGCTGAATTAAAATCAGACCCTATCGACGGTACTAGCCCTATGGAGCTTAGCAAAGCAGCTAAGGCAAGAGGCTATAGCACCGTATGGCATGAGCGCATGACTAATCAAGAGCTTAAGTATTATTTGGAAGAAGGCCATCCAGTAATCATCGCCGTTCAGGCTTGGGCCTCTACTCCTGCTGAGTTAGCCGGAGATAGCGGCCACTACGTTATAGCAATAGACTACGACTCTAAGAACGTTTACTTCGAAGACCCAGCTCTTGATGACGCTAGAGGCTACATACCTTGGCAGGACTTTGAAGACCGATGGCACGATAAGGATAAGACCGGAAGACCTTACAGAAGATTTGGTTTAGCAATATGGAAGAACGAGAGGCCTGTAACAGAGTCTTTCGTAGAAGCTATCTCGATGATTCTCTTTGAAGATAAACCAACAAAAGTAGGAGATAAGAATGGATGAAGCAATGAGGCTACGAGCTATCGTAGAGAATCCATATGGAAGATTTGACCAAGATACCGTTGATACGGCTTCACAGGCGCTTTACAACCTTAGTGTTAGGCAAGATCTTAATAGGTCTTCACCTACAGTTATTAATCAGGCTGCAGATTTAAATAGGCAGTTAGCAACTGCGCGCAATACGCTTAGGCGAGTAGTTGTTGCTCTTGATAGGTTAGACAGGATTTATAAACTTTTAATGGCTAATATACCAGTAAATCTGGATATACTTTCTTATGACATTTATAAGATAGACCCTATAACTAAAAAAGAGATTGATCCTACGTTTAGCATAGGCGAGGACGGCGCAAACTTCTTACCCCCTTCAAGTAATGTTCGTTTATACATAGACAACGCTTTAAAGCAATTAATGCCAGTTAGGGCTTCTATAAAACAAGAAGGATATAACAAGGCTGCGGGCGTAGCTGGGCTAGAGGCAAAGATTACTAATTTAGGGTTTAAGCCAGAACCTAACTACGGAGCACCTGGAAACCCTACTAACAGCGTAGTGACAGCTCCTGTGCTGGCCTATAAGCCAGCTATTGCTTCAGTTCCTGCTACCCCAGCTAAAAAGTCCATTCCAGCAATTATAGTTAAGAACACTAATAAAAAACCGCTAGCCCCAATTAAAAAAGGCCCAACATTAGCTTCACAACGTAGAAAACTAGCCAGGCTAAAAGCCGGGAGGTAATCATGGCAGAACCGGGAACAGCAGCATTTATAGCCCAATATAATTTTGCACGTGCTATACGCGCAGGTACCTCATATGGAGGGCCTGGCAGCCCTCGAATAACCGGACAGCAGCTAAGTGATGCCGCTCAAACAAATACATCTGAGTATCTTAGGCTTGTAAGCATTCAGGCTGCCCAAGAGATATACCAAGGAAACCCTGGCGCGGGACCGCATTATGCTCTATCTGCTAAGGCTCAAAAGGACAGAGAAGAAGCGCAAAGATATGCGCAGCTGTCGGCCGGGGTCGGGGCCTATAATCCCAATAGTGTTCCCACAAGCCCCCAAAAGCCCGGCACACCCCCGCCAATTATTCAAATGCAACAAGCCAGGGATCCGCGAACGGGGTCGTGGAGCGCCCGCGTTCAGGCGTACACCAACTATCTACAAAGAACCTCAACAAGTAATCCTACATACGCTAGGAATGAAGCTATCGCTTGGATAGGGCCGGACCCAGCCGCCGTAACCGTAAAAGCTGCACCTGTAAAACCTCAGCCAACTATTCAAATGCAACAAGCCAGGGATCCGCAAACGGGGTCGTGGAGCGCCCGCGTTCAGGCGTACACCGACTATCTACTAAGAACCTCAATAAATAATTCTACATACGCTAGGAATGAAGCTATCGCTTGGATAGGGCCGGACCCAGCCGCCGTAACCGTAAAAGCTGCACCTGTAAAAACCCCACTTCAGGTGGCTGAGGAGGCCAGGTTAGCCCAACAGGCCCGCGATCGTGAGACCGCAAGACTGGACGAAATCAGCAGAGCTATGACTGCTGCGAAGAATCCAGCTGCTGCTTCTGCCGCTGAATTTGCACAACAAATTGCTGCGTTCGGCAACGCACCTGCACCCCCTCCACCGCCCGCAATACCCAAACCGACCTATGCTAAACCGATCGATGTACGTGACCCTATTACCCTTACCTTAGAGACTGTTGCTGCCCGGGAAGCTAGCGCTGTGGCTGCTGTACGGGAAGCTATCGCTAATGGGGCTGTTTTAGCCTCGATAGTCGCGAAAGTTCAACCTAAAAAAAATCAGCCTAAAAAGACTAAAGGTAGTAAGTCTGGATCAAAGAGACCAATAACTAAACTTAAAAAATAAGGAGAATACTATGGGAGCATGTGGAGATCCAAATAGAGATATTCGAACTTGTACACCGAGTGATCCTTTTCACTATAGCGGGCCCACGCATCTTCAAGCTCAAGCGCCTAAGTGCATTCAAGAGCTATATACACCACTAGGCGCTGGGCAAGCCCCATCAAATTACACTGCAGGTAAAAACTACGGTAATGGCTACGGCACCATGCTGCCTCCAGGGTTTAATTCTCCAGCTAATCAACAATGCCTTCAGCAATACCAAGCTATTCAAAATCAAATACAGGAGGGAGTAAGAGCTAACGCAACTGCTTGGCAGAACAAATTAAATAGAGAAGCCAACACCGCTAGAAGTATAGCTGAGCAGGCTAAAAGAAATAGTATCGCAGCAGCACAGGCGGCTAAGAATAACGTAACATCGATAGTTCAAGACGCTGGTTCAAGCGCTGGTGGCTCCCCAGATTTAATCGCTTGCGAAGGAAACAGCAATCAGCCAGAGTTTTCTAGATCTGCTTTGTGCGTTGCCTACAGGCGTGCTTTTGTTCCAGTGTATCTTAAAGACCGGTCAGCCAAAGGTATTGAGGCGGCACGCCAGGCTGGAGCCGCTGCTGTTTATCCGCCTCCTCCCCCTGCCCCTAAGCCCAATACGCCAGTCAAAGAAAAGGTTACACCAACTGCTCCTAAGCCGCCTGCAGCTAGGCCTTCTTCTAAGGCTACTAGAAGACCAACAAGAGTTTCATCCGCGTCTTCTGGTCCTGAACCTGAGGACGCCGGAATTGCTATAGCTAACGCTGTTGCTGCCAGTAATGCAGCTGCGGCCGCAGCTAGAACACCTGTTGCTCCTGTGAAAGGGGCGCCGGCTGCTCCAAAACCTGTAACTAGGCAAGTTTATTGCGGTTATGGCTGTATTATAAGATCGTAATAATTAATAGGAGGTGATTCAAATGGCATATGCTATACCGCCTGGGTTTATAACAGATTTTACTAGCGCCGAAAAAGCTAGCCTTTCAGCTCAGTATAAAGACTTCATCACAATTCAAAAAAGCTCATTACTCTACTCTATTAAAAAATGGGAATACAAAAGCAGAGTAGAGCAGGCAGGAGTTTTAGCCAGTATTTTAAGTCAAATATACAATTGTACTTTTGACGGCTGCACAACCGTGGGAACCATAACTACCTTTAACACCCTTCCAGTTTTTACCCTGCCTAATGAAATGATGAACGGTTCTCTTGTGAGGGCTGGTATTTTAGAAGACGTAATTAAATCTTTACAGTCTTATGGGGACGACCCGGCTATTCCGGCTCCGCCTCCACCATACTCAAGCAACACTAAAAAAGTCATACTCCTGTATAACCGACCATCGGTTAATGTACAATACACCACCCCAACTATCACCGGGTCTAACGGATTAAAATTTAAAACGGGGGATGTAATTACGCTCAACAATTTTACAATCAGCCCGACAATTAGAGACTGGAGACAAATTAATGGGAGTTACATAATAAGAGGAATTACTACAGAGCTTGGACTTTATGTAGAAGTTTTTTATGGGTCTATTCAGTGGAGCACAGGGGGCACTACTTCTACGCGCTCACTAAACTTACCTTTTTCAGCAGGGCAATCACTTAGTTCAAAAAATGGCGTACAAATAGTGCAATCAGGTCTTCCATATGGCACATGGACTGGAGTTGCACGTCTTGATTACTCTGTAACTTTGCTTCCTCCAGAGGCTAGTATTCCTGACCTGGTTGTAGTTCCTACCCCTCCAGACAACCCAACTGTAGATCTAAACCCAATCGTAGGCATATTTCCAATTACAGACCCATACATCGAACCAGTGCAAACTACTCCAACTAAGCCTGTAGCTGTTGCTCCTCCTGCCGCTACTACTCCTACTAAGCCCACACCAACCGTTAAAGTATCCGGCACCACGGTATCCATACCCTTTTTAACTAGTGCTTCGTTCAAGCCAGGAATTAGTGCAGCGGCTAACGCAAAGGGTAAAGCCGCTTTCATAACTTTAGTAAAAAAAGCTTCGGTTGCTTCTAAGCTTACTAAAGAGCAGGATGCTCAACTACTCGCTACAGTCTATGAAGCTATAGACAAGGCCATGCTTGTGAAGAAGAGTAGCTTAACTGCACTTAAAGCACCCACTATAGTAGTTAAAAAGCCAATTAAAAAAGTCTAAAGGAGGCAATAATGTTTCACATATTAACTTTTAGTTACAGAGCCACAGAGCGCAACCCAAACTGGAACGGCAGAGGCACTAACGGAATAGACTTTAGAGTAGGCGATAGCATTACTTTGCAGTATTTATTCTCTGAGGAAATGAGCCAGCCTATGGGACTATGGAGGGCCGTAGATGGGACCTACCGTATTCTGGACATCGGCATTAATCAACAAGAAACCATGTTCAGCCCTAGCATACTTATATCAGTATCTGGGCCATCGACTAGTAAATGGGACAATAGCCCACCCTCCAGAGATACCGGTAGTAGTATTAACATTCCCTTTACCCCGGCTATAAAATCTAACCCTAGCGTTCCTGGGCAACCCACTCTAGTCACATCTAGCAGAGGTGCTCGCATAGAAGCTAAGTTAAAAGAGGACGGGCTCAACGTAGATTTTTGGGCGCACTTATACACAACCCCTACATTTACAGGAGGGTTTTCAAGCACTACAGGAACTAAAAGTAGCCCAGCCAATAACGGAATTATAAAAATAGACGACCCAGTAGGCTACCCGGGCGACACTGTGTTAGTTCCCTCTATACCCGTTACTCCTACTAAACCTGTTGCTCCTGCTATCCCAGCAGTCAAAACAACAAAAACTACAGTAACTATCCCTTTTTTAACTAGTGCTTCTTTCAAGCCTGGTACTAACGCCCGAGCTAACGAGAGAGGCAAAGCAGCTTTTATAAAAGCAGTACAGGCAGCATCTAAGGCTTCTAATCTTAATAAAGCTCAATCAGACCAGCTAATGGCTGACGTGGTTAAAGCCATAAAAGATGCTGATCTTAAAAGAAGAAAGATAACACCATTAAAGAAAAGGTAATAACCCAAAGGAGGATAAGCAGCTATGTCTATATATACAAACGGTTATTGGGCATATCGTGGAATGTACCAGTTTATTGGAACTACAGTACCTATGCCTGGCTCAGGCCCAGGAAGACTAAATACAATAAAGCTTCCAGACTTATACAAAGATTCGATACAAATTTACTCTTGGACAAATAACGAGGCCGAGGTGGCTCGAGAAATGGCCCTACAGCTAAGACCTTATGAGCCTTTAACCCAGACTAAAGCAAATAACTATCTTACTCAAGGTGGGCTTAATCGCAAAGAGAACCCTTGGTCGCTAAGCGGTAAGGGCACGCCATGCGTTATGGGCATACCATGCGCGCCGCAACCTATGCCTAATAAAGAACAGATTAAGGGCTTTCTTGCATACAGAGCTATGATGAATTGGTTCCTGTATGTTGACACCATTAACAGTGACTCAGGCGGACCGTCAGCAAATAAAGTGTACACGTGCCCTTTAGGAAATTGCGAAGAAGCTACTCATCAGTACATGTTCCACAAGCTTAAAACCGGTAGTGGCGCTGGGGTTAAATACATAGACCCAGCGGCTTTTAGAGAGAAACTAAAAGACCCAGCGTTTCTTGCACCTATTTTTCCAGGGTCTGGGGGCACTATCAAAAAAGTGTCTACACCTAAGAATCCTGTGGCCAAGCCTCTAGGCAAAAAAAATACAAATAAAAGGCCTCTAACTAAATTAAAGGGAAAGAAGTAAAGTGGAGACGTCTCCAATGTTGGTAGTTCGGTGTAACCCATAGCCGGGTTAATACCCGGTCGGAGTAAAAATGGCTAAATTGCCTAAGGACCTTAACCCCGTACTTTTACCCATAAATGAGGCACAGCGAGAGTCAGAGAAGATATTTAATAAGAAGGACGTAATATTTCTTTTAGGGCCTGCAGGAACAGGCAAAACGCATCAAGCAGTAAAGTTAGCTCTAACATCATATCTAAACGGAAAATGCCGTAGGATGATTCTATCAAGACCTATGGTTGAGTGCGGAGAAAAGCTAGGCTTTCTTCCTGGCGACATCAATCAGAAGCTAGCCCCTTGGGTAGCTCCTATTGAGGACGTACTTAGAAGAATAACCACCACTAACCCTCAGGAAGTAATGAAATCTATGGAGATTATTCCTTTGGCAGTTATGCGGGGTAGAACCTTTGATGATTGTGTCGCCATTCTCGATGAAGCTCAGAACTGCACATGGGAACAGCTTAAGCTATTTATCACTAGGTTAGGTAAAGGGGGTAAGCTCATCATATGTGGGGACCCTGACCAGAGTGATCTTAAGTTTAAAAACTCTCTGCAGAGTTTTACTAATTGCCTTGAAAATCTAGACTGCGTAGGGTATGTAAGGTTTGATGAAAGTATGATTGTACGGCATCCTTCACTGCTGTCTATTATTACAGCGATCAAGGATGAAGAAAGGAAAAGGTAATCAAATGGACAGTGGACTAGTGACCTCTATGACCTATGTCCCTAAGTCATGGGGCAGGGAGATATGGGTAGTAAATACGAATAAGTACTGCGGTAAGTTTTTGCACATAAACAAAGGCATGTTCTGCAGCTTTCACTATCACAAGCTTAAAGAGGAAACTTTCGTAGTCCTCTCTGGTAAGGTGATAATAGTTTACGCTGAGCAGAGCGAGGCTACTACTATCGCAGTAGGTAGTGTAGCCTTTGACGTTCCTAAGTTGCAGGAAACTCTTCACCCAGGGCAGGCTTGGCACATTAAGCCGGGAAGTGTGCACCAGTTCTACGGGGTAGAGGACTCTGTTATATTTGAAACATCCACGGAGCACTTCGACAGTGATTCCTACAGGCTGTCTACAGATTTTCAAGGTGTTACTGAGCAGTGGGTAGGCTGGGACGGGTAGGTTTATATCTTTGCAAGTATTGCAAACCCTTCCCAAACGTTGAGAGTGCCTATGTGCTTGTACTTTTCGCTTAGGTCGTAGATGGCTTTTCTAGTCATATTCCAGTTAGCGTCGTGCATCGTGACTATGCACCCAGGATTAAGAACTGGGTGTATAGCATTAAGAACTGCCTTAGTTGGTTCTGTATTGTGATCTGCGTCGTAGAAGACTAGATCTACGTTCTGTGCCTTACCTGCGAAATCAAACTCTAGCATGTTCTGGTCATAGATATCTACTAAGGCGTTGACATCAAATTTAATCAGAGACTTGAGCATAATAAACTTATCTGGAGAAGACCCTCCGGTCTTATCTCCGATGAACCAGTCAAGGCAGGCTAATCTTCTTTCTTTATTCGTGTGAGCGTCTTTACTGTCTTTTATCCCCTTAGCTAGAAAAGCTGAGCTTCTCCCTCTCCACGACCCTATCTCTAAAACATTATTTGGCGCTAGCTTGGCTAGGTTATACAGCATCCAGCACTCTACTGGGTCTGGGCTATTATGAGCTCCTTCAGTGCCAGTATACATTTCTATAAGGGCTGGGTCCTTTAGCCATGAAGCTGGGTTTCTCTTCAATACAGGTGGGCACAGAAGGGAAGTTACAATATCTACAAATCTTTGCATATTCTCGACTCCATATAGGTTTCGTAATAATGTACTATTTTATCACTTATATAGATATGCAGGGTTAGCTTAATTCATTCGTAAATAGAGTCATAATTAGATGGACCACGATGGTTCATTTTTACCTCTTAGCGAAGGAGCGCTTATGATGAGGGTAGCTATATTGGTCTGGGCACTGGCCCTGGCCTATTTCTGCACCGGGTGCAGGTGTTGTAATAAGGTCTCTCATTCAGCAGAGACCACATACCGTACCACGGCTAGCCCGTGGGACGATCGAGTGATAGACAAGATAGACTTGTCTATCACTGTGCGGAGATCATGGTAGAATCCATGGTCTCTAGCCAGGTTGAAATGACCTGGCTTTTTTTTAGCTATCAGGAGGATACCTAATGGCAGTGAGATTCACGGCTAAAGACGTACGGGGATCAAGCACTAAAGGGGGTCGGTTCTGGAAAGAGTACAAAACATGGCAGCGTATTCTATCTAAGTGCTATAACCCTAATCACCATAGGTATGCTAGTTACGGAGCTAAGGGCTTAGCCGTAGACGATCTGTTTAGGTACAGCTTTTTAAACTTCCTAAATGAAATAGGCGAGTGTCCAGAGCCAAAGCCTGAATACAGCATAGAGCGCATAGACAATTCTTTAGGGTATTTAGCGGGTAACGTAGCTTGGCTTAAAATACCTCTTCAAGCTTTAAATAAAACTAATAATAAGATAGTAAAGTATGAAGGTAAGGAGCTTCCTCTGTCGGTGCTGTGCAAAGACCTTAATCTAAACTACGAGACAGTGAATACCAGACTTGGCAGGGGCTACAGTTTAGAAGACGCTATATCTCAAGGGCGGCTTAAAAGTAAATCTAGGTTCGTAGTGTACAACTCTAAAAAGATGAGACTTAGAGGCTTAGTCACTCTTCTCAACCTTAACTACGACAAAGCCATGCGTCTTTTTAATCAGGGGTATACCGGAGACGAGATAGCGGCTAACCCCATAGCCTACATGGTAGCTAACCCAGTTCTTTACTCTTACAATGATAAGAGTATGACGGTTAGCGATTGGGCTAGGTATCTTAAAGTAAGTCGAACTACTATCGTGACTAAACTTAATAAAGGCCTATCTATAGGCTTTATTTGCGATATGTACTTAAACCGTCCCCTTGACGAATAGAGCTTAATCCAGCCCGAAATAGCGTCACAATAACATGTATACGATAGTGTTCAGAGACTGATGTGGTCTTTTCACTATTGTTATCATGGGTTGGTAGCCCTCTCTTATAAGGAGAAATACCGTGCAAAAAATTACAACTTTGGTTTTGTCAGCTGCTATTGTTGTTTTCGGCACCGCCTGTGGGGGCACTGCCGCCACCACCTCCGCCCCCAAGGCGGGGGCTATCGACGCTGCGTCCCAAGCCGCGGCGGCGGTGATAGCCGCCCCCATGAGGGGCGGGATGGGTGACCATAGTATTTTCTACGCGGGGGTTAGACTGGAGGTGTTAACCGGCCCCGTCTACGAGGGCTGGTGCACCGGGTTCTCTGGCCCATTTGCGGCGGAGTTCAAAAAGACCTCGGGGAGAGCCCCCTCCAAGGGCTTGGTTGCGGCAGCGGCTGCGGTTACTTGGGATACCACCCTCAAAGGGATCTTCCCCGGTCTCGGGGACAAGGAGCTACAGAAGCTTTTAAATGACCCCAACGACCCCCGTTGGACGGTTTGGCAGAAGGAAGTGCCCAACCAGGGCAGGAGAATTCTGGACGCCGTGGGCAAGATAAAGAATAAGGTCAATCAATATCCAGAACTATCCTACTCTGAGGAGTAGTATTAAAACAAAACACCTCCAGTTCTTAAGAACATGGAGGTGATTTTTTTTAGCTATCAGACATTACATATCGCATCCGCCACTGGTGCAGGCGTAGGTTTGAGCTGACTCAGTGTGGTCAGTTTTCTCATACCTAGAGAGCTTAGCCCAGTCTACCTTTGGAAACGTCTCCACTCGGCTGTTGTACTCCGCTTCCGTTATCTCTTCGTAAGGAGTTCCGGTGTAGGTGCCGTTATCCCTAGGAAGAAAACTAAGCCCAGATATAGCGTCAAAGTTTTCGTATACCCAGTGGCCTGCAGTCAGCCACTCTTCTGGCTCAACGTAAATGGTTGCGGATACAGAGTGCTCTGCCCAGTTCTTCTTCCAGCATAACCAGTTGTCTAATTGGTCTATTACTGTTTGGTCATCCTTTGTTACAGCCCCTGCTGGAGCAGCGCAAGGAAACTCAAAGCATATAAGCGAAGGATCTTCAGGAGCTTGAATCCAAGGAACCCCTGCATCGACTAGCATATGAGCTACAGGGCTGTCCGCGCGCTCCCTAACTCTGCGTACGTAGTGGGATGCAAACCTGGCATGTATACCAGAAGAGCAGCCAAACATCACTGAACTATTCCCAGACGGCTTTACACAGGTATCCGACGCAGACCTGTTTATACCAAACCTTTCAGCGTATTCGGCGTTTGTCTTTCCAGCTATGGCCCTTAACTTTTTAAGAAGCTCGTCCCTGCCTTCAGCGCCAGGCCTCAAAAGCGGGCAGTCCATTTGTCCTGTAATGTCCACCCCTAGTAATCTTTCTTCTTGGCAGTTATCTTTCCATTCCCTACGAATGTACTTGAAGTCAGTAAGGCAGCTCTGCATAGTGCCGAAGATGGCGGCTACTTTTACTTTGCGCTTAAGGCTTTCTACCGTATCGTTCTCTCTTGCTACAACGATAGATAAGTTACAAAACTGATAAGGCCTTAAAATAATCTCCGCGCAGGGATTTGTACCGAAGTCTTTTTGCTGCCTTCTTTCTGGAAGACTTCTAAGAACTCCGTCTCGGTTAAATATTCCTCTTTCTCCAGAGCCGCTCTTTGCTAAAGAAAGCCACTCATCCATAAAATCTATAGCGTTAGGCTTAACGTTATAAACAGCAGAGTTATTAGCCATAGACCGATGAATAGAGTTTTGCCACCAAGGACCTGACTTAGCTCCTCTCATCTCTGCAGAATCAAGATCGCTGAGGGATATCTCACTGGCTCTGCGAACTCCGCCTACCTGAACTATTTTTCCAGTCATGCACGCTAGGTCATGGCAGTCTATGTCAGACAATGACCTACCCTGTCTAGACAGAATAAGAGTCCTAGCAAACTGAAGCAAATCTTTTAGAGGCCCAGGCCCGCTAGCTCTTCCGCCTTTGATGCTTAGCCTAGCGCCAGCTGGTCTTACTTTACTAAAATCAAACTCTATATCTTTACCGTTGAACCAAGCATCCATTCCTGCGAACAGAGCATCGCACCAACCTTCGGTGGTGTCCATGACGCCCATTTTTGCTGGAGGCTTTCCTATCTGCCTTCTTACAGCTGGAAGTTGTTCAACATACTTACGCTCTACGGAAAACCCAGCCCCAGTGCCCTGCATAAGAATATATAGCAGTTCACTAAAAGATCGTATGTCGCATAGAGGCATGTAGCTGCAGTTGTAAACTCCTACATGGCAACGGTCTAGCGCGGGCCCTGCCATCTGAATAACTCGCATGGCTGGAGTAGCGTCCATCTTAAGAAGTGACTCTCTAAGTTCTTTTATTTCTATCTTAGTAAGCTTTTCACCAAAGGTCTGCTTGGTAAAGAAGTTCATAACTCGATTAACACACTCTCCCCATGTCTCTCTTCTGCCTAGGACTTCGTCCCACTTGGAGAACTTGCTAATGAACTGGTAGTACTGAAGCGCAGATGGAAAATATACAGAATCCTCTTCCACTAACTTTCTAAGCTCAGCGTCAACTGGGTGAGCTATTCTTTCTTGCCTTCTTTTTTCTTTAAACAGAGTATATTGCTCTGCGGCTTCGAAGTGACCTAAAGCCCAAAGCTGCTGAATCACAAGACGCTGCAAGGCTTCTACGGTTATGACTTCTTCGTCGACCCTTTTATTAAGAATGTTGACAACTGCCTTTGAAACTTTAATTCCGGCTACCTGAGCTTCTTCATCAGTGCTCTGAAGGCCGTTCTTAAAGCAGCGCTCTATAGCTAATGCTATTTTCTGCACATCAAAGTCATCTACACTACCGTTTCTTTTTTCTACTTTCTTTACGCCTACACTTGTACTTTTTTTGCTAACTGGGACCATTTACTGAATCTCCTATTTCACCTAAGTTAAGTAATTCCTGCATACACAGTATCAACTATGGCTTGAAGAGCTAATAGTTGTTACTATCGGGGTGGAGGATTTTGTAATGCAGCCACAGGTAGAACGCAACCCCAAAGCCGACCTTCATTTGCTGTTGCAAGCAAAAGCCATGTCGGACGGTAAAAATTATCATGAGAAGAACAAAATATTAAGGAATCTGTTTATGAGCAGACCTGAAGATTTCCTCATAGATTCCGATCTTAACAAGAAATTTGTGGGAGTTACGCACGTGCCTACATCATTCAAAGTCCACGCTCCAAGAGATATTATCCCTTATACGATAAAGAGGCAAGAAGCCTTAAATAAAATTTCATCAGATTTATCCTGGAGCTATGTGCCTGAGCTTGTCAACACTTACACATCAGCTGCAAAATCTATTTTTGAAAAGGTTGCAAGGGCGCTTCTTCCAAATATGCGAGCTTGGGTAAGCCCATTAAACGACAAGGTTTTAGTGGACGATTATGGAGCCATTCCGAGTGGAGACGTCTCCACAGTTTTAGAGAAAAATGGAATTCATCATAAGATAGGGCGCCCTAACTTAAACCGCCCTTGGATACTAGTGAAGTCTGCTACAACCATATCAAGTGTAGCTGGCCCGATGGCTCAGGCATTTGCGATAAAGCCATCTGGTTTTACCGACGCCATAGGCGGAGCCACTCCGTTGGCATCTATGATAGCCGGTGGAGCTTTAACTGCGGGTCTAGGGTACGGAGCAGGTGCTTTGGCTGAAACGTTTGCCCCTGAGGTCTTTGAAAAGGGGAAGCTTCGAAAAAGGCTAGCTGTACTTGGAGGAGCGTTAGGAGCTCTGCCTGGGGCTGCGCTAGGCGGCGTAGGCATGTCTAATTGGGACGACCCATCTAACCCAGATAGGCACAGAACCTCATTTAACTCTTTTATAAGACCAAACGTCTTATTTGGTAACTCTAATTTAAAACAAGCCTCTGACTCTTTGTCAGATATACAGCCACAGATTTCTGACGAGATGAAGAAGGCAGCCGACTTCTTTGGCAACAGTGACTCTCTTTACTTAGCCCCTATTCCTGTGGATGCCTTTAACAGAGTAGTCATGGGCGACCCGTTCTCTTCTTCAAGCATGCAAGCCGCCACAATGGGTATCGTAGGGGCAGCTAATACTCTCAACGGCAGCTCAGGATTCATAACCCCCATGGACATAGCTAAAATAGGAATAGGAATGGGAGCGGGCTATGCACAGGCAACCATTGGCGGTAAAGTCCTTGGAGCTTTGGCTGGGCTTACCCCTCAGGCGCAGCGTACATTACAGAACGCTGGGATTATGGCTGGGGCTATAAAAACCATAGTGCCGGGCCTGTTCGGGCACTAAATACTAGGTGACATGCTAGTTAGATTAGTGTATTATTCTTAATTAATAGGAAAAGAGGACCACATGGATATTCCGGTTATAAATACTAAAAAAGCTTACAAGTATAACCAAATAGAGTTTTGGGCCGAGCACGGTCTAGTTAACATTTACGACGGGCGAGACGGGTCAACTAAAGTAGAACCGACGGCGGTCATGCGCAAGAGAGCTAAGGCTTTATTTGAAGAAGCCTCAAGGGCTCAACACTATGACGACAAGCAAAAGTTGATTTCAGCAGCTAGGGATATTATGCTGTGTGTACAGGAAGCCAAAGAGCAAGGGGATCCTACGGATCCTAGAGTAGCTAAGCAATTAGCGCACGACAACCGAAAGATTTGGTCAACCGGGGCTAGCGTAGAGAAGGGCGTAACTAACTCAGGAATTATACTAGGATAACATCATGCCTAACCCAGTAACCGTCCCACAAAGAAGACCATCAACACCCGATCAGGTCCATGCCTCAGCCGCCAGGTACGCCGCCAATAACGGAGGAGTAGAGCTAGGGCGGGCGAACTTCTCGGATCTCCACCCTAGCCTGCAAAAAAAGATAACAGATCAGTTTGGAATACCCCAGGCAGAGTGGGACAACCCTAACAGTTATCATGCTACCCTTCTTGGGTTGCAGCTAGGGGCAGCTAACAAAAATTCTGATAACATGAAATTCCAAACCTACGCCTCTGATTATAAAAGGTTTGCCGGTAATCCACAGAAGACTAAAGCGCTAGATACCAACATAGGCTGGGACAGAAAAAATCAAAAATGGTTGCCTCACAAAAATGATTTAGTCGAAGGGTCTCCTGGGTACGTACCGCCAGCAGTGCCATCTCCAGCTCCTAGCCCGTCTCCAACCCCGGCCCCTATGGGCGCAGTAGGCTCAGCCCCTGCCCCTATCGCTCCCTCTGTTACCCCAGCCCCTTCAGCTACACCCACGTCAGCCCCTATGGCCGATAAGCAAGGATCAGCTATGACTGACAAACAAATGTTCAAAGTAGCCTTTCTAGCTAAGTGCATAGAAGACGGACTTACTATCGATGAGATAAAGTTAAGAGTAAAGCAGGCTTTGCATGCTGTAGAGAAGAAGGCAAACTTGGCAGCCTTAGGCGAACTAATACGCACAGTACCGGCTCTTGCTTTAGGAACCGCAGCACTAACAGCTGGCGGCGGTTATTACGCCGGTAAGAACATAGTAGGCCCTGGCATTCACGAAGCTTTTAAAGCTCCACTGCCAGATAAAGATGATCTTTTGAAAGAAGAAATTATAAATGAATACGATAGGCAAGCCGAAACTATTAAACGGCAAGCCGAACTCACAAGACGTCGAAGAGCTCGTGATAGAGGTATGTCCGGAATAACCCGATATTAGAAAGACGACCATGAGAGACAGCGCTATTTTAAGTCAGTTTGGATTAGGTGGTGTAGGAGTTAAATATAGGCAGACCACTGGGACGACGTCTCAGGGTTTTCCTATTTTAGGAGGCCCAATGGCCCCAAACACTACTCAAGAGGAGTATGAAAATATACCTCTTCAGTATGACGTTAAAGTAAAGATATTTGACCTTAGTAATCCTGAAGACCTTAAGGAATACACGAAGATTAGAGACTTAGCCGCCAACAGGGCCTGTGTTATAATCGACAGGACTAAGATTATCTCTGAAGATAAAAAGCTTAGCATTCACATGGAGTGGGCTGACGTTCAAGGAAAGCTGGCGCCAAACAGGAGAAGTTAGATGCTTAAGAAATCATTGTTCAGTCCCGAAGAAATCTTCGACATGAAGCGGTTGGGCCTAGCTAGCCTTCTTGGAGGATCTGCTGTAGCGCTGAGCAAATACCTTAGACCTGGCGCCCTATTTAGAGATAAAGTTATGAGCATAGGCTCCCCTGTAATAGAAGTACCGGTTCCCGGCCAAGAGGCTCTGCCTTCTACAAGTGACTTCTTCGAAAAAACAAGAAAGAAAAGGTTTAAAGGAAAAGCTAAAAAGCTACAAACATTTAAGCCTAGTCAAGACTTGGCCGAAGCTCCAGATAAGGACACAGAAAAGAAATCATCTCATAGCGATGTAAAGACTGCGTTTAGTTTAAAATCTTTAACTAACCCTTACTATTTACCAGCTATTGTAGCTTCGGCCGCCGGTCCTGCTATAGGCAGCAACATGCTGCTGAACTACGTTTTAAAGAACAAAATAAAAGAAGATCATTTAACAGAGCTAGAAGAAGCCAAGAAAGAGTTTGGGGAAGCTCTCATAGAGTCACACTCCAACCGATTAAACCGACCTGTTACGGCTGAAAGGGCCGTAGCAGAAAAGGCAGCAAGTTCTGAGATGTCTTCTTTAGCTGCAGACCTAGAGAAGCTAGCTGAGGCTTGCGTAGGGCAAAACAACCTTGAAAAATCTGCTGACCTAGGGGCTGACTTAATGTCAGGCGCTTTATCCTTAGGCAAAGGAGTTGTAGGTGCTGGTTCAAACGCGCTAGGAGGCCTGGCCTACGGGCTTAACAATGCTGACAAAGCATTTAAAGGGTACGCCGGACTTTTAGGCGCCTTAACTTTAGGGTTAGGCACTGCAGGAACCGTAAAAGGGTATAGAGAAGCAAAGAAAAACGATCCAGAGCGTTTAGCTTCTGAGCGATACCTTAATGAGTTTCTTTCAAGGCGCAATGCTGAAGGCATGCCCATCTACTCTGTTCCAGTTCCTGTAAGAATTAACAAAGCTAAAAATTCTATAAAGCCCGCTAGAAACGCTTTAAAGCGGCTAATTAATAAGGACTAAAATGGCTGGAGTTCTACCAGATAACGATAGCTCTTTAGGAGTTCTTTCAACTCCTGCGCTGAGCTCGCCGCCAAAGCTTGCGCCCATGCCGCTTGCGCCCATGGCTGACCCAACCATGCGTAAGTTTGACGACATGAAAGCTACTAGATCCGCTATATTTGGCGGGGTTCTAGCCACTGCCTCTAAATTTGAACCTATTGTAAATCAAAGGCACACGCTTAGTGTTACAGATGTAGGGTGGGGCGACAACGAAGAAACCAAATCTATAAAAGCGCAGAAGGAAGCTATACTTAAAGGCCAGACGCTAAACAGAAGCCTTAAAGGCACGCTTAACCTCACAGACAGTGTTACCGGCGATATCATAGAAAGCAAACGAACAACCTTGGCTAAAATACCCTATCTCACTGATAGAGGTACTTTCATTCTTAACGGCACAGAATACACTCTAGCCAATCAAATGAGGCTTAAGCCTGGAGTCTTTACAAGAATAACGCACAGCGGCGAAGTTGAAAGCCACGCTAACATTATGCCGGGAAAAGGAGCATCCCATAAATATGCGCTGGATCCGGAAAAGGGCGTATTCTCTATAAAGTTTGGACAGTCGTCTGTACCCATAACTCCTCTTCTAAAAGCTTTAGGGGCGTCTGATAAGCAGCTACGGGAAGCTTGGGGTAATGACATATATAACTCTAATGCCTCCACTGATGACCCGCAGCACATGGAAAAGATATTTAGTAAGATCGGTAAGTCTAAACCAGGCGACATAGTTACTCCAGAAAGCAGAAAGCAGTCTGTATTAGACGCCATAGCCAAAATGGAGATGGACCCCGACGTTAATTTTAAAACTCTTGGGCAGCCGTATAAGAATGTCTCAGCCGACTCAATTCTAGCTGCAACTAAAAAGATATTAGCTGTTCACAGAAGAGAGTCAGACCCAGACGACAGAGATGCCATGGCCTATCAATCGATGATAGGGCCTGAAGATTTATTCTCTGAAAGAGTTAGGTCCTCTCACAGAGTTATGCGACCTCTGCTTTGGAAGGCTAGCTTCAAGCAAAATTTAAGCTCGTTCTCCCCTGGGTTTCTAGACTCCCATGTAAACGGAGCTATCTCTACCAGCGGAATGGGGCAGCCTCTTGAGGAAGTAAATCCAGCTGATTTACTAAATCAAATTACAAGAGTAACCAGACTAGGTGAAGGCGGTATACCATCCCTGCAGTCAGTTCCTGAAGAAGCTAGAAACGTGCAGCCTTCTCACTTTGGGTTTATTGACCCTCTGCTTACTCCAGAGTCATTAAAGGTAGGCGTGGACAGCCGCATCGCCATCAACTCCCGTAAAGGTTTAGATGGTAAGGTGTACGGCAGCTTTAGAGACGTCTCCACTAATAAGGATGTGTGGAGAACTCCAGAAGAAATGACCAAGGAGATAGTAGCATTCCCTAATCAGCTAAGAGACCCTAATAACATTAAAATAGCGGCTCTTTCAGGCGGTAAAATAAAATACGTCAACAGGGACGAAGTAGCCTATGAGCTACCCAGAATGGAAAGCTCGTTTAATCAATTGGCTAATCTTATACCTTTAAAAAGCGCCACTAAAGGCCAGCGCGTAATGATGGGCGCGAGAATGCTTACTCAGGCCCTGCCCTTGCAGAACCCTCAGTCGCCTTACGTCCAATCTGGTATGCCCGATGAAGAAGATAAGTCATACGAAGAAGAGTATGGCTCTCATATGGGCGCAGTTAGATCTCAGAACGCGGGCCAAGTCATAAAGGTTGACGGGGACGAGATTCACATACGCGGAGAAGATGGCCAGCTTCATAAGACCGAGCTTTATAACAATCTTCCGTTTAACAGAAAGACGTTTCTTCACAACACGCCTTCAGTGTCTGTTGGGGACGTAGTCGGCAAAGGCGACCTTCTGGCTAAGTCAAACTACACCGATGATAAAGGTACTACTGCTTTAGGTACTAACTTACGAACTGCCTACATACCTTATAAAGGCTTCAACTTTGAAGATGCCATAGTCATATCAGAAGGGGCAGCAAAAAGGCTTACTTCAGAGCATATGTACCAGCATGAAACTGAGTTTGGCCCAGACACTAAGCAAGGCAAAAGAGCTTTTCTTACGTTGTTCCCTTCTAACTACACCAAAGAACATGTAGGCAACATGGATGACAATGGAGTAGTTAAGCCAGGCACCGTCGTACGAACCGGCGACCCTTTAATATTCCAAGCCAACATATTATCTAGAGCGCACAATCAACAAGTGGGTAGATCTAGGACTGGCTTTAACGATGCCAGCGTAACTTGGGATCACGAGAATGAGGGAATAGTCACCGATGTTACTGCTACTAAGAAAGGTTATGCAGTAAGTGTAAAAAGTCTTGTCCCTATGAAGGAAGGGGATAAGCTGTCAGGACGATACGGCGACAAAGGTGTAATATCCACCGTAGTCCCAGACGACAAAATGCCTAAAGGAGCGGACGGCAGACCTTTTGAGGTTCTGCTCAATCCCTTAGGTATCATCACTCGTACAAACCCTGGCCAAATGGTGGAAGCTGCTTTAGGCAAGATATCCGAGAAGACGGGTAAAAGGTATGCCGTAAAAGACTTTGATAACATAGAGGATCTTACAGAGTATGCGATCAACGAACTAAAGAAGCATAATCTAAGCGATATGGAAGATATAGAAGACCCCGACACTGGGAGAAAGATAAAAGGTATATTCACTGGTAACAGATTTTTTATGAAGCTGCATCACACCTCTGAATCAAAAGGCCAAGGTAGAGGAGTATCCAGCGGGTACACAGCTGAAGAAACTCCTGCTAAAGGTGGAGAGACAGGATCAAAGCGTATGGCCCTTATGGACGTCAACGCGCTTCTTTCTCACGGAGCCCACGAAGTATTAAGAGATGCAGGAGCTATTCGAGGTCAGAAAAACGAAGACTACTGGGCTGCGTTCATGACTGGTAAGCCTCTGCCCATACCAAGAGTTCCTTTGACCTATCGTAAATTCATGTCCCAGCTTCAGGCAGCCGGAATCAACCCTGTGCGTAAAGGTTCTAAGACGCAGCTTATGGCTATGACCAGCGCAGACGTCGATTCTTTGTCTGGTACTAGAGAGATTACAAGATCAGATACAGTTGATTGGTCTGGCAGCATGAAGCCTGTAGGCGGGGGCCTGTTTGACCCTACTTTAACTGGTGGCCACGGCGGCACTATGTGGAGCCACATAAAGCTGCATGAACCTATGCCTAATCCAGTTATGGAAGAGCCCATACGCAGAGTATTAGGATTAACAGAGAATAAGTTTAGGGATGTGCTAGCGGGCAGAGAAGAGCTAAATGGAATTAAAGGGCCAGGAGCTATATCTGGGGCCCTTAAAAAGATGAACGTCGATCAGGAGATACTAAAAGCTAGAGCGCAGATAGCGTCAGGTAAAAAGTCTTACAGAGACACAGCTGTTAGAAAGCTAGGGTATCTTAAAACGTCTAAGGATCTGGGAATGCACCCCTCTGATTGGGTTCTTGATAAAGTGCCAGTGCTTCCTCCTTTGTTTAGGCCAGTCAGCATAATGCAGAGCAGCGGCCTTCCTATGGTAGGAGATGCTAACTACCTTTATAAGGAGCTCATAGATTCTAACTCTGAGATGAAGGAAGCATCCAACCATTTTACAGATTTGTCAGATCATAGACTGGCTGTATACGACTCTTTCAAGGGCGTAACCGGCATGGCCGATACTAGTAACCCTAAGCTAGAACAAAAGAACGTAAAAGGAATATTAAAACAAGTATTTGGAGATAACCCTAAGTTTGGAGTGCTTCAAAGAAAGCTGTTAGCCTCTAACGTGGACATGGTTGGCCGAGCGGCTATTACTCCAAACCCAGACTTAGACATGGATCAAGTTGGCCTTCCGGAAGACAGAGCTTGGGCTGTGTATAAACCCTTTATCATGAGAAGGCTTATTCGACGAGGAGTGGATCGGTTTAAAGCAGCCGATCTTATAGAAAGTAAAGACAAGATGGCCATGGATGCAATGCTTGCAGAAATGGATGCTCGACCTGTAATCATAACAAGAGCTCCAGTGCTTCACCGTTACGGGGTTATGGCGTTTAGGCCTCAGCTTGTTAAAGGAAGTACTCTTCAAGTTCCTCCTATTATAGTTAAAGGGTTCGGAGCAGACTTTGATGGCGACGCCATGAACTACCATGTGCCCACAACTGATGAGTCTGTTAAAGATGCTTTAGAAAAGATGCTACCCAGCCGTAATCTTCTTGCCGTAAAAAACTTCAAAGTTCATCAGCTTCCTATGAACGAGTACCAGGGTGGGCTGTACACGGCTACCTCTGAAGCGTCTAAGCGACCTGAAAAATACTTCAAAACAAAGATGGACGCCGTACGTGCCTACAAGGCAGGCGAAATATCCGCAAACGATAAAGTCGTAATAGTAGGGTAACCCATGAGCACTCCTTTATCGAACGAGTTGGAAGTATTGAAGCAGGCTGAATTACAGCCCGGTATAACGCTTCAGCCGCATCAAACGGCAGTAGTGGACAAAGTCCAAAAGCAGTTAGACACACAGAACAAAGCGAGGCTGCTTCTTTATCACAGCCTAGGATCAGGCAAGACCCTTAGCGGGTTAGCCGCTGCTGACGCCACTAAGATACCTTACACAGCCGTAGTGCCCGCAGCCCTGCGTAACAACCTTAGAAAAGAACAAGAAAGGTTTATAGATCCTGCAACGGCAACTCCTAGTAGCGTTATGAGTCACACTGCCGTAGGTAACGGAACTGAGATCGCAAACCCGCAATCCATATTAGTAGATGAAGCTCATAGGTTTAGAAACCCAAAATCTTCCCAGACTAAGAACCTTATGGAAGCTGCCCGTAAAGCTAGGCAGGTCGTACTTCTTACAGGAACCCCAGTAGTAAACGACCCGAGCGACTTCTCGGTTCCTTATAACATTCTTACTGGAGATAGCGTAACTCCTGAAGAGTTTAGTAAAAGATACGTAGATGAAATTCCTGATAAGCCTTGGTATAAAGCCTTATTTGATTCCTCAGCGGAAGAGCCAGCTATTATAAATCAGGACGAGCTAAAAAGTAAATTAAAGGATAAGGTTGATTACTTTGCCCCGCTGGCTCCTAAGGCTGAGATAAATAGAAAAGACGTTGTAGTAGAGATGGGCAGGGACCAGACCGACCTTAATAGCTACATGATGGGGCAACTTCCTACAGTGCTCAGGTGGAAGCTAAAGATGAACTATCCGCTGACTCAAGATGAAATTACAAAGATGACCAGCTTTATGACTGGTCTAAGGCAGGTCGGTCTATCTACTCTTCCGTTCATGCGCGGCAATAAAGATGTTTCAAAGGCGTTTGAGCAGTCTCCCAAACTTACCGCAGCTCTTGGCAACCTAAAATCACTCTTTGAAAAAGACCCACAAGGCAAGGCCTTAGTGTTCTCTAATTTTATAGACGCTGGTTTATCCCCCTATCAAGATGCGCTTAATAAAGCTGGTATACCCGCAGCTTCGTTCACAGGCAACTTATCTGACAAGGAAAGAAAGAAGTTAGTAGACGACTACAACACAGATAAACTTAAAGTTGCTCTTCTCGGACCGTCCGGTACCGAAGGGTTATCTTTTAAAGGCACCAAGTTAGTTCAACTTCTAGACCCACACTGGAACACAGCAAGAAGCAGCCAAAGCGAAGGCAGGGCGCTTAGGTTTGATAGCCATGAGCACTTAGCCCCTGAAGATCGTAAAGTTTTAATAGAGAGATACATAGCCCGAACGGCTCCAGGTAGATTAAGATCCTTTTTAAGGAACGTAGGTATAAAAGCTGACCCATTACCAGCGACGGATGACTATTTAATAAACGCCGCTGATCGTAAGCAAAAGCTGAATGAGCAGTTCCTTAATATATTAAAAGAAGTCGGTAGCAATAAAATTAAAAGTAATAACGGGATTGAAAAATCATCAGGTCTCTTAGATGTTATAAAACCCTATTTACCTTCTGTTACTACGGCTGGGCGGATGGCCCTTGGCGCAACTGCTGGATATAATCTTGAAGACGCTTACCAAAAGAAAGTGTACCCGAATGTACCCCAGCATACCCTTGAAAAATCTAAGGCTAACTCTGCGCTATGGGGAGCGGTTATGGCCACTCCTAGAGCCGGTACCGCGGTCTGGAATGCTCCAGTAAGATCACTTGGGTCAGGCTTAGGGGGTTTTGGAATAATTAGACATGGCATAATGGCTCCGGAATACAAGAATGGAATATTTGGTTCGGGGATTGGTCCGGCCTACGGTGAGTACGTAAGCAAGACTCAAGGAGACGTTTCAGAATTTGCGGCTAGAGCTAGAGACCCCAGACAAAAAGAACAAGTAGACAAGTGGATTCAAACTCCTTTTAAATCTTTAGGGGATTTCTACGGCAATAAATCTCTTGTAAAAATGATAGACACTGCGAATGCAAACGCTGCTCAATATGCCGCCAAAGCACATAAAGAATACATAGTGCCTGCTGCAAACCATGTTATAAAGTCACTAGGCGGAGACGAAGTTGCAGACCCTAGCTTAAAGGATTTAGGAAAAGCTTTAATACCGCATGTAACCGGGGGACTAGCCGGTTCTTATTTAGGCAATAGGGCTATGGGCGGAATAGCAAATTACATTTTTCCCGACGAAGAGGGAGATGAGTATGATGATAGAAGAAGGCAAGAAGATAGAAGGTGGTGGTTAAAGCTAGTAGGAGAAATAGGCGGAGGCGCCGCCGGTGTCGCAGCAGCGGTCCATGCACTCAGGCCTTCTACCGCGGTTAAAGCAGCAGGATTTGTAGATGCGGCTAAGTCACTTTTACTAGGTTCTACCTGGTACAATGGGGGCAAGTCACTTGCAAAGCACATTGCTTTTGGTACAGGATTAACGGGGGCCCAGTATCTTGGAGGAGTAGTCCCTAAGCAACAAGCGTTTCCCGTAGCCGGCGAAGAAGGCTTTGACCCTGTCTCTCCATCTAGAGGTTATAATACAGGCAAACAGCAGACTGACTGGGATAGAGTGCTTTCACAAACTGCGGGGAATACCCTACTGTCATACACGACCGGGCTTCCTTCAATTGCTACAAAGTACAAAAAGTATGATGCTTTAAGAAAAGCACAGCCTGTAGCTGTGCAAAAACACATGTATGGCCCAAGCCCTCTTACAGACGCTGCTATCCTAGGAACCGGAGCTGTAAACATGCCAGGGATTACGTCGCTGGCTCAAGATGGCGTTTCTTCAGGAATAAGGTGGGCGTATATGCCTCACACTCAAGCCCAACTAGCCGTTAACGCTAACCCTGTCGCGTCGTTTACTGAAGCTTTTAAAGCCCCATTCTTAAACACCGACAAAAAGATTTCGGTGTCTGGGGCGCAGGTAACACGTAAACCTACTCTTGATGAACTTAGCCAGTCGCATCCAGAATCTACTGCTATGGGCCCAAAAGAAACCGAAGCTCTAAGAAATGCTCAGCCGCTTATTACTGAAACTAAGCTTGATGAAAAAGGCCGGCCGATACTTAGAACCACAACCGTAAATGACGAGACTAAATCATTAGCTCATAAGATCCTACAGCAATTTAGAGTTCCTTTTGCTACAGAAGAAGGAAACGAGGACCTCAAAGATGCCTTGAAGTATACTGGAATTAAATCTATGCAGCACGGGGCTGGCTTAGTAGGCGGCGGGTTTGCCGGTATGCTAGGAGGCGATTGGCTCACGGATAAGATATTAAAGTCTACTGTTTCCAAGGATAGCCTTAAAAAAAATAAAGACTGGTATCAGCTTATCAGGGATTTAGGTTCGGTAACGGGCATGGGCCTGGGGGCTTATGGAGGCCTTAGAGGCGTAGATAGTTTTTACAAACCTACCCCGGCAAACCAAGCGGCTTCGGCTCCCGCTAAGCCTTGATTACACACTGTTTTTAAATAATGAGGTAGCTAAGGGCGTAAGTAGTAAGTTATAGTCTTATATAAGTATTTTATTTTACATGGGAGAGCAAGATGCAGTACCAAAACAATAAAGCTATAGAGTTAGCTCAGTACTTGGGTAACAAAACTGGAAGCATGTATAAGGCAAGCGGGTACATGGACGCTTACAACGGCTTGGACCCTAGGCTTCAGGCCGGGCTCCTTGGGGCTGGCGGCGGTGCCTTAGTAGGCGGGCTTGGCAATGCTTTATTTGGCGACAGCGAGCAAGGTGTTATATCTCGTCTCTTATCTGGTGCTGTAGGTGGTGGCGCTGTAGGCGGCTTAGGTGGCGCCGGTGCTCAACACTTTGGAGTGGATCTAGCAGGAACTGGAAATGAGTATTTAAAACGTCTTCTCGGTCCTAAAGCTCCTGTAAGCCCATACGCTGGAAGCTTTATGAATGCCATGCAGGACAAAGTTAATAGTGGCGGTGAAATAGGTTTAGGAGCTGGAACTACAAAAGACGAAGACGGAAGTATAGTTAATGATTTAGTACCTAAGCCAACTACCAATCAAATTTCTAGAAAAGGCGATAAACCTACTAAACCTTCATTTGCAGGTTCAGATCTTACAGACCCTGATGCAGAGAAGAACAGAATACAAGGTATCAGCGGGAAAAAAGCAAAACCTAAAACTCCAAATAAAGTAGCGCCCTACGAGTAACGTACTCTACTGCGGCCTTAATGTAAGCAACCCATAGTGTCTAGGAGTTATCATGGCAATTAATAAGTATCTATTAAAGCAGGCTCAATTGAGCATCAAGTCGGCCTTCATGCCCCCTGAGGGCGGCGGCCAACCTCCTATGGACCCGGCTATGGCTGGAGGTGCTCCTCCAGGCGCACCACCTATGGACCCATCAATGATGGGCGGTCAGCCTCCTATGGACCCTTCTATGATGGGGGGAGCACCACCTATGGATCCCTCTATGATGGGGGGCGCGCCTCCTCCAGAAGACCCTACTGAACAAATTAGAGCTGTAGTTAAGTCTGAACTGCAGACAGCTCTAGCTGAAGTAAAGGGAAACAAAGGAGCTGGAAAGAAATCAGATAACGGGCAGAACACTGAAATGTTTATGCGCCGTATTCAAAAGTTGTTAACCCATCTATATTCTTCCCTAGGCATAAACCTTCCTCATGACATTCTTGACGAAGCCCCAAGCCAGAATAAAGATGACTCTTCACAAGGTAAACCTCAGCCTCAAGGCGGAGATCCTTCCGCTGGAGCACCAGCACCAGCCCCAAAGACAGCAGGTTTTTCTAAACATGAGATTGCTGAAAAAGCAGCTGGTATAATGGACCTTTTGAGAAAGACCAATAGACATGATTCTTGATTATCATAATTTTTTTGATAAGACTCCACCGGCAAAGGCAACAAGGCTAGTTATTTACGACAACTTAAATAACCCTATAGCCTTGTTCCTAGATAATTCAGATTCTGTAATAACCTGCGTTACGGCCGCCGACTCCAGTTTTGCAGATACTTTAGAGCAAAACGGAATAACACCACCGGGAATAAAGAAAATAACACTTGGAGGGTAATCATGCTTAGGACCACTGTGGGCCAGATCATGGTTAATGATGCCCTTCCAGAAGAGCTGAAGGACTATTCAAGATCGCTTGATTCTAAGGCTTCAACTGCGCTAATGCAGCTCATAGCTGAAAAACATCCAGAAAAATATAGAGACATATCTAAGAAGCTGTACGACGTAGGCAGAGACGTTTCCTACTCAAGCGGTGGGTTTTCATTTGGTCTAAAAGATCTAAGAGAATCAAAGTTCTCCATAGACAGCAAAGCAGAGCTAAGAATAGCCATTGCTAAAATAATGGCTGATAACAGAGACGACGAAGGCGCTAAAAATACTAAGATGATAGATCTTCTAAATGCCGCACAGAAGCCAATGGAGAAAGGCATATTTGACGACTCCATAAGAGAGAACAACCAGCTAGCCCGTCAGATACAGTCTGGGTCTAGGGGTAAGGCTATGAATTTAAAAAGCTTAAGAGGCGGAGATCTTCTATACACTGATCATCACGATAACCCGATTCCTATACCTGTATTCAATTCATACTCTAAAGGGCTAAACCCAGCTGAATACTTTGCAGGCACATTCGGTGCTAGAAAAGGCGTTTCAGATACTAAGTTTTCTACCATGGACGCCGGGTTCTTTTCTAAGCAGTTGAATCAGGTAGGGCACAGAATGATAGTAGTAGGGGATGATGATCCTGACCCTACTCGTGGCGAAAATAGGGGTATGCCTGTAGACCTTAATGACGATGATAACGAGGGAGCCCTTCTTGCTATGTCCGCTGGGGGCTACAGCAGGAATACTTTGCTGTCTCCTAGAGTTCTTAAAGATCTCAAGGCTAAAGGACTAAAGAGAATAGTAGTAAGAAGCCCTGTAGCTTTTGGGGCTGCGGATGGTGGGGTCTACTCTAAAGACCTAGGCGTAAGAGAAAGAGGCGGCCTAGCTCCTTCAGGTGATTCAGTAGGCATAGCCGCCATGCAGGCTTTATCTGAACCTATATCCCAAGGTCAGCTTAGTTCCAAGCACACAGGCGGAGTAGCCGGAGCCGCAGGGGCTGTGTCTGGCTTTAAGCACCTAAACCAGTTAGTGCAATCCCCTAAGCAATCTCCATATTGGGCTACTCATGCTCAAAGAGATGGAAAGGTTACCAGTATCAAGCCTGCTCCAACCGGCGGCATGTTTATAGGAATTGACGGCATAGACCATTACGTTAATCCTCAGGTAGGCCTAACTGTGAAACTGCATGACAACGTAGAGGCAGGAGACATGCTGTCTGACGGAATAGCAAACCCAGCACAGCTTACAAAGTTTAAAGGTATAGGCGAAGGAAGGCGACAATTCGTTACAGCCTTTAAAACAGCTATGAAAGACTCAGGCATGTCAGGCAATAGGCGAAATATAGAGATAATGTCTAAGGGTCTTATAAACCACATAAAGATGAATGAGGAGTATAACCAATACGCCCCAGACGACGTCATTCCTTACGACGCTATAGAGAACTCTTGGGAACCTCGAGAAGGACATAAGGTCATGACCCCTAAATCAGCTGTTGGTCAATACTTAGAGAAGCCCTCCTTGCATTACACTATAGGTACTAAAATAAAGCCTTCGATGGTAAAAGATTTTGAAGAGTTTGGTATTAACCAGATTACTACCCATAAAAACCCAGCTCCGTTTGACGCACACTTTGTCAGAGGTCTAGAAAACCTGCAGCATGACCCTGACTGGATGACTCGAATGCTAGGAAGTAATTTGAGGAAGTCTACCCTTCAAGCCGTGCATAGGGGAGCCATAAGCGACGAGCAAGGAACTTCGTATGTACCTTCTTTGGCTAAGTCGGTTGAATTCGGTAGAAAAGGTCCAGTAAAAGGTTATGATACAAACCAGGCTAAAAATAATATTCTTTCTCCGGACGAATCAAATGGCGGTGTACTTTAAATGAGCGCGTTCATATATAAATGGGCTAACTGGTCTGGAAACAACTCTGTAAGTGCTTCCAAGGATTTAACTCTTCCCAAGCTAACCGGCCCTCAGGCCTCCGCACCAATATCCGACCTTAAAAGCGTAGGCTCTACAAATTCACCTATAAAATCTATGAATACTATGCCGGCAGCTTTTTCTCCATCTAATGCGCTCCCCCCAGTAAGCAATCAGGCTGCGGCTGTATCGGCGGCTAGTGGAGACGTCTCCACTCCCACATCCGGTAAAGAACATGCTAAGATGGCTACGAACGAAAAGCTGGCTATTGTTATAGACTTGTTAAAAAGTGGAAGTATTTCTAGGAACATACTAAACATGCGCCCTAGATAATAAATTTATCGTAAGCGTTGCAGAATTAACAAATAAAGAGCATAATGGCTCTATGTTATTTTCTAAGCCCTGGAAGGTTAAGAACATGAGCAACAAAAGTAATAGTTTTCTGAACCCTCTCCCACCTATTGCAGGCTTCGTAAAAAAAGCCGAGCTTGGAGGGGCTGGAAACGATGTTCAGTTTGAACAGGCATTTAGCAACCTTGCGCATGCCTATCTAAAAGACAAAGCCCCAGGCCTACTCGACTATGAGGTAGGCTTCGAGCTCATGGAACGCAACGAAGACAACACCAAAGCTGTTGGCTTGTTTGGATTTAAGGTTGGGCCTCAATGGCTTTACGCCCCTGTATTTTTTATTAATGGCGATCTTAAAGGCCATGAGCTGCTCTACCTTAAAGACCAAGATCAGTTTGTGCCACTTAAAGAAAACTGGCTTAACTACATTCTACGACGTAAGCCTGCTAGCTTAGGAAAGAAGACAGATCAGAACATGGCTAGACTAGGATTTCTTTCACCTGACCTGCAAGCTTTCAGCCGACCACCTGCTAAGTTTGCATCAGCAGTAGATAAAGACGAGATGCGCGAAGGAGTAAGATCCTTTGCTAAGTTTGCTTGCACCAATCCTTCCAACGATCCAAAGTTTAATAACGCCCTTACTCTTAAATCTTTTCTTACTAAAGAAGCAGCTCATGGTAAGCAAGCGTTTAAAGAATTAGTTAAAGCTCTTATAGGTACATGCCAGCAGTTTCCAAAGATGGCAGAAGCTATTGAAAAAGTTTACGGGTCTGACTTTATAAAGAATGCTGTCGATAAGCTTAAAAGCATTCCAGAGCCTGGTATTCTGTCTGAAGAAGACGTATACATTAAGCCTCAGGAAAAGAAAGCCCTTACCATCATGATCAGAAGTTTCAACGCTTCTTCAGATGGAGTTATGGATTCTCCAAAAGCTGATAAGGAAAAACTCCTTACAGACGGGGTTATATTTAGAGACGCTAGGACAAAAGACGACACGGCTATCGCTTACAAAGTGCAGGAACCTACCTCAATAGAGAATCCTGCTTCTACCGGTGTCTATGATCTTTTAGTTTGTCCTTTCTCCATGCTTAAGACCATAATTTTCCTTATGCCTCATGGCCCTTCAGGGCGCCATGACTTCGCCACTGTAGTTAACTACACAGGTGAGAAGCACTGGATTAACAGTCACCCAGGTAACTTGTTTACACGTCCGCCAAGAGATGGGGGCCAAGACGCTCCTGAAAGTAAAAATAGCGGCCAAAGCTTTGCCAAGTTTTTTGAAGAGCTTTCTAGCCTTTCGTCTTTATCAAAGGGGAATGTCTATTTAGCTGTTAGTGAAACCGGCGACGCCAGCGTTCCGTTTGAAGTGTTAAAGGTAATGGGGGATTCTGACGGCACTAGTGGCTACAAGGTGCGATACCTTGATTACGCTTCTCAAGCTAGACCAAAGTACCTTCCTGCCGTGGCTAAAGGAGCTTATAGTGATTTTAGCGGGGGCATGTCTCACATAGGTGCAGGGCAGAATTTATATGTAACTGACAAGCCAGGTGTGAGAATTAAGTCTATTAACGGTGACCTTTACATTCCTGGCAATTTTAAAGCTGTAAAGCTGAGCGGAGACAGCTGCTGCGGGGATGGGGCTATAGTCCCAGGCGATCTTAACGATCTTCAGCATGCTATTTATCAGAAGACGGCCTCATTAAACGTAAGGCACACTGGCTCTGAAGTTAGCATTAACGGCAGAGTGCTAGACCCACAGAACGCGCTTATACACTTGGTTAGGGACGTAGCTCTTAGAGAAAAGCAGGCTAGAGTTATATTAGACGAAGCTAAGACCCTTAAGGTTGCTAACTACATAATTCACAAACCAGTAAAAGAAGACGCAGGAGACTTAATAAAGTCAGCTGCTCCTGGCGACCCTATGGACCCAAGCATGATGGGCGGCACCACGGCTCCAGCATTTCCAACTCAGCCAACGGGTATGGAACAAACTCTTTTAGGAAGCGTGCAGTCTTCTTACCCTATGCAGCAGGCTATACCTGCAATGGCAGGGACGTCGCTTCAGTCTAATACCGCTTTGTACGACCCTAGGCTACCTGATCCTAAGACCATGGCTATAGGATACAACGCCGCTCAGTCAGGACAAAAAGAAGTATTTGATACTTCTATGATAGGCACTCTTATAAAGTCAGTTAGAGACGACACTATGGTCGATAGACATCTAGGAGACCTCATGGGCGGCCTAGATAAGATTGGTAGGATTTTGTTTAGCTTCTACTGGCACAAAGATAAGTTTGAAGACCGGTACGGTAAGAAGGATATGCCAGAACTTGAAGATAATCTTAGAAACTCGTTTGAGCAGATGGGCGATCTACTATTGTTCCTGAAGCAGAAGACTATAGACTCGTATCCCGATGAAGGCATAAGCCTTGAAGATAACAACGTGTAAATGGAGCTATAAATGCGTATTTACGAAAAACACTATAGAAGCGTAGTAGCACCCAAGGGCTCACCGACTCAGCTTTCGCTTGGATTCTTCTCTGAAGGATTCATAAAGAAAATAGTCGTAAAGCAAGTGGGCAACGACTCCCTTTCTGATTTCACGGTAGACATATTTAACTCTAAAAAAGCATTCTTATCAGCTTCCTCGTCTGGCGGAGACGAAGTAGGCGGCGACTACTCAGCAGACCAAGAACTTTACAGAGTGTTTCCTCAAGCCAACGGGGTTTCTGGAGAGTACTTATCTTTATCAGATGAGTTTGGCCGAGCTTACAAGAACGGCGATGGCCCTCTCTCAGATAGGCAGAGAAGAATATACGTTCAGATTTACCCGAATGGATCAGGCGACGCTACTTGGGATATATCACTTTCAGGTTGGAGTGACGTAGGATAATGGAAGCCAGCCTTGCTGAATATGTGAACTTAAGAAAATCCAGCCCTACCAGGCCTACGGATTGGAGGTGGAAGCGCGCTGTAGCTCTCTTCACCTCTAGCAAGAACCCTGACAGGTTTAAAGATGATAAGTTCGTGCAAGCGGCTTGGAAGTTTTTTAGCATGATAGACAAAGTCGAAGATGCTTGGGAGTATTGCGCTAAGTGTATGGCTAACCAAGCCTTAGCCGATGCTTATGAGGTATACAGCAGGCAAGAAGCCAAGCTTTTAAAGTGGGAATTAGAAGCTAGGATTCTAGCTAGAACAGACATCTTGGTTATTTCAAAGATGACTAACCTATCACCTAAATGCATAAAATGGTATGAAAGTCTGTTCTTTAATGTATCGGATAGAATAGATAACGCTTCTTGGGTCATGCACTTTGCCATAGGCAAGAACGCATTCCTAGGAGCCTCTGAAAGGGACCTTGATATTTTGTGGAAGTTTTATGGGTATTTATACGGAGCCGAAAAGCTTGACTGGCTTATACACCATAGAGCCGACCCTGAAACGAATAAGTGGGCCCATTCAGAAATATCAGCTAACCTTCTAAGAAAGAATCTTCAGAGCTCTAAGATTGTTGCGGCTAACAGCTGGAATCAGCTACAGCTTCTTCAACTTCATCAGAAGGAGCAGGAGATAGCTGCAGATTCCTCATCCTATAAAGGCGGGGCGGATAGCGGCAATGTTCTTAATTATTTCATGGAGGCCATGTCCACAGTTGTGACGACAGGCTCCAACTCAAATAACAAGAACACACTCGAATGGGTTGGTAAGGATATTAACGCAGCAGAACCCAGAGCTGAAGAGGCTATGCTTATAGCCGGCGGGGACACAACTATACTAGAGCGTCTAGTAGGCACTAAATTACCGGAGGCCTCAGCCGATGGCAGCGCAACGACTTAGTAAAGAAGCCGAAACCAAGATAACCGACTCTCTAGGAGAGGTAGCAGAGTTAGTAAACTCTGGCTTATCCCCGAATGAGGCCATATCTAAAACAGCTTCCGCTAACGGGGTTCCCGTTGGTCATTTAGAGCTTATGGTTCGAGCTTACAACACTGGCAGAAGCGAAGCCCAGCGCCAATCAGGGGAAGACCCTATGGAAAAGCTGGCTGAGTTTGAACTTGCTGACCTTAAGACAGTTATAGGCCTGGTGTACCCAGACTCTATTAAAACTGCTTCCAGCATGCTCAAAGAAGCAGCCATATCTGACATATACAAATACAAGCCAGCTTCTAAGTCAGTTGAATTAAAGCCCTTGGCAAAATTAGCTTCCGACAAAGGAAGCTATGCTGCCATGCCCAAAGATCAATTAGGTAACACTAGAGCCGTTAGCTCCCTTATAGAGAAGATGGGAAGAAACGTAGAAAAGCTGAGAATGGACTCGGCCAATAATAAAGACAAAATGATGGAAGGGATATCCAAGTTAGCTTCTTATTTTAGAACCTTTGGAAGTGTTCCATTTAGCGTGGCTAAGGATAACAGCTCTAAATTGTTCGGCAAGAAAGCTGCGGCCCTTTTAGATATTCTATCAGGCTCCAATAAGGCTCTTAAGAAACAGGCTGGCACCGTGGCGGAAGCAAACGCCGCGGTCGACATCAAGTGCGAGCCTTACAGAACCATACAGGAATGTATGGAGCTGGCTTCTACTCACATTAATAAAAAGGCAGCTGCTGCATACATATCTAAAGATATAAATTCAGCCATATCTTCAGCATTCGCTAAGTCTCTTCCTGTTGACTACACAGGGTCAGTTATGGACGGTATTAAGACAGCAGCCGAAGATGACTCAGAAGGCGGCAGCGGGGCTGTTGCAAAAGGGCTTGGAAGATTGACTAACAGGTCTAATCAAATAGCTGGTGGTATGTACAGCGCCTCTAAAGACTTGCTTAATACCAAAGGCCCAGAAAGTAACGCGGACGCCATAGGTAACTTAGAGTTTAAAAATGACCAGATGGTTCAGGACTTAGTTTTAAAAAACATAAGAGCCAGTACCGCCTTGTCAGACCTTATGGCAAATGACGACGTCATAGGCGCTCACCATCCTGAAGACGTGGCTTTCCACTTTAACGAAGTAAGCCACATAGCCCCAGACGCTTCTTCTAATCCAGCCATAATGAGACCACTGCTTAGAAAAAGATTGGAAGGCGGAAACGCAGCTATAGATCCATCTGATGTACAGCAAATGCTGGACATAGAGAAAACTAGAGCGCATACATCTAATTTTAGGAAGAAGCTAAACAGCAGCGGCGGGTCTGATGTAGGGCTTTAAGTTTACTGATTAGACGACAACCTAATATTTTATTTTGTTTAAGGGACACATAAGTCATGAGCCTAGATAATAGCATATTCAGTAAGACAGCCTCAGAAGCAAGTAACCAATTAGCGGTTATGTACGTAGAAGCTCAAAAATCTAAGATGAATAAGCAGGCTGGCATACTTACAAACTCCGCGTTAGGCGCCTTAGCTGGAGCTGGAGTAGGGGGCCTAGGCACCCTCGGGTACGACTATTTAAAAGGTAAAAAATTAAATTTAAGGAACGCTCTGTACGGCGGCCTTATAGGCGCTCTTCCAGGAGCAGCTGTAGGTGGGCTAATGACAGAAATGGATTCTAAGAAGGATGACAAAAATAAGAACACAGAAAAATCTTGGACGGACACAGTAAGATCTTTAAGTGAGAGTAAGCCTAATGGCCCTCTTGATACCCTTGCTAATGAAGCAGCCTTAGCGGGGGCCGGTATAATGGCCGCTCCAGGCAACGCTGCACTGGCTGGCACAGGCGGCTACGTTGTTGGAAAAAGACTTGCCGGAGGCCTGTTTAACTTTCAGAACCCTGAAGCAACTGGCCTCAAATCGCAGATACAAGACATACTTAATACTCCTAGGCCAGTAGGCCCAGGGCTTGAGCCAGCTAGGATGCGAGCCGTCGCTAATCCTGGGGCTGAGCCTATATATCCACTTAAAGCAACCGGCATGCCCTACTCCCCTAGTTCCGCAATCTACAAAAACTATCTTAGAGACGCAGCGGCTTACCCAGGAAAACTTGACGCGTTTAAGGCATTTGAGGCTAATCAGGCTGCACATCAAGCCTTTAAGCAGAAAGGCTACGATTATGGAGAGGCCTTAAAAGTATTAAAGCATAATCAAAATAAACTGCCAGGGCTTAGAGATGATCTTAATCGAATTTTAGCTACTAAGGGAACCGCGGGGCAGACCTTAAACGGCAAGCCAGGTGGCTGGACTCGGTCAGGCGTAGGTGGAATACCCGGAGCGTTACTGGCCATTCTTGCAAGCGGGCCAGTAAGCAACTATATGGGCAACTACTACAAAAAAGAGGACTAACAATGATTAAGATCATAGCCCCTAACTCGCAGAGCTTCGGAGACTCCGTTAGCTCTATAGTTAAAGTATCCTCCAAAGGATTGGTTGGTCACGATCTTTCTTCATTTGTAAAGAGGGCTGGAGACGAAGCTGCTCACCTCCTTAGGGGAATAGAGTTTAAGCCAGGCGAACAACCCATTCATATGATTGCTATAGGTTCTACAGAGGCATACGGCCCTAACCGCAACGGTGACGGCTTTAAAGAAGCCACCTGCCGTAAGTACCATGACACTTTTGTTAAGCACGCTCGGTGGTACAGAAACCACAAAAACAAAGACACTGAAAAAAGCTACGGTATGGTTAAGGCTTCCATGTTCAACGATAAGATGAAACGAGTAGAGCTCATCGTAGCTCTTAACGCTACTAAGGAAGCAGCAGATCGAAATAAAGGATTAGTAGCCGATAAAGAAATGCAGAAGATAGCTTCGGGGGATGACAACTGGGGCGTAAGCATGGCCTGCAGAGTTTCCCATGATGTGTGTTCCGGATGCGGCAATAAAGCAAAGAATAGAGATGAGTACTGCACAGAAGATATGTGCAAGTACGGCGGTTGCAAATTTAACCTTACTAAAGTTGCAGAAGACGGCCACGTTCTTCATGTTGATAACCCGAACCCGACTTGGTTCGACATAAGCGACGTTTACCGCCCAGCCGACCGAATAGCCTGGGTAGTTGGTCATTATAAAGCTGCCTCTGGCTTGTGCGTAGTAGGCGGAGCAGAACTTGCTGAGTTAGCTGGAGTAGGAGCATCGGACAGCATACTATCCGGTGATCTTTCTGAAGGCTCCGTAAAACTAGCTGAGATAGCTAGAAGTTTATCTAACTTAGAGAAATCAGCTGGAGTGTGCAGCCCAGTCCTTATGGCAGTTGTATCTGCAAGAGTAAAGCCTCTTCCTTTCTGGAAGCAAAGCTCCATAAACGGGATCTACCCTTGGGCAGCATGCGCTAAGCAAGGTATTCTTGTATCTTTGGAAGACTGGTTATCAGCTAAAGGCCAAGAAAAAATAGCAGCTGAAGTTAAGCGCCATCTCCCTAATGTGTTTACTAAATTGATTGGAGACGTCTCCACTATTGAAAAGCTAGCTAGCGATAGATCCACCGATCCATCTAAGACTATATCTACTGAGAGACAGCACTCAGAAGCTATTAAGTTCGCCAGTGCTCACTCTGTAGATGTAAGAAGTGTGGAGATAGGAGTTAGGTCAGCCGTGATATCTGGCCTGTCTTCCCGCCCAGTTCTAAAAAATCTTGAAAAATATGCAGAAGATTTTTCCAAGCACGAAGACTTGGCCAAGGCATATGCCATGCACCAATTACAGTGGTTAAAGGCTGCTTCTGCAGATAAATCTCAAGAATACCATTATGGCCGAGCGGTTGTAGCTTACAACCAACTTGCTTAATAGATAAAAAGATACAAAAAAAGTGCAAGACGGTCTTGCACACTTTTGAAGTACTGTACAGAATCATTAAAGGCGTTGAACAGTACTAATTTTGGTTAAGGGTAACCTTACCTGCGACGCCAACGAAATAGGAGTGAATTTACGATGCCTCAGCTATTTGATCAGCTGCGAGAATTTCTTTCTGAAGTTGAAAACGAGAAGCAAGCTTCCGTTAAGAAACGAGCAGCAGCTAATACCGAACCCGGTAGCCAAGGTGGGGACACCAGCCATCCTAGCAAGGATGTTGACGACAACACCCAACCCGCTACTGAAGGCAAACGATCCCAAGAAAACACATCTGATGTAAAGAAGACCATCTTCAACGGTGGAGTAGACGCAGCTGGAGACAGCTCCCCTTCACAAGAAGATCAACAGTTCGATGTAGGCATTACTAGCGCTTCCACCGGCGAAGACCCAGCTAGCGAAGATGACTATAAGAGCGATAAAGAAGACCCAGGTACTAGCCACCCAGCTAAGACTAATGATGGCGAAAAGTATGGCTCTATGTCTTTTGGTGAACTTCGAAAGTTGGCCAGCAGCAAGGCTAATGACATTCTTTCAGACATCACTGTAAATATGAAAGAAGCAGCAGGCTCAAAGCCTATGCCAGCTTTTATTCAAAAAAAAATAGATGAAAAGAAGGGTAAAAAAGCCCCAGCCGCAGACTGCGATAAAATGGCGGCAGCTGGAGCCGCAGCGGCTTCTTTGACCACTGAGCAACAAGATGAGTTCTCCAAGCAAGCCAGAGAAGTAGTAGCTGGCTCTATTGAGCAAACTATTGCTGACGGCCTTGAAAAAGCAGCTATGGTTGGAAGCTACCTTCAAGCTTTTTATAAAGCTGCAGAAGGCGAAGCTGCAGCCCCTGAAGAAGAATCTTCAGAATCTCCTATGGAAGAGTCTGCTGAGCACGGAGAAGGCGGATCAGAAAGCGGCATGGAAGTAGACCCCGGTATGATGGCCCAGATGGCTGGCGAAGATACTGGTGGCGGCGCTAGCCCTGATGACGCAGCTCAAGAATTGCTTATGGCACTTCAGGAACAAGGAATTGATCCTGCAGAGTTGTTAGCCATGATTCAACAAGGTGGAGACGGCGGCGCAGGCGGAATGCCTCCTGAAGCTGGAATGATGCCACCTGAAGCTGGAATGCCCCCTGAAGCTGCTAAAATGGCTTCAGCTCAAGCTAGCGTAGAGCGCGACTTAACTAACTTAATTAAGTATGCTCAGTCCTATCGCAAAGCTGGCAAATTTAGATTCTCTGAAGCCAAGACCGCTCAACAGCGTAACTTGCGCGACCAGATCAAACTTTGTGTTCGTGACATAATTGGGTAATTTGGAGGCTATTTAAATGTCTAATTTCTCAGAAAAAGCAATCGACTATATTCAATGCGTAGAGGCTGCCCTAGACGTAGCTGAAAAGCAACTCAATGAAAAAAGAGCTGCAGACGAACGCATCGGGGAGCTTCTCCCCAAAGCAGTCGATGCCCTAATTCAATTCGAAAGGATTGACCCAGCTGACCGTGAAAAGGCCGCTTCTGCTTTGACTAGTCATGTCAAGGCTTTAGAGATCTTGATCAAGGCTGCGGACGTTAGTAAAACTGTTAAGCCAAAAGCTCTGGGTAAACCAGAAAAGCAAGCTAACAATTACGACTCGATGAATGATCCATACGTGGGACGACGGACTACTTCCGAGCGCGAGTCCGATCGTCGTTTCCGCCAGCACTTAGGCTTATAGGTGTATTTTAAACAGCGCTAGATTGGTAGCCAAACAGACACGGAGGTCTTAAATTATGGCAAATCCACGTCAGATGTTTGACCATACTCTTGATGCGATCAAGGGTTGGTTTCAGATGGCAGCCTTGGACTATACAGCCAAGATATCTGCTAATGTTGAGGTGAGTGTGTATGCTGGTCGATGTGCCCATATTAACTCTGTAGGCGAGTTTGAACTCGGCTGCACTGGTAGCATGATGCCTATCTTCCTTCTTCAGAACGGTACAGATAATGACGTCAGCAACGATGGCGGTACCACTTGGTATCCTATCGGACCTACTGGCACCATTACTGGCTTGGTAGGCTCTGGCTCTTACGAGTTGGAAACCACTGAGTTTGACTCAGCTAACACTTATGCTCCTAACGAGTATCTTCGCTGTAAATCCAGCTCCCAGAGCAGCACCGACGCTGGTCTTTTGACCAACGCCAGTACAGTAGCTGCAGAAGCCGGTTCAGGTAATCCTACTAACATAGTTGGGGTTGTTTCTAGAGGCGTGCGTAAACGCCAATCAGATCGCAATAATGTATTAGCGTTCTGGACTGTTTACAAACCAGGCAAAGCAGGATACTAATACTAGGAGGAGCTCTAACATGGCCTACGATAACGACACTAAACTGACGAATGAGACATTCCTCAGTTACCTTGAAACCCCCGGTATGGAAAAACGAGCACTTGATGCTGTCGTTGACTATACCCGCTACAGAATGCGCGAAGAAGGCTTCTACCGAAGAATTCTTCCACCTGTCCAGGTCAGTAACGATGACCTTGATCAACAGGTTGACACTGATAAGCCTGTAAAGATTATTGAACGTGAACCTGATTCGCCAGCAGCGATCTCGATCCCATTCAATACTCTTCCCATGAACCTTTATATTCGTGGTCAGAAATACAGGGTTACCTTTGACCGCATTGTAACTCCACGATTTACGAAGGACGTAGATGAACTTCGTACTTACCGCATGGATATCAGGCAGATCCTTTCGGATAATGCCATTAAGGATATGTTAGCGGAAGAAGATCGTAAATTTATTGAAGCGTGTAACGCTGCTATGGGAAGCTCAGCAGATGCTACCGTAACTCAATCCGGCTTGGTACAATGGGAAACCATCTACGGTGGTATTACCCGTGACACCCTCCAAGATGCGTTTAAGGTTCTTCCTAGAACCATTAGCCGCCTTGAAGTAGGTACCTGCTTGGTCAACAACCTTACTATTCGCGAACTGATGAAATTCGGTCGTGAAGAAATGGGCGGTGACTTCAGTCAGGACGTATTCAAGAACGGCTGGTCAGAGCAGAACTTCATGAATGCTCGTTGGATTATCTCCATCAAGCAGGACTTGGTTCCTACTGACAGCATCTTTATGTTCGCTGATCCTAAATTCTTGGGCAAGTCGTTCATCCTCGAAGATACAACTCTTTATGTTGACCGAAAGGCCTACATGTTAGAATTCTTCGCTTATGAAACTCTTGGTGGCGCCATCGGCAACACCAACGCAGTTGCCCGTGTTGACTTTGCGTAATGTTAACAGTTCGGGGGTCACTTTTAAGTGGCCCCTATTCTTCTTAAGTCTGGAGGCCGACAATGTCTAATTTAACGCAAGAAGAGCTGGGTCAAGCTCAAGCTGCGCACGCTACTCTTGTACGTGAAGTATTTATTCCCGTATTCCTTGAAAAGCTGGCTTCCGATTTTAACATCGTGCCCCAGAATGACGCTGAGGTATCCAGCCTTCTAGAGATGGCAGGTCGTCTTGGAGAAGCTCACGCTCAAGAAAGCGTAAAGCAAGCTTCCGCTCAAACTAACTTTTTAAATGTAGCTAACCAGCAGTTGGGTGGCCTTATGGGCGCGCCCACAGCTAACAGCAATTTAAACGACGCTATTAAAAAGGCCTCCTATGAATTAGCTTCAAGGCCTGATATAATGGACGCAGTTCTCACTTACCATGGGGCTATGGCCAAGCAGATCTCTGCTTAATTAACAAGTAACCTAGGAGGTTAAAATGGCTAATATAGATTGCATTAACACTACAGTGCGAAACATGTCTGGTAAGGCCGCAGTATTTGGCTTCTTACCACCACACGGTAAAAAACTTGAAACTGGCGAAGAGTACACATTCTTCGGGTCTGTTGAAAATCTTTTGTCCAGAATAACCTCTGGTCGAAAAAGAGCGGGCTTCACAGCTGCAGTCCAGTCTGGTGACCTTGTAGTAGTTAGCGGGCCTACCCCAATACTTTACGATGCTACTTTGGACGTAAGCAAAACTATCAAATTAGATAACGGCACCTTCTCACCAGTCGATCCATTTGGTGTGCCTTACTCATCTAGTGCTGCCAGCTAATGTTTATAATCGAGATGCTCTAGGTAGCAGCTCTAAAAGCCTCGGCATGCCGGGGCTTTTTTCGTTTAATGGACTGGAAATACAAAGCTCATATAGGTATGTTAACTGCATGTTACTAAGTCAAATCTTACCTATGAAAGAAGTCTACCTTGTTAAAATTCAGCGTGTTCACTCCTACGCATGACACAACTTGGATAAAAGATTGCTACGATAGTTTAGTTAAGCAGACTCACTCTAATTGGGAATGGATAATAGTCCCTAACGGAGATAAGACCCTTTTCCTACCCCCAGAAATAATAAATGACCCTAGAGTGGTAGTGAAGCCAGTAAAGAGTGTAAGAATAGGCGCCCTTAAGAACTACGCTTGCAGTCAGGCTAAAGGTGAAATATACGTAGAGCTAGATCACGATGACATACTGGTACCATGGGCGCTTCAAAGAATTGCAGAAAAACACGATAAGCACGGGCCCGCTTTTCACTATTCTGACTTTGCCTGCTTCTTTCCTAATGGTGCTCCTGAGGTCTACCACAGCTCCTACGGCTGGAAGACATATGATTTTGAACATCTAGGCAAACCCTATGTAGCCCATAGGTGCTTTCCACCTTCGCCAAGCTGCTTGGCACAAGTATTCTTTGCCCCTAACCATGTAAGGGCTTGGCACAGGGATGTCTATTACGCTGCCGGAGGCCATGACGGCTCTATGGCCGTAGGCGATGACCACGACCTCATATGCAAAACTTATTTATCTAAAGCAGAATTTATTCACCACGAAGAATGCTTATATCTTTATAGAAGAGTCATAGACCCTAAAAAATCAAACTCCTTTGAAAGCAAGGCAGGCGACATTGTTAAAGCGCAAAACACCACACACAACAGATACTTGCACAAACTGTGTGAAGAGTGGTGCCGTAGGAATAAATTAGACATGATAGACTTAGGGGGCGGCCGTAATTCACCTAAGGGTTATAAGAGCTTAGATAAAAGAGATGCAGACATTATCCATACCCTAGGTGAAGGGCCTCTGCCATTTGCGGATAACTCAATCGGCATTCTAAGAGCTTATGACTGCTTTGAGCACATACCTAGGCATAAGTTTGTTGAGTGCATGAATGACTTCTACAGAGTTCTAGCCCCAGGCGGTTGGATACTGTCAGGTACGCCTAGCTCAGACGGAAGAGCAGCCGTTCAAGACCCAAGTCACATTAACTGTATCAATCAGAACTCTTTTTGGTACTATACCAATAGGGACTACGCTAAGTTTGTTCCTGAGATAACTTGCAGGTTTCAAGCGGATAGACTATGGACCGAGGCCCCTACTGAATTCCATAAGACCAATAATATGCTGTACGTTTACGCCGACCTATGTGCTTTAAAGGGGCAGCATCAGCCAGGCCCGTGTAAAATATAAGCAATGGAGCCAAAATGGACCCAAGCATAATAGAGTGTGCAGATCAGCTAGTCTTAAGGCCCACCATCACTCGAGTAGATGGTCGTCCTATTTTTACTAAGACTCCAGCTGTAGCCACCGCACAAGGCATGGCTCCAGTTATAGAGATGGCACTGCGCGACGGTGAAGGCAGGCCGATAAACTTTTCCACATGCGGGTTTGATTCAGCTTCCAGCTCGTCTAGCGCCAGTATTTCGGGAAGCATAAAGCTCAGGGCCAGAGAAATTCTTTCCAACCCTAGTAACGCTCCTCTAGTCGATGTAGAGGGTGTATTTATAGACGCCGCCGCTGGTTTAGTCAGAGCCAAAATACCAGTAACCGCTACAGGGCTTAACGGAGTGTTAGAAGGTAACTGGGGAGTTTTCTCTCCTTCTGGTGAGCTTATACACTCCTCCAACTTTTACATACTTGTCGAGAGAAGCCAGTTTAATACCACTGGGGTTAACGGGCTACGAGGCCTACCTCCTGTTCGAGAAATAAGGGTATACCTTAGAGACAACTCTCCTGAAGACAATCCTCTTCTAAACACCTTAGAGTTCGATTTATCCGAGATATGCGAGGTTATGGTTCACTGCGTACAGCACTGGAATACTTCGCAGCCTAAGATTAACAGATTCTTTGATACCACTAACTTCCCCAATCCTACTGTTCTTTTTGATGGCATAATGGGTGAGCTATATATTCTTGCGGCTAAGCACTATAGAAGAAACCAGTTAGCTTACAATGCAGGCGGCATAGCTGTAGACGATAAGAACAAAGCGCAAGAGTATGAAGCAATAGGCAATCAGATGCTTCAAGAATATATGAAGTGGGTCAAGATGACTAAGGTTCAAATAAATAAAGAAGCATGGGATGGGTCTTTCGGTTCTACCTACGGGGAATTCGGGAGATACAGATGATAACTTTAAAGTCCATACAAATAAAAGTAATGGACACGCTAGTCTGGGCGTTAGGTGTTAGATCAGGCAAGTGGCCCAAGTGCCGCGATGACTTTGCAAAGGGTAAGCCCTGCGCCGCATGCGGGTCTACAAAGAAGCTGGTTGTTCACCATAAGGTTCCTGTACATTTAGATCCTACTAGGGAGTTAGACCCTGCGAACCTAATAGTATTGTGCTCATATTGCCATTTTGTTTTTGGGCACCTGCACTCGTTTTTGTCTTGGAATATAGACATTGTTAAGGACTGCGACAAGCACCTTGAGAAGGTAAGGAACAGGCCGTGACATACTCAGGTATTGACGTGTTTGAAAGAACGTTTGTAAAGTTCTCTCCCTCTGGCGGCACAAAAGTGGAGTGGGAGCTTAGTCGGCTTATATCTGATCCAGGCCCTTATTACTTTACTTTGCAAGGCGCTAAGTCTTCCGCAGATACTGCTGACTTTATTAACATAGGCCCTCCCGCTATTAACACCTGGTTTCTTATAGACGACGAAAGCAGGGTTTACGGCAAAGACCTAGACTGGTGCTACAGAGTTAAACTTACAACAGCTCTTAGAACTTACTACTCTACAACAATAACTGCCGACTCAGGAGTAGACTATAGAACTTGGAGAATAGTAAGAGAGCTTATAAGAAAAGAAAAATTAAGATTATCTAAATATGCTGGCCTAGAAACCGCTGTAATATTTAAAAGAAAAATAACAGCTCAAAGGTGTCCTAGATGTGCTGACCCACTAACAGATGAAGCTATAGACGGTAACTGTCCGGTATGTTTTGGGACCTCTCTACTTAACGGCTACTACAGCGCTGTACCTATATTTATAGAACTTCCAGTGGCTACAGAAGCACAAAAAATAGATATAGAGTCCACGGGAACAAAAACACAATCAACTGTTCAGAACTGTAGAGTAGTGGGAGATGTGATAGTTGCAGCTACAGATGTGATATGGGATAAAGGTAGCGGCAGAAGATATATCGTACATGAGTATACGGAATTAGTTACAATGAGAGGATACAATGTAGTAGCTGCTGTAAATTTAAGAATGGCTCCGTTCACAGACGTAGTCTACACAATACCGGAGGAAGGGCTATGATGGTAAAAGGAATGATGGACAAAGGGTCGATGTTTGATGACTCACCTTTTGATAAGATGGCAAATCACGTTAAAGAGTTTCACGGCGGTATTAGTAGAGACGTCTCCACTCCTAAAAATAAAGAGATAGAGATGCCTAAGATAGTTTCTTATCAGCAGCCTGATTTTAGTTTTATGAATAAAGGCAAGAAAGTATGAGTGAGCCTCAGCCAGCATTTGACACGGGAAACAACCTATGTGCTTTAGGAATAGCTCCCCACATAGTCACAGGCTATTTAAGAGACTGGCTGACCAATAGATTTGCAGATCCAAATAATATAGAAACAGAACAACTTAGAGGTTTACTTTGGAAGGCAACACAGCCTACGGGCATTCTTATAGAATCTATAACTAAGTGGAAACCAGAAATAACAGAAAAAAGACCAGCTATAATAATTAAGCGCGGAAGCTGGAGTTCTGAAAGATTGGTCCTTAACGACAACGCCGGTACTGACGATATTTACCTAGGATCTGAGCGTTATGGTAGGATTATGAAAGGGTCGCACACCCTTTTCTGTATATCGAATAGCGGGGTCCAGTCAGAGATATTAGCAGGTGAAGTTTATAAAGATTTAAATACCTACGGATTAGTTATTGCAAATGTTCTGAATTTGATTAAATTTGAAGCAGTGCAGCTCGGTCCTCTTTTTCAGTTAGAAGAAGCAAAAGAGAACTATGCAGCACCTATAGTTGTACAGTACACTGGACAAGAGGTTTGGACAGTAGCCCAGCAGGGGCCGATTCTAAAGAGGGTTAATTTATCTTCTTACCTGCCCTAAGACGGGGCTAACTAACAGGCACGGAGGCCAACTATCATGGCGTATGTTCTTCCCCAAGTTAAAGTATTTCAAGAATTTAGAGTAGCTCCCGTAGCTACAGCCGGAGTTCTTAACTCCCACATAAGCGGAGGACACGCTGAACTGTTTCGGTACGCTGTTCCCGACGAAAAATTAAACATATTCTTAGGTAGCTACGACTACCTTGAAGACACTTCATACAGCTGGCCTAGTCTTAGCCCAGGCGCTGTTGTAGACACTACCTATGTAAAGCTTTATCTTGATGATGCCCACCTCAAATACTATCAAAATGACGCTGGAGTTGGCAGCCTTGTAGCTCCAGTAGCTAATCACCCTAATCGCATTCGTGCAGCCGGCGTAGCTTTTACCGATAACGGTACTTCTTACCCAGCCTCTGCTGCTCTTCTAGACCGAGGGGCTCGAAGCGGCGATGCAGTATACATTAGGGGTATAGCCTCCGGAACTACCTACACCTTAAATACTAAAATAGTAGGATTTATCGGCGACGACGTAGCTGCAAGCACAGCAGCAGCTGTTGCCGCCACTACTAACAAAACCTCACAGTCAGCTGCCGTTAATGTAGACGATATCGGCACTGTTAAGAATACCATCACAGTCACGGCAGATGCCACCGCCTATGATGCTCGAGAAGACGGGGCGATTGATGACTACTACACTGTAGAAGTCACCCAAAGCTCAAGAGATGGTGATCTCACCACTGCTGCCCTTCGAGTAACTACCAGCTCAGGCCTTGATAACGTTGCTTCTGTTACTCCTGCTGCAGCCGGGGGTTTCACAACTATTGGAACTCGCGGTTTAAAGGTAGAGTTTGACTCTAACCCTACTGCTTCTGCATCTTCTGCAGCCAGCATGGACGACGTAAGCGCTAACGACTTAGTTGTTGGCCAGAAGTGGCGCATTCGGGTTATCCAGGTCTTTTCTCCAAGTACCGCTACCTCTGGTGGCACCTACACCGGAGCCTCTGACACTTCTTACATAGTTGAAGTGACTAAGGGTGGAGCTTTCTCTAGCTCTCCTCAAATCACTGTATCTACAACCAATGGCGTGGATTACAGCGCACCCATAACCGTGAATGCAGCTAGCACTGCTTTTAATGTGGGTAACGAAGGTATTACTGTAAGTTTTAGTGGTACAGGTCTTTGCAAAGGCGACAAGTACTACATTGAAGCTACAGCAGTATCTCCCGGATACATGCGAACTATAGTACTTGAAGACGATCTTCCTACTGAAATACAAGGCGTTTCAGACCTTGATATTAAGCTTTACATAGTTAGCCCAGTTCTTTTAGTTCCTGAGCGCAGGGAAGAATCGGCTCCTTATGTTAACTACACTGCCAGCGGCACAGAGCTAATCGTTAAAGAAGCATCTACAGCTTTTCATACATCTTGGACCGACAACGGTGTTATGGTAGCTCTGCCAATCGAATCAGGCTCGATGTATGTTCAGTACAGAGCTTGGCTTCAAACTTATGTTGGTGAATTTGGCACACTTAATGATGTTGCTGATTTGCCAGCGGCACTGGGTACTCTTCATCCTGACAACCCTCTTTGCTGGGGTGTGTTCATGGCTTTGCAAAACTGCAATGGCCAAGAAGTTAGATTCACTGCGGTCTCTAATCCTGAAGACACTGACGCTTGGTTGAACGTCCTTGACGTAGTCAGCGATCGTGAAGACCTTTACAACTTAGTTCCACTTACCTTTAAGCAACCTGTTCTTGACGCTTACAAGGCTCACGCAGAAGACCAGTCGGGTGCCGAAGTAGGCCGATGGCGTGCAGTTGTTCTTGGTGTGTCAGTAGAGCGTTCTATACCTGTGGTTAGTGCAGCTAACTCTTCTGATTCAGGTGCAGTGCTTGCAACTATATCTGACGACCCATTAACTAGCGGCACTCAGTATACCCGCCTTACAGTTCCCGCTAATAACGCTAAGTTTAATACTAAAGGCGTTAGAGCTGGAGACACTGTTAGGTACTTCTATGTTACTGACGGCTTTGAGCGCATGTCCTACACTGAGTACACTGTGGAATCAGTAACTTCTGAAACCACCTTAAGGCTTAAGGCAGGGCCCGCAAACGCTGTAGCTGTAGCCCAAAAAGTTGAAATCTGGCGCACTCTTAACAATACTGAGTACTCCGCAGAAATTGCTATGGCTGCAGGTAAGTACAGCTCTACTAGAGTAGTGGCTATTGCTAATCAGTCAGTAACCCTTAGCGGATACGCTAATCAGCCCGGCTACTTTGTAGCAGCTGCTATCGCTGGACTTCGCTCTGGCGTTAATCCTCACCAAGGTCTTACAAGTGTGGAAGTATCAGGCTTAGACAGTGTTGGCGATGCCATCGCTGGGTTCAACGTTGCTCAGCTTAATGACATAGCCGGCTCAGGCGGCTGGGTCATTATCAAGGCTGAAGACGGCAGCTTTATCAACAGGCACGCTGTAACCACTAACAACCTTGACCTTAATCACACCGAAGAACAAGTTCGAACTAACGTAGACAACATGAGCTACGCGTTCCGAAGAGGCCTTGTTCCCTATATCGGTAGATCTAATGTTACCGATATTACCCTTACCAATATTGCCATAACTCTTCAAGGCATCGGCGATGGGTTTAAAACATCCGTAGGCGGCGACATCGGGCCACAGCTCATAGACTACACAGTTACAGAGCTTAGGCAGCACGCTGTTCTAAAGGACAACATCGTCGTAGTAATTCAGCTTACTGTTCCCTACCCACTTAATGTAATCGACCTTAAATTGGTTGTGTAGTTCTAGGCTGAACTAAAAATAGGAGACTAAACCATGGCTTCAATATTTGGCGAAGCGTCTAAAGGCGAGTACCAAGGGGCGTTTCGAACGACCCAAGGTACTGCCCTTAAATTTGGCGAAAAGAACATAACTTTGGTGCAAAACCTTCAAGTTTCGCACCAACAGCCTATTCAACCTTTGTTTGAAGTGGGCACCAATAAGCGATTCTATGTAGTGGGCAAAGCCGGCGGTACTTTCACCATAGGTCAAGTTTTAGGTTTTGGTAGCGAGGCCTTAGAAGGCATTACCGATCTAGCTAACCCATGTATTGGTAATCGTCAGTTAAACCTTCTTATTCCTAATTCTTACTGTACCGTATCAGGAAAAGAAAAGGGTAAGAACGGCAGCACTTTAAGCCTATCGCTTAAAGGCGCGCTATTACAGCAAATAGGTTTTACCGTGGCTGCTCAAGATAGTCTTATTAATTCTAATCTTAGCGGCGTAATGGTTGACCTTGAGTATTCTACTATCAGTATTAAGTAAGACTAATGAAAGGAGATGACCTATGCCTAATCCTATATTCGGAGCTGATTCTCAAGGCTTCTATCAAGGGGCCTTTAGAACCACAGTAGGAACAGTTCTAAGTTTTGCAGGCGCTGATCTTAATCTTATTCAAAACCTACAGGTAAGCCATCAACAGCCTGTAACCCCTCTTTTTGAAGTTGGAACTAATAACCGGTATTACGTGGTAGGCAAAGCTAGCGGAACTTTTAGCGCAACTCAGATCTTAGGATTTGGTGATGCTGCCTTAAAGCAAGTAACGGCCTTAGCTGACCCTTGTAGCCCTAGGCAGCTTGTGTTGGCTATACCATCGGCTTTTTGCCCAGCGCTTACAGGCGTAGCAGCGCAGGGATCTACTCTTGGAACAGGCGGAGCTCAACAAGCCGGGCCCCGTACCAATAGCCAGAAGCTTACCTTAACTCTAGAAGGTGTACTTCTTCAGAGCGTAGGTTTTAGCGTAGCTGCTCAGGACAACTTGATCAACTCCCAGCTTCAAGGATTGATGACTGACTTAAAGTACGATTACGCATAAGCTGGTTTATACCTATTGAAAAAATCCACCGTACTCGCCACAATAAGGCAGCACGGTGGATTTTTTTATGACAGGAGCTTATTGTGGCAGACTCTTCTAACGGACCTAACTTTCTTGAGCAGATATCAAAGTTCGCCGATAACGCTTCAGATAGCATAAGGGTCACAGCTGATTCTATCTCCAGAGACGGGCCGTTAGACCGACCGTCTAAGCACAACTCAGACCCGTATTCTTCTGGTAACAATAATAAGTTTGATCTTAGTACTCCTGCGTTTAGCATAGAGGCTGGCGTTATTGGAGAAGCAATGCCTTTTTGGGGCTGGTACAAGGTCGATACATTCGGGGCTAGCACCTCTATAATGTGCAGCCTTTTATCTGACGTTTCACAGATGAAAATGGGGGCTCGTAGAATAGGCAGCTTACAGCCCCATACTAAAGTCTACTACATACGCAATAGCTTTACAGGGTCCGGAATAATCTTAGGTGCCGAATCTGAGGCCATGCCTGACGTGGCGGACATTCTCGCAGAACGAATTAGCATGGCATCAGGCCATACAATTGCTTCGGAAGCCACTAACACTTATTTGCACTCTCTTGATCCAGAATGTCATGCTGATTTCTCCAGGGGCTCGCCTTTAGACTCAACCTTGGTTGGAGAAAGAGGCTGGGTCTGCGAAACAGGTACTAGTGTATTCGTAGATCCTTTTATGGCTTTCATAAAAGCTGATGAAAACTGTGGGTTCTGGGCTTTGTACTTTGATCAAGTAGCAAGAATGCAAGGGCACAATATACAGATAAGAGCTTGTGGGTATGAGCTAGAGGTCTTTGATGACAATGGGGAAATAGCGGCTTACTCTGGGCGGTCTCCTTATGCGTTTGAAGGTCTTGGGGCTACGAGCCAAAACGTTCCAACAGCTAAAAAAATAAGTCCTCAAGAAGAGCAGATAGGTAAGCCTTACCTCGGCACTACAGACACTATGAACACTGATAAGGATGTTCAAGTTCCTTACCACAGGTTCCAAGCTTACACAGGATATGCAGGGCAAGGGTTTAGAGAAATACTAAGGCTACCGCCTGAAAATACTGGGTTAGTGACCAACATGGGGGGCCCTACTGGAAGCATTGTGTGGGAGCAAAACCTAGCCCTAGACGGCAACTACCATATGCGTTCTTCGCAGGGAATAACTATAGCTCACTCGCCCCTGTACATGCCGCCTGTAAGAAACGCAAGAATGGAGAATAACGATTTGGGGGATAAGCTAGAGAATTACAAGTTCTCAGGTAACAACGGTTCTGGAGCTCCACATTTATTATCAGACACACCTGTTGAAGCTGCTTCTTTTGTAGGAAGGGCACTATGCGCTGATGACGATACAGCTTATGGGTTTGCCTGGCGCAATGATCACCCATTTAAGTATCACGAAAAAGATTTTGAAGTAGGGGACCCCGAGCCAGAACAAGCTCCTGCATATGGAGCCCTTTTTGGTAATTGGTACATTCGTCCTCCTAGTATCGAAGTTAAACAGGTAGACCACAGATACTCAGCTGAGTACAACGCTCTTATGTCTTATTTTAAAATACTTCCAGATGGAACAATAGTTATAGCTGGGCCTAACGGGGAAGAAATTCGCATGGTGGGTGGGTCTATAGAGATAAGCTGCCCAGGGGATATTCAGCTAAGGCCTGGAAGGAATCTAATATCTTTAGCAGGCAGAAGCACCTGCATCAGGGCTAGAGAAGATATAGACGTCGCTTCGTCGAATGCAGATGTCCGCATAAAGTCAGAGAAAGATATGTTCCTTTTGGCTGGAAACAGTGGAATCGGTGGAAAGCTATTGATAGAAAATAAGGCCCCAGGAAGCGGTGGTATAGTTTTAAAATCAGCAGGAAACATAAGCGCCTTAGCTGAGATAGACATATACATTAGGTCTGGAGCTGGCGGGAACGCTAGAAATTTAATACTCGATGCAGGTGGAGAATCTCCTGGCGATGTCATCATGACAGGCAGAGCAGTTCATTCATTTTTAGAGAGGTCTAGATTTGACTATCTAGGGGGATCCAGCGCAACTGACGGTGCGTGCCGTACTGTAAACATATTCGCAGAAAATGCCACGGTAATGGGATCTCCGCTATATTCAAAAGGAACTATAGCTGGGTTGGGCTACATGGTGTGCAAGAAACACCTGATATCTACGGAAGGGCACATAGCAACATTAAAGGGTGGCTTCGTAGGAAGCTTAGACAACGACGTAGATGGAGACGGTAAAACTGCTTCAGAGGAGGCCAACGAGCAGCTTGAAAAAATAAACATATCTATACATGACGCTCAGTATACAGCTTATGATATATTCGAATCCGGTATGTACAAGCCGTTTAGAGGCCCGCAAAGATTAGGAGATGCCGATCCTGCCGGCGGCTGGGGCAAATACGCGTTTTACTTTAAAACCAGCGCAGACTATAGAGCATCCGCTTTTGTTTTATATGAATCAAGATGGCAGCAAAGAGATAGGATGTTCGGTGGCGCTGCTGGAAATAAGTGGGAAGAAAATCCAGTAGTGTATTTAGACGATGAGACCTATCCGTATCCAGGTAAAGAAGCATGGACTAACTCAGCCGGGCTTAAAGAAATAGACTTAAAATTCTACAACGATCTTGTGCCGGAAGTAAAAATAGAAGATAAAAAGAATCCTGGCGAAGAAGTAGCGTTTCCGATTCAGGGTAATTATAGAGTAATAGGCTAACAAAAGAACTGGGGAACTGATGAGCGATAAAGAAAAGGATCCACCTTTAGCAGAAAAACCAAAACCATCTTCTTTAACTGACTTCGAGTTAAAAGCTTTAAACCTTCAGAAGGAAGGAAAGATTGATGAGCTTAATAAAGAGATAGCTAATTACACTAAGAACACTCCAGAGGCTCCTCCTGAAGAAGCAGCCGTATCCGAGATGGATATGAAAGCTTACGAAGGCATATTAAGGCAGACTAGCCAGCCTACTAATATAGCTAATATCCCCTCTAAGCAGAGAAAAGAAATAGAGGAAGGCTTTGCTCTTTTAAAACAGATAACAGATGATAAGGAAATGGTTAAAGAGTTATGGGCCGCCCACAACAAGGCAGTTAAAGTTTCCAAAGATAAGAAAAACGCCCTTAAGCCCCCGGTTCTTCCTGAAGGCCTCAAGCCAATTGTAAGAGAAGAAGCTCCTAAGGTAGAAAGTGAAAAACCAACTCAAGTCCTGCCTACACCACCGGCGAGTGGAGACGTCTCCACAAACCCAGAGGTTAAAGCATCTGCTCCAAAGGTAGAAAAAGAAGAAGGCGGGGGCCTGAAGTTTATAAACGACATAAAGAGCCCAGCTGCTGAAGCGGCTAGGCCTTCACCTCAGCCCGATGAGCCAGAGCCTCCTAAGTACGTTCCTTACACTGCAACTCAGTCTTACGCAGATCACAGCCCTGTCCACCTTCTACCTAACTGTCAGCATTGCGGATGGGATTTAAAGAAGGAAGACCTAACAGAAGCAAGCACTAGCGATAAAGAAGACTTTGTTCAGTCGATCCTAGGTGGAATAAGGTTTAAAAAAATGTACTTAATGTTTAAGGATAAGTACAAAATAACCTTTAGGGCATTGACTAGTAAGGAATCAGATATAGCCTACCGACAAATAGTAATAGACGGTCAGAGAGATTACAAAACTAAAGTTCTTGGCGGTACTGATTTCTATTGGAGAAACCTTCAAGCTTACAGAATGGCGATGTCTTTAGAAAGTATAGAGTCAATAACCTACGGAAAAATAGAAGTTCCCACTTTAGAAGATGCTGAAATAGAAGGTACCAACAATAAGCAAATTCAAGACAAGCTCGTGCCGTTCTTAAACTATGTACTCGATACGTTTATACCTCTTGAAAGCACAAGGTCCATAGTTGGGCACGCGTACTTTGAGTTTCAGTCTTTGTGCGATAAGCTCCAAGTTATGGCAGAGTCGCCAAATTTTTGGAAAGCGATCGAGTAGCTTCCCTGTTAGTAGAGATGGCCTCTCATGGCGTAGTGGATTTCGCAGACGCCAAAATACTCGATCGCAAGTGGCAGCTTAAAGTCAAATGGCTGGCCCGATCTTATTCGCTAAAAAAATCATCAGAAGTGGTTAAGTTAGCTGTCTTAAGGTATACTGGTGCCTTAGGCTACGGGTCTGCCGACCTATTTAATGAATCCTGGGAAAAGATAAGCGATATGCTAGAGGATTACGATAAGGTATCAAGACCCTGGATAGAGAGGGAAGATACTAAGTAAGCTTTTTTGAGGGTTTTAAAGATATGTCTTTTATGAGCGGATCCTATAACCCTTCTGATTCATTTGCGCCCATGGCTAATTCCTTTATACAGGCGATAGCTCGCAGCCCTATCGGAACAGGCCTAGGAATGGGCCGAACAGGTGATGATCTAAACTTAGCAGGCCTTATGGGTATCTCTGACCCTGGAGCCGCCATAGCCCTGAATCAAATTCTTCAACCGCTGTTAATGCAGGTTACCGGTCAAAAATATACCTCTGCTCAGTATTCTGGGGGTACTAATATGTACACTCAGATGAAAGTAGGCAATGTATTACGAGATCAGGGAAGGGCTTCTAGAATAGCCTCCGTTGAAGATCAGCAAGGAATCTACAACATGATGGAGGGCACCTCCAAGCTTATGGGCCAAAAGTTTGGAAGAAACGAAAAAAGGGCCGCGCAGCAATTTGCTAGGACAATGTCAGAAGCCCTACCCACCTTATCCCAATACGCACCGGATCTAGTTGAAGGCTTCTTTGGTGAAAAAGGGTCCGCCACCGTAATGTCCCAGAATATGTTTAAAGGAGGAAGATACGCTGTAGACCCAGTCACTGGTCGAAGAGGGTACTCAGCTGAGTCAGCCGGAGAAATAACTAAAGGAGTATACAACAGGCTATACGGCGCAAATGCCGACATATCTGAGATGAGCGGGCTTACAGCCGGAAAAGCCGGAGCCATGTTTGATGAGATGCAGCGCCGAGGTTTAATGCCTAACTCCAGCTCGAGCAGAGGAAAGAACCTACAAGGCATAGCCGATCAGCTTGGCACCACCGTAGCAGATGTATCTAAGCTTCCTGACCTAGACAGTAAGCTCAGAGAGTTCGATGCATCAAAGATATCGGACCGCCTTAAAGGTATGTCAAAAGCCGTTTCAGCTATGCAGGAAGTGTTTGGTGAGATGGGCGAGCCTAACGCTCCTATGACGCAATTAGTTGGGGCTATAGAGACTTTAACGCAATCAAGCATGCAGGGGATGACTCCTATTCAAATGGAGAAGATGATAAGGAACACGGCTAACACTGCAAAAGTAGCCGGTATAGAAATGCCAGAGATGTTTAGGCAGATGGGTATAACCGCAGGCATGGCTGACGCGGCTGGCGTAAACAGAGCACTAGTGCCAGGCATAACCAATCAAGCCATTCTTGAAAATCAAGCTTCTAAAAATAGGTTCGGCGGAGCCAAGGCTTTCGGAATGTTATCTTCCGACTCGCTTTTGAACCTTCAAGAGCAGCTAGGGGTTCAAGCTTCCAGAGACGACAGCACGCACGATATGGCCTCTATTATTAGAGCTGTTGAAGTATACGGGCATGAGCCAGAAAAAGGTAGTGAGTTTGAAGCTGTATACAAAGCGCTTAAAGATAAGAACTCCGGCGGAGAGTACGAGTATAAGGGAGAAAAAAAGAACGTATACACCCTTACTAGGCAGCAGGGAGGCGTTCAAGGATTTTTAGCTAAAGAGGGTAAGGTATCTGCCTCCGAGCTAAACTCGCTGCAGTACAACCGAGAAGCTAACTCCAGAATCATTGCAGAAAATGAACTGGGCACTAATGTCGGTAGGTCTAATCAGAACCTGAGAATGGTGGAAGACCTAGCCAGATACTCATCTACAACTATTGCGCAAATAGCATCTGACAAGGGCCTAATGGAAGGTACAGATTTTAAAGGCAATATTACAGGCGATCGAAATTCATTGGAGATAAGCAGAGTAGCTTCAGAAGCCTTAGTGAACGTGGAGCCAGGAGAGATAGGAGCTGAGAAAGCTCCTGGAGTTGTAGCAGCTGCGCTTACTCGGCACTTTGCAAGCAAGGGTGTCAACATAGGCGAAGCTGAGAAAAAAGCTATAGCTAGGATGTCCGCAGGAATAGCAGAAGGGTCTGAGAAGTTTGCTACTACTAGAGGCATGATCGGCGGGACTGTAACCATGCAGCAGCTGGCCAGTAAGGAGCTGTTTAGAGAAGCTCAAGCCACTAAAGCTGAAGTAGAAATAGATACTGCGTTCCAGCAGAAGTTTAGGTCGGAAGGCAAGCAAGGGCTGATGTCTAGGGTATCTGACTTTGTTAGGAAGGGCAGTAGTAAAACTGAGTTTAACGACTTTATAGCAACAGCCTTAAACTATCAACCTGCTGGACCTATGGCAGATAAGCTTCAGGGCGATTTCGCTGAGCTTATGAAATCTAGAGAATCGTTTGATAAAGTGGATGAAGGTAAGATTAGGGCAGACTACTTCCAAACTAGAATAGCCAATGCTACGGATGAAGAGAAACAGTCTATTATGGCTGAGATGGTATCTTCTAAGTTTGCTACTGAAGGCAGTAAAGAAAAAGAGTATGAGCGATTTGCAGAGCTGGGAAGGCAGAATAGCAAAACACAGAACGAGCAGTTAAAGAACTCTTTCAAAGAGCGCAACGGCGTAAGCATGGAAGAGATGAAAGATAAGACAGGGCAAGAGGTTAGAAATATAGCTAAAGACTATCACTCTAAACGAACTGAAGAGCTAGCTGAAAAGCTGAATGTATCTTTAAAGGTTGCAGGGGTAACGTTCAAAGGCGGTTCAAGGGAATCAGAGCTTAATAAAGCCGTAGATGAAATGAGTAAAACTGACGGAGAGGCAGAAGGGGTAGACAGGTACGAGAGGTTCCTTGATAAGTACTCACTTGACTCTGAGCTCTACGCTAAAGGCGGCAAAGAAGGCGAAGTCGTAAAGCAGAAATCCTTAGAAGGTATTACTCGTCTTAATAAGTACGCAGACGCTATAGGGCAATCAAAAGACGATCTTTTAGACACTAACTTAGCTGAGTTTTCTGTTATAAATTTAGACCAGCTTAGAGACATTAACACTAAGGAGATTGAAGCTTTAGAGTTAATGAATACGGCATATACCAGCGCCCAGGTTAGTAATAATGAACAACTGCAATATTCAAAAACTGAACTTGCCAGATTAGAAAAGGAAGAGCCAGACAACAAGAGCGCCATAGCTGAACAAAAAGCAGAAGTAAAATTGAGGCAGGGTTTAGTAGACACTAAAAAAGACGGAGTTAACGATAAGCTAATCGCGGCTAGATCGACTCAAACTACTTTAGCCGACCCTGATAAAGAAAAAGCTATTAAAGCTAGTTTAGACTCTTTAGACAAAGCCAATAAGCAAGAAGCAGCTAGCAAAACAGCGGTAGAAAAGTTTGCCGAAGAGATAAAGACAGATAGGCCAGAGCTTAAAAATAAGGAAATTAAAACTAAAAAAGATTTAATGGACTTAATTGTTCCTTCTGAAGAGCAATTAAAATATGTAGCCGAACGCAGAGCTAGCTTGATAGGCATGACTGATCAAACTGAAATAGCTAGAGTAGAGAAAGAGATAGCCGATAAAATAAAAGAATCAGGGGCTAATGAAGGTAAATTTAATGCAGTTACAGATGTTAACAAAGTAGAAGCTGTACTTGATAAGCTTAAAGACTTGAATGGTGAAGAGAAACAATTCTTAAAAGACAAAGCTAGTGGTATAGGTAAAGCCTACGATGCAGCCGAAAAAGAATTCACAGAGGTCGATAAGGATAGATTAGAAAAACTGAATAGTAAAGTAGGCGAAGGCCTGTCTTCAGAAGAAACTATAGAGCGGAACCAGCTACTGCAAAAAGAAGATGACGCTAAAGTTACATACGCTGGCATAGGAGATGAGAAAGATAGAGTTCGTTATGCAGAGCTTAAAGACAGAGAGAAAAAGAAACTTACAGTTGAAGACGAAGAGACTCTAAAAGTGGCCGAAAAGCAATTAGGATTAAAGCCTGGAGAAGCTAGGGTTTTAACCCCTGGCCAGCTAAGGGCTGTCGAAGCTCAAAGAACCCAAAGATCAGAAAAAGACCCAGCGTTTAACCAAAGGGTTAAAGAGCTTATTAAGCAAGATGTTTCAGCAGAAGAAGCTAAGAGAACAGCTTTGAAAGAGCTTGGGGATCAAGACTCTAAAATGGTTACAGCCATAGGCGGGGTTGAAGGTTTAAAAACAATCGCAGCTGCAGAAAAAGTCTCATTGGCTAGAGATGCCAGCGAGCTAGACATAATTCTTCAAGATAAGAATACCGCTCTTAGCCCTACTATGGCTAAAGCCTTAGAAGCATCGGCCAAACTTAAATCAGGCGACCTTAGTAAAAATAATGGGGCTACTGAAAACCTAACCAATTTCTTCAAAGATAATTTAGGTACAGTTGTAAAAAAAGAAGAACTTGGTTCAGTAGATAAAACTTATCAGGCAAATAGAGAAGTAGGTAATAAGTTAGCCAGCACTATTAATCTTGGTGGGGCTAGGGCGGCAGAGCTTGCTGGGGTAGGTAAAGACGGGAAAGACGGTAAAGAAGCTAGCCCCCAGCAAAGAATGTCTGAACTCAAAACGCTATTAGAAAAAGACGACAAAGACCCTAAGCTAACCGAGCCTGAGAAAAAACTACGAGCAGGTCTTAAAGCCGAAGGCATAACTAAAGATATATTCACAAAAGACGGAAACATAGATGTAAAGAAGTTTAACGAAGCTGCAGAAAGCATGGGTAAAAAACAAAAAGAAGAGGCTGCTGCGAATGCTAGAAAAGAATCAAACAATGTAGTATCCCTAGACGACCGCACTTTAAAAGCCCTTTCCAATAAAGAGCTGGTGCTTTCCGGCACTATGACCATTAAAGGCGATGTAAGTGGCACAGCTAAATCAGCTACTCCTCCTCCTTCTAAATAGAGTAAACAAATGCCTAGTATATTTTCTGCAGCAGCTGGAACCGTAATGGCTATAAGCCCTCCCGATCAGTCCGACGCTGATGTTACTATGTTTAAAATAGAAATAGAAAGCAGCATATGGGGCCCAGATGTAATAGGAGGAATAGTCACAGGTTTTAGTATTACTGGAGAAACTAATGTTCAGTTTACTCAAACACTTAGAGATGTCATATATATTACAGCGTTTGGCCACAAGATGGGCAGCATGACACTTAGTGGCATATTGTTTTTAAACGACCCCATTACGTGCAAAGATGGATCTCCAAGCGGACAACCGCCGTTGACCTCGTTCTTTAAACAGTTTGAAGACTACAACGCTATAAAAAGAAAAGAGCCGATAACCATAGTTTTAGCAGGTAGTGTTACTATAAAAGGTTTTCTGCTAGGGTTTCAAATGCAAGTAGCAGACCCCCAATTTCAGATAGGGCAGTTCACAATGCAGTTTGCAGCCATACCCGGTACAAACAATTAAATAGGCTATACGTCATGATAAACCACTATAGAACCATATTACTGAATATACCTGGCGACAACTGGCCTGGGCTTCCGTACCCTGGAGAAGAACTGGTAGACCCGCTGTTTTACCAGTCAGACATGCCTAATTATTTGTCTACGGTGCACAGGCTTATATTCGGGGAGAGCCCAGATAGAGCCTATCTCAACTACAGGCTAAGACAAATAACTACTATGTGGCACGACGGCATACTGCACTCTACCGCAACTGAGAAAGACAGTCGGCTTACATATTGGCCTTTAAAGTTTGCAGCTGGAATGAGCGAATACGGTAAGGTAAAGGTTGAAACTATAAACGGCGACGCTGTTCCAGACTACGTAGTGCTTACTACGCCTCACGCCGATGACCGCTCAGGAAAGGCGCAGTTTCTATACGACCTAACAATATCTGAAGATTCTTGCTACGTTGTAGACGAGGTTAGCAAAAACGAGTATGAGATTGCATCTTCAGGCACATACCTAGACCTGGGCTACAACCTGCGCATAGGAGTTCAGAAGGGGCATTTCCGATTAGAGGCTATAGGAGTGCCACAAAAAGACATAGGACAGGTGTTAGTAGATTGCGAAAAAATAATAGGTTCAACTACTGAACTGCAGCTGTTTACAGGAAAAGAAGATTTAAAAAGACTATGGAGAGATTCTGAGTTTATCTCAGATAGGCTTGGAGCTTTAAGCCTAGCCCTAGCCATAAGCCTTGATGGTATAGGGCGTATTAAAATATTATAGAGGAAGTAATGGTTTATCCGTATTCAAAAAGAACTATAAAGTGCTGGGCCGTGGTAGAAGGTAAAGAGTTCGACGTAGTAGACGCTACTGTTGACTTTGCTCTTAATACCATACCTTCAGCTACTATTACTCTAGCTACTGGCCTTAACGTTAAAACCCTAGAAGCCTCAAACGCAGACGAACTGGGAAATAATCTTTTTAATTTTAGGGCTCCTATACTAATTTACTACTCTTACGTTATAGATTCGGAAGAGTTGGTAGGCCTTCAAAGTATACCTGACAGCCCAAAAGATATTTTATTTGATGGGTACATTACAGGGTTTGGGTGTCAACGAACTAGCAATGCATCTGTATTAAGCATATCCATAGAGCACTGGCTTTCAGACTTAACTGCTTCAAGCATGATAAGCTCTTCAACCCACTCCACGACGCCCGGGGATCTACAGAGAGCAGCTTTACTACGAACTCCTCAAAGTCAATTTTCGCCAGCTGTCGGTATTTTATCTGCAACATACGGGTCTAAGGTCTTAGGGGCCGGCTCTACAGTGATCGAAAATTTATGGGAAAACGGGTTTAAAAAAATAATACAATCAGTAATGAACTCTAACGCATTGGCAGACTTAAATAGAGAAACTGACTCTGGGTGTTTAGAGGACGTTGTTCCAATTGCTTCAGATCAAGTATCTAACGTCACGTCGATATATAATAAGGCTGCTGAAGTAGCTATATCAAAAATAATTGGATTTTTAAAATTCTCTAGCCCTGAAGCTATTCAAGTGGCTGATAACATTAAAGGCGAAATAAGCGCAGGAACGATGCAAGGGTATGCAGGGCAAACCATATGGGACAATATACTGTCTGCAAGCGCCAGCTATATGTTTGCGGTAGTGCCTAGAATATCGGACGCGGAAGTAATTCCCTTTTTACCTAACATATTTGCAACTGATGCATCTGCTAGCATTACGGGGGAACAAATATCGTCCATATCTATATCCGGGGATATGCCGAGAACCATACGTGGAGTAGCAGTTCTAATGGGATCGTCTTCAGCTTACCTTCCCGGGTCATCTCCAAAAGATAACGCTTTTCCAGACCTTAGAGTAGGAGGAACTTACATATCAAAGGAGTGCAAAGGCACCGTACTGTACAAGCAAGCCCCAGGGTGGCTTCAAATATCGGGGGGCCCTACTACGTATTCTAGAGGTTCAGACAAACAGCCTCCTTATAACACGTCTGGAGGAGACGGAGGTAACCCTTCAAATCTGCCCCCTAAGTCTAAAATAGTTACAGACACTCAAAGACTAAGAGATGACTACGCTAAAACTGTATTTGGGTTTGAAATTCTTAAAGGAAGGCAAGGTGTCATCGTAGGACCGTTTAGAACGGACATAGGAGTAGGGAGCTATATAGAGTTTGAAGTTCCAGAGAGCAAACACAATTACGCAACTCAGCCTAACTCGTTTAGGGGTATAGTACTTAAAGTAGGAATAAGTATAAGCGCTCAGTCATCAGAGTCTAGCACTACTTTTACCGTAGGATATGTTAGATCTTTCCGGGAAGACGTTTCTGAAATTTTAACTATGCAGGAACACCCATTATACGACGGCGCATATGTGGGCAGGCCTTTGTAATTTTACTAACCAGGAAATAACATGAACGATAAAAAACAATTTGGAAAAGTACCCAGCATGTTCTCTCTTGATTCGGATAAGCCCGAAGCCAAGGGTAAGCCCATATCTAATGGTAACTTAGAACAAGAATACTTAGAGCCATACTCATTATGGTCTGGCAATCAGACCCCCAATCAAAACGACATGATTATAGGAAAAATATCACCTATAATAGACACTGCGATTAAAAGCTACGTAGGTCAAGACGTCTCTCCCAGTATCAGACTTCAAGCTAAGCGCATGGCCTTAGAAGGCTTAAAGAGCTACGACCCTGCTAAGTCCAAGCTAAAGACGCACATGATGTGGCACATGCAGGGTTTGAAGCGGGCATCGTCCAAGTCTAATCAGGTTCTTAACGTTCCTGAAAGAGTTAGGATGGACGGTAATTTTGTTAATAATTCTTTCAATGAGCTTACGGAAAATTTAGGTCGCGAACCCAATGATAATGAGCTAGCCGATTACACGGGCCTTTCCGCTAAGCGAATTGAGAAGGTTAGAAGTTATAAGCCAGGTCTATCTGAAGGCACTGCCTCGATGTCGTTTACGGGCACTGAAAACGAAGATGTATCGGACCCATCTTCAGTTATACCTAACACTCCTCAAGGAGAGGCGTGGCGAATGTTCGTACACGACGGCCTTGACGACCGAGCAAAATTAATAATGGAACACACATTTGGGATGAATGGTAAAAGGATATTGGATAACATAGGTGTTGCTAACAAGCTAAGGATTACCCCGGCTAGGGTAAGCCAGATTAGAGCTGATATACAGAAAAAAATGGACAGCAGAGAAAGGATAGGGTTACTATAATGGCAACAGATAACTACTACGGTTCGTCTAAGGTATCATCTCCAGCTAACACGTTTACAAAGAACCTTACTGAGCTGGCTAAGCAATGCTTAAAGATAGGTAATTCACACCTAGAGGGGCAGCCCAGAGTATGGCAGCTTGCCGACGTAGACGGCAGCGATACGGCTAATCATGAATCAGTAAGAGGAAAATTCTCTAGGACTGAAGAGCTGGACCCTCTATACCAAGCCACTTACGAAACCGGTAACCCAGGAACAAGCAGTGACGCAAAAGTAATCAAGCTGCAAGCCGCTTACCTTCAAGCCATGGAACGAGCCTTTAGAGTAAGGCACTGTTCTCTAGCTAGGGCAGAGGCCTTATCAGCTGGAAGAAAACACAATCAAGGCACTGATAACGGTACCCTTATGGATCCTAGAGGAGTACTGGGGTACATAAAAAAACTAATAGCTCTAGGGGCTAGGTAGGAGACTAAAATGGCAGTCACAAAAAAGACGACAGACTACACAAACCGCAAAGTTGACGTACTTATACTAGACGGAGCTTACACCTCGAACGTATTTGGGCTGTCTCAGAGCTTGTACGGCAGCAGTTATCCGTCAGGAAAGGTATGTGCCGGAATACAAAAATTAACGCAGAGATGGTTAATAGAGTTTCTAACGCCTTTAGGGTCCATGCCTTACCTTAAAGAAAGAGGATCAAACTTCATAAATGTAGTGAGATCGGGTAGGCTTAGGTCAGAATCTGACGTTATGTCTGCGTTTGAATTTGCCAACGATAGGGTAGCCTTTAACCTCAGGGCTGAGGATTCTAAAGGCGAATACCCTAACGATGAAAAGTACAGTAATGCAAAACTGCTGTCAGTGAGCATAGTTGTCGGTAACAAGATTAGTTTATCTGTTAGAATAGATAGCCTCGAAGGGGCCTCTAGAATATTCGTAGTACCTATAACAGTAGTACCATTGAGGTAATAATGCCTATTTTATTCCCAGATCTTAATAGCTTACCTTTAGCCGACGTAGCTGCTGCTAGGGCCTTGCTTATTCAGAGGCTGCAAGAAAAAAGCCCTGTAGCTGATTTCAGGCGAGGGGTCTTGCATGACCTCTTAATTAATCTTGAGGGCGTTATTCATGCAGCTCAGGAAATATACGCAGACAAGTTTAGGCGGTCAGGGTCCATACTCGCCATAGAAGACGACCCCGCATTGGCCGACCCTTATCTCGTAGATAGTGTTTTAAGTAATTTTTTGATTACTAGAAAAACAGGCATTAAAGTTACAGGCGAAATAACAGTGGTAATGCTTAATTCTAGATCTAGCGTAGTTGCAGCTAATTCAGTTTTTGTAGCCTTTGGTAAAAATTATTTAGCAACTAAAACATTTTCAGCAAAAACATCGCCTTCATCTTTGGTAACTGATTCAGACAGGCTAGTCTTCCCTATTGGAGACGGGTCTTATGGATTCAACATAACAATCGAAGCTGAGACAGAAGGAAAAGGGTACGAGCTTAAACAAAACGACAGACTTGAAATGGTTAATCCAGTAGGTGGAATAGTATCGGCATTTGCGGCCAGTGATTTTTCTAATGGCGCAGATATTGAAACAAACTTAGAGCTTATATCTAGGCTAAAAGAGGGGGTGTCTTCAAAGAACTTCTCTAACAAGCACTCTCTAAGCGCCTTGATAAAGAGTAACTTCTCAACCGTTAAAGACGTAGGAAGCTTTGGTTTCGGGGCCCCAGAGCAGATAAGGTACCATGGAGTTTTCCCAGTTGCTCAGGGGGGAAGAGTAGACGCTTACATAAGACACGAAGGGCTCCCATCAAAAACAACTATAGAGGCTGAAGCTTCTTTAGTTGAGCAGAGATTAACTGGAGGCGTTTGGCAAGTATCGTTCGATAGGGAAACTTTACCGGGTTTCTATGAAGCAGTAAGAATAGTTAGGCTTAAAGACAGCAGCAATCAATCAATACAGTATGGCTATGAAGTTATAAACACTATTAAAGATTTTGATATATCTGATGACGACACGGGCTTTAGCCCAGAGATTGAGATAGCAGTAGAGGCGGCATTTACTCGATACCAGACTGTGACGCTTCAGTTCTTGGATACTGACACCTCAGCTGATTTAGAGATAGGGACTAAAGCTGACTATAGCTTTACTCTAAGAGGCCAAAAATCTTTAGACGAAATACAGAAACTGCTGAACGGTGAAGACGTCAGACCTACAGGCTCCGACATCTTAGTTAGAGCGGCCATACCGTTTGACGTAAAAGTGTCCGTGGTTGTTCATAATAGGAATAGGGATTACGTTGTGCCTGTAGATGTAATTAAAAACAAGCTGTTTGACTACGTTAACTCTATAGGGTTTGGGTCAAAGCTGTACGAATCTAACCTTATATCTGTGATACAGAACCAGTTGACTGAAGATCAGTCCATAGACTCAATAGACCTAAGAGGTAGGGTTGTTTACCCTAGTGGCAGAATAAGGTATATTAATGGAAGGGTTTCTTTGAGCGTACCTGAAGACCCTTTAAACTTGGTAACTTCAAAAAACACATCATACTTTTTAGATAAGTCGGATGTGCAAGTTACCGTACAAAGTGTATAAGGATATTGGTTTTACTTACTTTTAAGGAGATAAACATGTCAGAAGATAAAATTGTAGCTAATGCGGCCTTAGATGCAGAAAAAGTTAAGAAGGCGATTGATCTAATAGTAAAGATTGCTGACTCTATGACCAAAATGATTCCTGGAGAAGTAGACGACAAAGTCGTATACATATTTAAGCAATTTGCAGACCAGCCTTGGTTCGCTGATTTGATAGTAACGCTTATAGACGCTTTCGGCCCTAATACTCCTGTAAGCAAAGAAAAAGCTACTCAGCTTGTGGCGGCTGCTTTGGCAAACCACTCTAAGTAAAGGGATCCAATGAACAAGATATTATTTAGCCTATTGGCTGCAATGCTAATTTCCAGCAGCTCCTTGGCGACCGATTTTGTGGTCCCACAGCAGAAGATTGTTGGAGCTGAGTCCCCAGTTCCCCTTGGGGAGCTGGTGGACCTCACAGTATCACCTATCAAAGATCCACCGAAGCATTTTGTATCTTGTAGCATTGCTTGGAAGGTGTTTGATGGGGATAAAGAAAAAAGAGTAAGAGAATACCAAGACGGCATTTTCTTCGGAGCTGGGGTTGTCCCTAAGCGCATGACTGCTCTGGTAGCTATCACTTATCTCTACGTTGTCAAAGAAGGCGACAAGACATCAGAGATAGTCACCAAGACTGTTATTATATCTTCTCCAGTTATCATTGGCGAAGACCCAGGCCCAGACCCAGAGCCATCAGCTCCTGAGCCTACGTTTCCAGAAGCTAGATACAACCTTCAAAAGAAAGCCTATTCCTTAGCTATTAATAAGGTGCCTGCAGCTATTCGTAAAGGATCTGCAACAGCCGTTGCAAAGTCCTTTGAATCTATGGCATCAGCCGTAGCTGCAGGAGCTATTAAGGAAGTCGATGAGCTTTTAAAGAAGACCGCTGAGTCTAACAGAGCAGCAGTAGGCGCCAACAAAACTGCATGGGAACCTTTCTTTAAAGAAATGCAGGAAACGCTTTACTCCCTTTACGAAAGCAAGCAAATGGTAACAGCCACAGATTTTGCTGAGGCTTGGAGAGAAGTAGCAGCAGGTCTTAAGTCTGTAAAATAAGGAAAATAAAATGAACGATATCCTAAAGCTATACAAAGACGGGGCTAAAGGTGGCTGGGTAGGCAAAGATAACCCAGGCTTAGTCGAAGCTCAATTCGACCTTCTTAAAAGTTCATTTAGAGAGTTTAACATCCTTAGCTCTACAAGAAGCACTAAGGGTGGAAAGACTATGCTGTATGAAGTTGTAAGAAAGCTTCTAGGTAAAGACACAGAGAACTACGCACAAGAGATTGGTGATTGCGTGTCCTTCGGAGCTAAGAACGCTTGTGAATACTTAATGGCTACCGAAAAGCTCATGAAGGGTGACAGGGAGGCATTCAACCCAGTATTCCCCCCTTATCTCTATGGCACCGGGCGGGTACTTATCGGAGGAGGGCAATTCGATGGTGACGATGGCTCCTTGGGAAGCTGGATGGCAGACGCTATTATTAAATACGGTGTTCTTCGCAGTAATTTTGGCGGTGTGCCAGAATATTCTGGAAAAGTAGCTAAGAAGTGGGGAGATAGCCCAGGACCAGATAAGAAGTTTGTAGAGGAGGGTAAGCTGCACCCAGTAAAGTCGGCAGCCTTAATTAGGAGCTGGGACGACTTAGTAGCTGCCATATCTAATGGCTACCCTTGTACTACTGCTAGCGATATCGGTTACAGCATGACACCAGCTAACGACGGGTTCCATAGACAAACAGATAACTGGGGTCATCAGATGTGCTTTATCGGCGTGGACGATAATGATAAAGACCCTTACGCTATTATTCTAAATAGCTGGGCAGATTCTCATGGCCAACTTAAAGACTTTGACACTGGAGTTGATCTGCCTATAGGCGTACTAAGAGTCAGGCGCAAAGACGCTGAAAAGCATATCAGGGCCAAAGAAACGTTTGCTTTTAGCAACTTTGAAGGGTTCCCTGAGCAGCTGATAGACAAAGCCCTGTTTATGTTGGTGTAACTTACTAACAACTCTAAAGCCTTGACACACAAGGCAAGGCCGGCCATGCTGTACATAACCTTAGCGACCTTGATGCTTTATCAAACTACTAAGCTGGATAAAGCGTCATTTGATTTACTAACAGAAAAGCCAGTGTCAAGTTTTACATCAAAAAAACTTGAAGCTGTGCCTGAGGCGCCAGCTACAGAGGCGCCTCAGAACAAGACAAAGAGGTGGCGGTACAAAGGCCAGTCTGGCTGCTGAACGTAGCCTTTATGTCGGCAGTTGCCGATAAATGCTCAGCGCTTATAAACTATAGTGGAGACGTCTCCAAAGGGTGCCATGAAAGAAATAGATAAACTAGCTAACAAAATGTCAGACAAAATGCATAGTAAGCTAGAAGCCAAGGGCTTTATTATATCCACCATAGTGGTGGTGTCTGCCGTTATATCCATAATATATAATCTAGTTAAGCTTTCAAAGCTCTGTAAGTACGAAGCTAAAGAAGCCTTAGAGCACATAAAAAAGCCTAATCTACTAGACAAGATAAAGATAAGGAAAGCCATAAGGTCAAGCCTTAAAGAAAACAAAGTAAAAGTGCCACGGGGCGTGGCTGGAGATTCGTTTATAACCATTGTAGAGTCAGCGGTATCTGAGGCTGTTAGCACTATAGACGAGAATGATATAAAAATAATATTGGACGCTACAGAGGAATAAGCGCTATGTCATCTAAAACATTTTCGGCTAAGATTTCTACCTTCCCCCTAGACGCAGCCAAGCTACTTGCAGATATGCTTACAGGTAAAGCGCCGTTTGATAGATGGAAGGCTATATACTCCTCTATGGAGTTAGCCACCTATTTGATGGGATGTGCTGTAGATGTGTACGCCACCAAATCAGTAAAGGCCGCTAGAATATCTAAAAAGAAAATAGGCGAGGCTTTGGAGAGCTTAGTAAATCACAAGTCCAAGCCAGCAGCCGCTTCGTTCGACATACCTGTATGGCTCTTACCTATTCTTATAAAACTTATACTAAAATGGGTGGAAGGGACCTATCCTTCCAAGGGGAAGTAAAATGGCCTCTAAAAAGTTTCCTTTTAAGTTACCGCCGTACAAAATAGAAAGCGTTTCAGTTTCTTGCGCTGAAACTATCGATTGGGGCTTACGCTCTTTTTCAATTCCAGACATCTGGATAGACTCTGCCGGCAAAGGCATAGTGGTCGCTGTCCTAGACACCGGCGCCGCCCCTAGTCACCCAGATCTTATTGGCCAGATAATCAGCTCCCAAGACTTTAGCGGCTCCAACGCTGGGGCTTACGACACCAACGGACATGGAACTCATTGCGCTGGAGTTATAGCCGGTAATAAAAACAATAGCGGAGTTATAGGCGTGGCCCCTGACGCCAGGCTGCTAATAGGAAAAGTACTAGGAGACGACGGGTTTGGCGCAGCAGAATATATAGCTAAAGGCATTAGATGGGCTGTAACGGAAGGGGCCGACATAATATCCATGAGCCTTGGGTCTTCTAGCTTAGATAAGAGCATAAAAGACGCAGTAAAGTTTGCATACTCTAAAGGCTGCTTTATAGTAGCTGCTGCAGGAAACGAAGGACCTGGCCCTAGTACTACAGGTTACCCAGCAGGAATGAAAGAGTGCATTTCAGTAGCTGCCGTGGATAGGTCAAATCTGGCTGCCATGTTCTCTAGTAGGGGAAAAGTAGACATAGCCGCCCCAGGAGTAGACATCATGTCGTGCTGGCCGCCTAAAGGGTACGCCAAGCTATCAGGAACATCAATGGCTACTCCATTTGTATCTGGAGTGTTGGCTTTAGTGTTGTCGGCATTGAAGGCAGAAAACGTTAAGTACAAGCTTTTACTGAAAGAAATCTCTGCAACTTTCTTTAAAACAGCAGTGGATGCCGGGGACCCTGGGTATGACCCGACATACGGCTGGGGGTTGATTAATCCTGATAGTGCTCTTAAAGAAGCTAAGACTCTTTCAATAAGGTCTAAAGGCAAAGTTAATCGTAATCCTGACAAGGTAACTTTGTCGGCTAAGGATTTTACTGCAGAAGGCTTAGAAAAGCTGGTTTCATTCGTTAAAAAAATATGCGATAATTCAAATCCCTAGGAAAGAGGGATACGAATGCTTGTTTATCCTGAGAACGATTTAGACGTAATCGATAAAGTCAAAGCTCTGTTAGGGGGCTATTGGAGCGACATCTACACTGAAAGTGATCAAATAGATCACCTAGTAGCTGCACGCTCAACCCTATGGAAAGAATCAAATTCATCGTGGGTTGAAGCGGGTAAGAGTAAAAGCAGACACGACATAAGTCCTTTAAGAATAAAGTCTTGGGTATACTTTCCTATAAAGAGAAGCGAAGGAGTAAGCCCTAAAGGATTCTACGAAGGTGGCGGAGCGTACGGCACCTCTCTACTTTATGGAAGAACTCCAGGGCTTACTTGGCGCCTACCCCCGCGCGTGCTAGGGGCCAGCCAAATATACAATAGAATAACCTACCCGTCAGTAAGCCTGTTTGAAGGCATAGACTACGCGATAGACCCAAAACTAGGGCTTATACAATTTAGGGAAAACCCTTTTAATAATCCAGGAATAGCCTACTCTGAGTCAGCATTAGATGATCTAACCACTGACAGGGAAATAGCTCTGTGGATTCATAATGCTAAATTAGACCAGCAGTCCGTGCAGCTTATATTCGGCTTGCCTATAGGCGTTGATGGCAAATCTAACGAAGAGTACAAGAGGCTTATAAATACTATATACGATTGCCTAATTCTTGGAACTTCCTCAGGAAGGTTGGCCTCTTTATTGGGTTACTCTTTAAACGTACCAGTTGCTTTAGCCACTGAGACTGTAGAGCTAATTAATACCGAAGCCCGGAAAGTAATAGTAACCGATAAGAATGTTTACTTTCTACCATACAAAGCTAACGCTTCAGTTTTAGTAGGAGATACGGTTATAAAGGGTAATAGCCTATCCGACGCTTTAACCATAAAAGAATTAAGAAGAGGCGTAGACATATCTGATGTCGCAGCTTTAACGCTAGGCAAAGGTTTTATAGCCAATAAGTTTGCATACGATCTAACTTTCCTAAATGAAGATCTAGACACTTCAATAGCGGATTTAGATGGAGTTACAGAACTAAAGTTTAAAGTTAATGGGCACCCTTTAGACGTAGATCATTTCTGGGAGATGACACATAAAAACGGGATTGATAAAGGGCGCACGCTAGCTCAAGCCTTAGACATTAGAGACGAAAAAATAGGCGAGCCCCAGGCAGAAAGCCTGCCTTCCACCGTAAACCCTATGCGGTTCTTGCTAGAAAATATTGTTCCAATGGGTTTAACTTTAATAACTATTAAGGCTGAGGCTCTTCCTCAGGCTATACCTAGGATGGATGTGGTGCCTGATCTCCTGCCCATGGGCAATGGAGTGCTTTTCATTTTTGAAGCTCCACTCGCTATCGATAGCACATTTGAGGTACAATCCTCAGATGAGGGTACCTTTACCGCAATAGATACTATAGTGTCCTACGGTTCTCTGGGTATGCTTAATTTGGCCGTGTCTATTAAGACTATAACCAGCCAGTGTTCATGAGGGTATGATGGCTAATAACAGTAATGCAGAAGTAAACGGAATTATACAAACCTACGAAGTAAACTCAAATGGAGTGTGGCTTCCTCAGGTCTCGTTCCATAATCAGATTCAATGGACTTGGGGAGAAATAGCCTGCAAGCTATTTGGGGAAGGCAACCAAGATTATAAGATAAGCGGAATGTACTTGGAGTTTGAGAACACAGCTACCTCTGGCGATGAGGTGTCAGCTCCTTCATTTGATAGATCAGAAGGCATCGAGTACTACTCAGCCCTGTCGGCTTCTCCGTCTAGGGACTTTCTAAGAGTGCAACTAATATCTAACCCTAGTGTTACTTTGATAAGCGGATACGAAGGTTCTTCGTTAAAGTATAACCAGCTGACTTTTTTTGCTCAAAGCACTGGAAGCTTAGGCGTACACGGTAAACCATTTACAGCGGGCTCTAATAGCACCATCTTTGGATTGGCTCTTGTAGCTACGCCGTCATGGGCAGATAGAACAAAGGATCTAGTATTCGCTAGAGAATACTACCCCACTGCAAGCCAGGTTGTAAAACAGGCATCTAGCCAGATAGGGGTTAGCTGGACAGAGCAGTTCAAATAATAGAGGTATAACTAATGTCTTCATCTTGGACAAACAAAGTAGAGCACGTAATCGATGGCGAATCTGTAGAAGCCAAGGTGGATAGCCGTCCAACCAGAGCTCTTGAGAACCAAGCTAGATACTTAAAAGAAAGAGTCGATGGAATAGAAAATAAAGAGGCGCTAGTTATATACGACAGCGCTGTAGAGGCCGACGCAACTCTAGGCATGGCAGTATGCTGGAACGGAACTAGGTCAAGGTTCGAACGAGCACTAGCAGGGTTTGAGTTTAATCAGGATACCAAGATATTGGAGACGTCTCCACTTTGTGAAGTTATAGGAATAGTTCTATACAAGCACGGCCCAGAAGTAGCTGACATACTTATATTTGGTAAAGGCGAGATAGACATAACCTCAGTAATCGACGGTGGCGGCACCCTATCCCCCGGTAGATACTACCTATCAGGAAGGACTAGAGGCATGCTGTCGACCAGGCCAGCTATAGCCGACGTAGCCGTACTTCACGCTGACGGTAATGGAATAGTATATGTCCAGCCTCAGTTAAGAGACGGCCCATACAACCATGTACACTATGAGTTTAGTTTAAACCTTTCTCCTTGCGGAGACTCTCCTACGCCCAGCCCAGACGGACGACACTCCATTATAAACGTGGATGATTCACTTCCAGGCTGGCTTCCAGCAGACGACGCATTCTTCAACGGGCTAGCTCCAACAGGAGCAGCATTTGGATACAACCTTAAGACACACGTAGCTTTGTACAACGTCTTCCCGCCAATGCCTGCAGAGTCTGCAAGTGTTACTTGGTTTAAAGGCGACACAGATGGAAACGGAATAGAGCTTCCTTTAGGTATTAAAGGCGTTATTCTTATAGACATAAATGGCATATGGTGGATGTCGGATTGCTACAACGATGTACCGTGGTCTTATCAGCACGGGACGTCATCTTCGTCATCTTCATCATCAGGGTCACTATCTTTGTCGGTGCCTGAGTGCCCTAGAGACATGTTTAAGAAAATGCTGCTAAGGTTTGCTAAGACAGCTTACGGCGTAGATAAGACGGTAGTTACAAGCTTAGAAGCTGTAGAAGGTAGCGGCATAACGGTGATAGGCTGCTACGACAATTTGCCAGCTTCCACTGGGGCTCTTAAGCTAGACCTAGATTTAGGCCTTACAGTTGACGATGACACCTTTGAAGGGTCATTAGTGTTTAAAGAAATAGAAGGCGGTAAGTTTAAAAGAGGCAGAGTCATAGAAGGCATAAGAGTAGAGGATGAAAGCATAACTATTTCATCTACGTCCAGCCGAGTAGGCGATGATGACGTTACAATACATCAAGGCATAGTTACTATGAGCGCCAACGTGGCCTCTGCTGAAAGAATAATTCAGCCGCAGGTTGTGCGCCTAAGCGATACTAAAGAACGGTACTATGAAGACATAATGTACCTTGCCTTTCCTTCTGTTCAAGCCAGCTCCATAAGACTTAAAGTTTTAATGCCTCACGCAGATGCCTTCCCGGCCGCAGCTAAACTTAAATTAAGGCTAAGGCTTTTAGGAAGGTCTGCAGGCACCCTGCCCAGTCTAACAGTAACATATAGAGTTCTTTCTAAATCAGATGGATCGCCAGTTGACTTGCCGCTGGTTGACGAAGATCTAGCCATAGACACTTCTATAACAGTGGCGGCAGATCAGTACATAGACATAGACAGTGAAGATATACTTGAAATAGCTGGAGAAGACATTGTGTACTTCACCGTAGCCAGGACGGCTGCTGATGGGTACGGCGGAGAGGTAGGGCTTATAGAAGCTGTAGCTGTAATATACTAGGCTTTACGACATGGAGGTCGTAACTAATGGTTGTAGGTATTTGGAACCTAGAGTGGCTCAATTCGAATAGCCAAAGAAGCTATCCTTTAACGGAAGCAGCTTCTAAGGTAGATACTACGGGCACCTTTAAAATACCTGACAGCTTAATACTAGGGATTTACTTTCCTATACACTCAGGGCTGGTTGCCTTCCCAGAACGATTCTACATAAGATCCATATCTTGGTTCTCTACCGGTATAAGCCTAACATTAGGGTATTGGGACGGCGTTGCAGGAATATCTGTAGCGTCTGTAACCCTAGCCTTTTCTACGCACTCAGAATACAAGACCTACACTCTAGTAGGCGAAGGCGACTTTATAGACTGTGTAGGTAAGATAATATTTGGGAAAATGGACGAGCTAACTTCTGGATCACCTGGAACATACAACTTTGCATACGCTGCATCCAATGTTGACTCTGACGCCATAAGGTTAGCCCTAAGAGGAGTAAGCAGCTTTACTTTAGTAAACGGCACTTCTGTATCGAAAAGGATTCAAGGAGATGTAGCTTTCGTAGCAGGTACTAATATGTACCTCACCTCGTCTACTGTAGGGTCTCTTACAAGCATAACCTTTAACGCTATCAAGGGGGAAGGCTTGAACATAGACTGCGCCTGCATAGACGATGATGACATAGGCGGCTGCATACGCACCATAAACGGGGTTGGCCCCACAGAGGTTGGTGACCTATCTATGGTAGGAGATGCCTGCCTATCTATAACGTCGGCCACTAATAGCGTATTGCTAAACGATGTCTGCTCTAAGCCTTGTTGCGGGTGTAGAGAGCTTGAAGCGGTAACTGCAGACTTAGTAAGGTTTGGAGACGCCGCCACTAGTTTAACTAACTTTCTAAATAGGCTAGAAGGTTCAGTTAACCGTATGAACTTAACCGTTCTAGGAAGTAACCTTGGTACCGGTGGAAACTGCTAGGGGGAGTAATGTCAGTAGCTACAGGTTATGGGTCTGGAATTTTCCCTAACGGCACTGATTTTCCGTTCGTAGCTCCTTCTACGGACATACGCGGCATGTTTGAAGATATAAACTTAGTTTATACAGAGTCTCACTCACTTCCTTTAAAAGTAACTAGAGTATCCGGCTTTCAATTCTTATCACCTAGCGGATCTAACTTAATCATAGAAGACGAAGACGATAACGTAGTATTCGACACATCTGTGGCTACTACTAGGTCTAACTCACTATGGGGCTCAGACCGCATAGTGTACTCTTGGGAGTTCAGCGGAAAAGCTCTTTACGCTGTTCAGTATATAGGTAATGGCGCTGTTCAAAGGCCCGCATTGTTCTACCCTGACAATGCAATTCTAGACGAGAGAGCCTATTTAATAGAACCTGATAAAGTTAACAAGCTAAGGGTTGGAGCTACAGACTATTACGGAGATGTAAGCTTAGTAGCCGGTAACAACTTTGTGTTTGTTCTGAGAAACACTACTAGTGTCGAAGGTAAAAGAAAAATAAATTATATCCAGACAGCGGTAGGGATAGGCTACGGAACAGGCATATATGCCCAGTGCCCAGACGACTGCGTGTCTGACGCTATAAAAACCGTAAACGGAATAAAGCCTACTTCGTATGGAAACCTTGGGCTTGTAGCTACAGACTGCTACTGGCTGGGGGTTCCAGGAATTAGCGATGGGTCTCATTACTGGCCCACTTACTCTAACAGATTAGACATTTTTAACAACTGTAGCCCTTGCTGCGAGTGCAATGACTTTGTTAAAACCTACAAAGGAATAAGAAACCTTTACGAAAAGTTTAAAACTTTAGGTAGCAGAACCATGAAGGTACGCTCCCAGCAATATGCAAATCAGGCTAAGTGGGAATGCTCTGCTCGATGTAGAGAATCTAACTCTATGAGAATACTTGCGCTTCCAGCTGGAGGTAATTTAGTATCCGTAGTACTTACCTACTGTAACGTATCGCAAACCATTATAGGCCCAATCAGAATAGAATTAAACCTAACCTCTACTGGTAACGTAGGTTTCATAAAAGATGACGCGACTACTTGGTATCCGGCCGAAGGTACAAGCCCTATACTCATTTTAGCTGAAGGGGAGTGGCCAGACTATGTTTTTAGATGGGATGAACTACGTCCTGGAAGGTCTGCAAAAGTAAAATTTATAGTAGACATACCTAGCGCCGAACCTGGTGACTTTCTACTAATAAACGCTCAAACTATATTAGACGAAGACGAAGTACTGGTTGAAGCCACTCCTTATTCGGTGGGAATACTGCCCTAATGGCTATACTAAACAACAACTGGTTTAACTTAAACTCCATTAAGCGATACCCTATAGACGATAAGGCTACTGGAGAATCAGACGTAGGTTTGGACATACCTAACGATATAGTGGTGGATATTAGATTAAGGTTTCCAGAGACTAAAGCTAAGTTTGCAGCCATAAGCAGCATACACTGCGGCCCCGGCATAGTAACAGTAACTTTTTTAGGGTGCCAAGACTACCCTGTAAATACCGGCGAGCCTGACGCCGTATCCCAGTTTGTCCCGTTAGCGGTTATATCTATACCAAAGCCAGTATTGATAGGCATACCTTACAATTTAACCCCTATGACAGACGGCGTTATGGGATGGATAGTATTTGGCGAAGGAGTAGAGAAAAAGTTCTCAGCTACATTTACGCGTACTAGCCAAGCTATTCTAGCCCCTAGAGCTGCATCACCTTACAGGGTAGCTGGAGTTAGATCTATATCTATAAACAACAACGAAGTTAAATTAAACAAAGACGTAAAGTTAAGAGGGCTAGGTGACCTTGATGTAAGCTACGGGGAACGAGAAATACCAGGAGTGGGAGAAGTTTCTGCTTTAATATTCAGCCTGCGCAACCAGAGCACATCTGAGAACCTTTACAAAAAGTATCACGGTAAGTGTCAAGGAAGACCAGAGAGTGAATCTTGTGTAAAGACTAGCGTAGAGTATATCAACGACGTATACCCTGACTGCTACGGCAATATTAATATAAGTTTCTCGACTAATCAGATTAGAGACGAAGTACTGGTAAATTCAGAGATGAAAGGGCTGGCCGTTGAAATGCCGCTCGGGATGGCTGAAGCATGCACTAAGACCGACTACTTACCCGATGAAGATGGAGATTTACCTAACAAGTATGTAGACGAATGCGCAGACATAGCAGCTTCGGAAGGCGATCCTGACGCCATAGCTGAGATAGTCGATAACGTCAACGCCAACCCATCCTTAACTAGCACAGCCCTAGAGCCCACTGATCTCCCGTATTTAGACGAGCTAATATACGCTGATGACACTCAGGATATACCTACTCATTTTGAGTTTATTAACTCAGAGTTTTTGAACACCACTACGGACTTTAATCGAGGATTTCCTAGCGGAAGACCGTACTCTGGTCTGGCTGTGCTTAGCGCAGGGTCTAGATTTTTAGCCGTATGGAATGACCTAGCTAGTGGAGACCACTCGTTTCAAAAAGATTACCCTGAATCTTTTGGATATGGGTGTAGAGCCTCTGTATCTTTTGTGGTTGAGTTAGGGCAAGACACTGGAACCGCGGGCGTAGTTCTAGACTATTGCACTATATATTCAAGCGCTCAATCTAAATACATTAAAACCTACATGATAGGAGTGTTTAATTTTCTTACACGAAGACTTGAAATACATAGGTGGGGAGGTTCTTCTTGGACTCTTAAAGGAAGAACAAGCCCTATTACTAATATAGTGTCAGGAACTTGGTACTCTATAGATTTTCAAAAAGACACATCAGTTATAGGGCCTAATTCTACTGTGCAGTACAGGCTTAATATGTTCACTGCAGCAGAGTACTGGGCAATAGCGCCAAGCCCAAGAGTAACATATTGTGCAGACAGCGCTTTAGTGACGGAAGGCTCTATATCTGTAGGCGCGCAGGTCCAGCAAATGTGCATATCTAGAGATGGTAAATCAATTTATGTATGCGTTCCATTTGAAGGAAGCATAGCTGTGTATAATCGCGACAGCGAAACGGGAGCTTTAACAGCGGCAGGAAGTGTGTCGGCTCCTATATCAGTTAGGCACATCTGCATCTCGGAAGACGGTACCTCTGTATATGCCGTAGGTACTCAAAGATTAGAAATATTTTCTAGGAATATAACTACTGGAGCTCTTACATCACAGGGGACAATAGTATCATCAGGGGCCATAAGCCTGACCATATCAATGAACGGCGAATCTTTATACGTTACCAGCGCTACTGATTACTTTGGTGGCGGACCTATCAACACGATACAAGCGTATGCAAGAAATACTTTAACAGGCGGACTTACTGAATTGGGCGACGTAGCAACTGGCATCAACCCTGAAGATAGCTGTATAACTTCTGATGGCATATCTGTCTATGTTGTAAACGCGAGCGATAACACGATATCAGTTTACTCTAGAAACTCTGTAACTGGAGATTTAACGGCAGCTGGAACCGTTCCAACAGGTTCCTACCCGATCTATATTAGAGCATCCGCAAACGGAAGGTCAGTTTACGTAGTTAACTTAGGTTCAAGCAATGTGTCAACGTACTCTAGGAACACTGCAACAGGCGTGCTCACCCCCACTGGTACGATTGCTTGCGGAGCAGCCCCCCAGAGTCTATGCATATCCGAAGACCAAAGATCGGTCTATGTAGCGAACACAGATGATGACACTGTAAGCGCCTATGACAGAAACTTATCTACCGGAGAATTAACGTTTAATAGTGTATCTGCTACTGAGAATGGGCCAGTATCTGTGGCCATATCTGACGATGGGCTTAACGTCTACGTAGCTAATTACTACAGCTATACTATTACAACATACGGTAGGTGCCGAGGGTCAGCGTCTTTCTCTTCATCTATGGGTAGTGCTAACGACGTATTGACTCCAAACGCTGGTTACACCTTTAACATACCATCAAAGTCATTAGCCAGTTTAAATCTTTACGCTGAAGCCTATGGCAACGATAGTTCTTTGTCTGGTTTTGGCACTGTATCTAACGGCGCCCCAGTCTTCTCTTACTTTTTTGTAGGGTAACACTTATGGGTCTGCAAAGAGAATACGGCCAAGAGTGGAGAGACGAGCATAAAAGCACAAAATACCCATTCTGTGACAGGTGCTCTCTTACTACTGCTGATAACTTAGTCATAGACAAAGAAGCTATATACGACGCGTCATTTTACATTGTAAATTGGAATTCTCGGCTGTTCATTACCAGCGTAGAAATATCCTCAGGAGCAGTAACCGAAGCCACAATATACGTAGGGTCTTCTTCAAACAGCAGAGCTGCTAGCGCAGTAATAGACGTTTCTGATATAGGGCCTTTATTAGTGTTTAACGACACTTTAGGAAGACCAGCTGGAATTATGGTTGTTGATCCGGTGGCTATGGCTTTTATTCAGACCTGGCCTATAGGCGAGCATATGCTCAGAGAAAATGCAGAATTCATTCCATCGGTCGTAACCCCTATGCCTAGCAGTATAGTCTCTTCACTTAGAGACACTAACGACCTTATCGTAACAGAAGACGTGTGGCTTATAGGAGAGGACGGAGTTGTTTTAAGAATGGAAGGAGAGAGCATAAGGGTAGACGTAGTAGGTGACCCGCTATTTAAAAGAAGAGTAAGCCCTGACTCATTTGTAACCCCTAGGTTTATAAAGTCCATAAATGGCATAGAGCCTGATGACCAGGGAGACTTTAAAATAGTTGTCGGTACTTTTTTAGCCAACGACACCATATTAAGAATATACCCAGATTTAAGTTTGCCTGGGCTTAGGGTTGAGCTTGTAGGGCAAGACCTTCAGGTTGAAGTAGTGTAATTTAAAAAGAGAGTTTAAAATGGCCATGCAAGGTTTTTACTTTGATAACATGTTTAGGGCTTACCCTTTCATAGACACCGGAAGCAATTCAGTTATTCCGGACGATGTTATCGTAGATTTCAAATGCTCTATAAGCTCTAGCTCTGGGTTTGTAGAAGACGAGAATAAAATATGGCTGTACAGCGTTTATAGATCAGAAAATGATTTGATATTTTCGTTTGCCTGTGATGCACTTGGGCTATCAAACTACCTTCTTACATTCTCTGTGCCTTTAACTTCTTCTGAGCTCACTCATTCATTTTCATATTTAACAATGATAAGCGATAGCTGTACTAGCGGGTACTCTTCGAGCAGCTCTGGATCTGCATATGAGCCAGAACCATTATGGGACGGTTTCATAATTGTAGGCAAGCTGGCGGCGTTTATGGAGACTATAAGCACCGGAGAGTGCCTATCTGGATACGACAGCGATGCGGAAGTAGAGCCCAGCCTTATAACTAATATGCAGAATGTATCGGTAAGGTCTATAAACATAGCCAACAAAGCTCCAGCTCTAGTGTCAGAGCCTGACGAGTGCCCGCAAGTTGATGAGCAGGTTTATTACACCTACGTTTACCACACTGGTATTACAGGCGATGTTACATTTACAGACGGCTACAGCTGCAACGTAAGCATGACTGAATCCGATAACTCCATCACATTCACGACTACCGTAGATAATGCAGTGAAGGGGCAGTTCTGCGGTGAAGACCCGCTAGGGCCGATAAAATACCCCAGCAGCCTTATACCTGGAATAAGAGTTGGAATAGACCATACCGAAACTCCTGAAGGCAGCCAGCTGTATAGCGGAGGTCCTTTGTGCAGAGACACGCTTAAATCTATAAACGGGGTAGGTGGCAGAAGGCTATGGATAATAGGAGGAAAAGGCATACGCCTTACTACCGACCAGGGTAACAACGCAATAGATATCGAAGCTACTTTAAGCGGATTAGCAGTTTGCGCAAACCCAGATGTATACCTATCCTCGGCGTCTATAGGGTCAATAGGTGGGTAGAGTTAATCTAGATTGTTATACGGATAGGATTTATAGTGGGCTAACGGACTTAATTAGGGCTTAAAAGCTAATTACTGGACATTAATTTAATGGCAGACGTCTTTGCTAATAGCGGTTGCAGTTTACCTTTTACAGAGGCTATAGATGATTTCAACTTCATATCTAGCTGTACTCTGCCCGATCCTCCTGCACCTATATACGATTGCCCCGATGTAGACATACAAATACCTTTAATCGGTTTTACAGGGCCCACCGGACCTCAAGGTATAACCGGACCTTGCCCTACTTTAAGCATAGTTACAACAACTACAGTAACATCAGGCTACAAAGCTTTAGTTTCAGCTACCGTTCAAAATGTAGATGGCGAGTGCGTACCTTCTATAGAGTTCGACTTTCAAATACCGTGCCCCCAAATGGGTGTGCAAGTGGGAACAGTCACCACTACTCAGTCAGGCACTCAAGCAAGCGTAGTTGTAACTAATACTGGTAGCCAATCCTGTAACCCTGTATTTAATTTTGATTTTGCTATACCACTAGGGCCTCAAGGCCCATGCCCCCAAATGGGCGTTCAAGTAGGGTCTGTTACTACAGCTCAGTCTGGAGATCAGGCCTCGGTGGTCGTAACTAATACCGGTAGCCAAGCCTGTAACCCTGTATTTAATTTTGATTTTTCTATACCGATAGGCCCAATAGGCCCATGTCCACAGATGGGCGTTCAAGTAGGGTCTGTTACTACAGCTCAGTCCGGAGATCAAGCCTCAGTAGTTGTAACTAACACCGGCAGCCAAGACTGTAATCCTGTATTTAATTTTGATTTTTCTATACCGATAGGCCCAATAGGCCCATGCCCTCAAATGGGTGTACAAGTGGGATCTGTTACTACAGCCCAGTCTGGGGATCAGGCCTCAGTAGTAGTAACTAACACTGGCAGCCAAGACTGTAATCCTGTATTTAATTTTGATTTTGCTATACCGATAGGCCCGATAGGCCCGATAGGCCTATGCCCTCAAATGGGCGTCCAGGTAGGCACCATAACTACAGCTCAGTCTGGAGATCAAGCCTCAGTAGTCGTAACTAATGTAGGTAGCCAAGACTGTAATCCTGTATTTAATTTTGATTTTTCTATACCAATAGGCCCAATAGGATTGCAGGGGCCTCTTGGAATACAAGGACCTTTTGGAATACAAGGGCCGATAGGAATACAAGGACCAATAGGAATACAAGGTATAGACGGAATACAAGGTCCGGCAGGGTTTGATGGGCTTGACGGTATAGCTGGACCGTGTGCTCAGATGAGCATACAAGTTGGAAAAATAGAGACTATACAGGCAGGCTATCAGGCTGAAGTGTCTATAACCCAAGTTATTGAACCAGGTGCTACTGACTGTAACCCTACATTTAATTTTGATTTTGCAATACCGATAGGTGACCCAGGATTCCAAGGGCCCTGCCCACAGATGACTATCGACGTTGGTAACGTCACCAAAGTAAGTCCCACAGATGCGGCCAAAGTAACTATAACTCAAGAAGAAAGCACAGACTGCGCACCAGCGTTTAGCTTTGACTTTGAAATACCGGGCGGCGCCTGCCCGCAGATGACAATAGATGTAGGCAGTGTTACTAAGGTATCTGAAAAATCTGCTGCTAAAGTAACCATAACTCAAGAAGGCACAGACTGCGAGCCTCAATTCTCGTTTGATTTTCAGCTACCTAAAGGAAGTCAAGGCAGTCAAGGAAGGCAAGGAAATCAAGGTAACCAAGGAAAACAGGGTAAAACCGGGCTAAGAGGCCCGCTTGGGTTTATGGGCTTTACCGGATATCAAGGTTATCAAGGAGCGCAAGGAAGAAGAGGCTTGGCGGTAATATCGTTTGGAGAAAAAGGGTTTCAGGGAGAAAAAGGAGACAAAGGATTTACCGGTAAAGAAGGTAAGCAAGGTAAGCAAGGATTTCAAGGATTTCAAGGATTTCAAGGATTTCAAGGATTCCAGGGGTTCCAAGGGTGCCCATTTATACTGGGTGATAACTCTAGTTCCAAGACAACCGTTATTCTGCCTGTCATGGACCCCTATGTAGATCTAAACATAGACATAAATGACTACGGGGATTGCTACTCATATGATTTTAATTTTGAATTCTTTATTCCTCAGGTGTGTCAATTTAAAGTAGGAGAAGTAGACTCTTACGCAATATCTATACCTTACGGCAACGATCCAGAAGTGTCGGTATCCATAACTCCTGGTCTAGGCGTCTGCCCGCCTACCGATTTTCAATTTAATTTTGCCATACCTGAAGCATGCGAGCCTTACTTTTGGACAAGCCCTGGCAGTAATATAGCAAATAAACTTGCGCCTGGGTCTGCCCCAACTGTCTCCGTTACAATTACCCCTGGAGCTGACGGAAGCGAACAGCCTTGCGGAAATGAACTGAAATTTATTCTTGGAATACCAGAAGGATACCAAGGCGATCAAGGTGATCAAGGCGATCAAGGTGACCAAGGTGCACAAGGTGATCAAGGTGATGAAGGCGCTCAAGGCGATCAAGGCGATGAAGGCCCTCAAGGAGATTATGGAGATCAAGGCGATAAAGGCGATCAAGGCGATGAAGGCCCTCAAGGAGATTATGGAGATCAAGGCGATAAAGGCGATCAAGGCGATCAAGGCCCTCAAGGAGATTATGGAGATCAAGGCGATAAAGGCGATCAAGGCGATGAAGGCCCTCAAGGAGATTATGGAGATCAAGGCGATAAAGGCGATCAAGGCGATGAAGGCGCTCAAGGTCATCAAGGTCATCAAGGTCATCAAGGAACTCAAGGCCCGGCCCACGGAGCTCAAGGTCCGGCCGGACCCGCGGGCCCACCTGGAACTGCTGGTTGTAGAGGAAGGCCTGGAACCCCAGGCGGACCAGAAGGGCCCGCTGGACCCGCTGGGCCAGCTGGGCCCGCCGGACCTGCCGGGCCCACGGGAGCAGCTGGCGCAAAAGGAGAAACAGGATCTCCAGGAGATACAGGAGCGGCTGGAGCAAAAGGAGATACGGGCCCTCAAGGCGCAACTGGAACTACAGGAGCAACTGGTGCAAAAGGAGATACGGGCCCTACAGGTAAGACTGGAGCCACAGGAGCAACTGGTGCAAAAGGAGATACAGGAGCTGCAGGAGCTAAGGGCGATACAGGGCCACAAGGTAAAACTGGAACTACAGGAGCAACTGGAGTAAAAGGTGATAAGGGCGATAAAGGCGATAAAGGAGCCCAAGGCGGTGAAGGCAAAAGCGGTACAATTGGAGCTCAAGGATTTCAAGGAAGACAAGGCGCGCAGGGCGTTCAAGGAGTTATAGGCTGGCAAGGTCATCAAGGGCTTCAAGGAAGACAAGGAGCTCAAGGGTTTCAAGGCTTTCAAGGCTTTCAAGGCTTTCAAGGGTCTCAAGGAAGACAAGGAAAACAAGGTGATCAAGGTGACCAAGGTGATCAAGGTGATCAAGGTGATCAAGGATATCAAGGAGAACAAGGTGATCAAGGATATCAAGGTTATAAAGGAGATCAAGGGTATCAAGGCTATAAAGGTAATCAAGGGTATCAAGGTTTAGGTTACCAAGGCTATCAAGGAAATAAAGGAGATCAAGGAAGAATTGGTGTTCAAGGAGATTTAGGACCTCAAGGGCAGCAAGGGTATTTAGGGCAACAAGGTTATAAAGGAGATCAAGGCTATCAAGGAGATCAAGGAACTCAAGGATATCAAGGCATAGCCGGGCCTCCAGGAGGAGACGTACCGCAAGTTCAATACCATGAACCTAGTGGTAAATTTAAAGGCAACCCTGCGATGGTCTTTCTTACAGGTCTGCAGAGACTTGTATTAACTAAAGACGCAAGGGTTTCAGGATTAACTATAGGACGAGGGAACGGAGAGATAACGGGCAACACAGCCTTAGGTGCTGGAGCTTTGGAGAGCGGCGGGGGCTCAGGATTAACTGCGGTTGGGGCTGGGGCTTTAGCATCAGGATCCGGCACAGGTATAACTGCGGTAGGCTCTGGCGCAGGAGCAACTCTTTCAGGAACTAGCAGTACAGCCATAGGGTCTGGGGCTATGGGCGGCAAGTCCGCTACACAAAGTACGGGCGTAGGGGCTGGTGCCGGTATTGGAGGTTCAAACAATACATCTGTCGGCTACGGGGCTGGAAGAACAACTGCTGCAGACAATACAGCAGTAGGGTCCGAAAGTCTAGCTACCAACACTGGAGAAGGTAATACAGCGATAGGGCGCTACGCACTTAACTCAAATAGCGGAAAAGCTAACATAGCTCTAGGCGTTGAAACACTTAAGTCTAACTCTGGAGATTATAATATAGCTATCGGGCATAACGCTATGCTCGATAACCTTGGTGGAGATTACAACGTAGCTGGCGGCTATCTTGCCCTATCTAATAACACGTCGGGATCAAACAATATATCTATAGGGTCTTCGTCTCTATACTCAAATACGTCAGGTACATTCAACATAGCCGGTGGCTCTGAAGCCCTATATTCCAACACGTCAGGCAGCTATAATTCGGCGAGAGGGTACAGATCTTTAAGAAGCAACACTGTAGGTAACTACAACATTGCCGAAGGGTATGAAGCGCTATATTCAAACACCGAAGGTGACTACAACACGGCTAGCGGCTATAAAGTTTTATACTCAAACACTACTGGAGACTATAACTCGGCTTTAGGTTACAAATCTCTATACTCCAACAGCACTGGAGAATACAACATAGCGGTAGGGTATGAAGCTTTATACTCAAACACAACTGGCAATAATAACTTAGCTTTAGGTTTTCACGCCTTATACTCAAACACCACCGGCTACGACAACATAGCCACTGGCCAAGACGCTCTTTACTCTAATACAACCGGGTATCTAAACGTATCCAGTGGTATTTTTTCACTATTCTACAACACCACTGGAAATAACAATACAGCCTTAGGGCCTTTGGCTCTGTACTCAAACACTACAGGCGTTAACAACTTAGCTGTTGCTACCAGTGCTTTGTACAACAACACCACTACTGTAGGCTCTTTTACATTTACTAGAGGCTCAAGATACACAAACGGAAAATACATTGGAGTACAGCTTACTAGAGTAAGCGGATCTACAGCTCTGGTATATCCTACAGCAACTATAGTAGTTAAAAGAAACAGGGTTACTTCGGTAAAGCTGCTTACATACGGCAGCGGCTTCAAAGGTGTGGTTGTAATGACCTACGGAGGCATGGGCTCCGGTTACGGCTTTACCATAACTCCTACCTTGATAGCCGGTAGTAATAACGTAGCCAGCGGTGTTGCTTCGCTCGAAGCTAACACCTCGGGATACTTTAACACAGCTATAGGAGCAGGCTCTCTTCAATACAACACCCGAGGTCATCATAACGTAGGAACAGGCGCAGGCGCGCTGAGCTACAACACCGACGGTATACACAATGTAGCTACAGGCCAAGACGCCTTAGGCTACAACAATACAAACGTAGGATCTATCACCTTTAACGGTGGCTCAGGATACGAAGACGGAATTTACAGAGCTGTAGAATTGGAGTGGTACGCAGGCCCTGTGCCTACAGACGGGCCTACAGCTAAAGCTTATCCGACGGTAACTATAGTGGTAGAAGGCGGTACTGTAACTTCGGTTACTCTGCTGTCATATGGTAATAGGTTTACAGGCCCAACTGTAATGACCTACAGCGGCCTCAACCCTTCTTTGGACAATAGTAGTGACAGCTCTTCAAGCCACAGCCAGTCCAGCAGCTGGTTATTAACTGATGAAAGCTCTTCTAGCTACAGCCCTTCTAGTAGTTCTTCTAGCTACAGCCCTTCTAGTAGTTCTTCTAGCGATTCCTCTAGCTACAGCCCTTCTAGTAGTTCTTCTGGCTATAACTCTTCAAGCACAGGCTTGCCTAGCGATAGTAGCTCTTCAAGCTGCTACCCCGGGATGTCAAGAGGTACAGGGTTTTTAGTATTCCCTGTGCTTACTTCAGGTGACTATAACACGGCTGGAGGTTCTAACTCTTTAGTATCTAACTCTACTGGTAAATACAATACAGCCCACGGAGCCCACTCGCTTTTAGGTAACACCACGGGCGGCTACAACACTGCTTCTGGAGCTTACGCTTTATTCTCCAATGCCTGTGGTTTAAACAACACCGCTGTTGGAGCATATGCGTTAGAAGACAACACTACAAACGTAGCGTCTATCTCTTTCACAGGTGGATCAGGATACACCAACGGGTCTTACACCGTATCTTTAGAAAGGTACGGCGGTCCAGTAGCTACGTCGTACCCTGGGGTTATTATAGTTGTATCAGGCGGATCCGTAACCTCGGTAACGCTGCTGACTAAAGGGTCTAGGTTCCAAGGCCCTACTGTAATGACGTCCAGCCTTATAGGGCCTGGTACTGGGTTCTTTGTTACACCTACGCTAGTCTCTGGTAACTACAACACCGCGCAAGGTTACGAAGCGTTAAACGCTAACACGACAGGAAGTTACAACGTAGCTATAGGTGTTTCTGCTGGTAAGGCTTTAACTACCGGTAACAACAACACAATCATAGGCAGCATAGCCGGCTCTGCTGGAATGTCCGACACGGTCATCATAGCCGCAGGCGGAACAGAACGCTTACGCATAGACAGCAAGGGTAACCCTAAGTTCTTATCTACCGGCGCGGTTACAATGTCTGTAGGCGCTATAGCAGAAAGACCATCCGTCCCAGAAAAAGGGATGTTTAGGTATAACTCTGACGAAAATGTTTTTGAAGGGTACGGCGGAGCCGTTCCAGCATGGGGCCTAGTAGGCGCAGGGCAGCAAGGTCCGCAGGGTGTACAAGGCCCTTCTGACGGAGCACAAGGTGCGCGCGGAGCACAAGGCTTTAGAGGAGTTCAAGGAAGCAAGGGGGTTAAAGGAAATCAAGGAAGCAAGGGGTATCAAGGAAGCCGAGGGGACCAAGGAAATCAAGGAATTGAAGGGGCTGGAATAACTATTTCGAACAAGGGTTCGGGAAGAATCTTAACCTCTGACGGATTTGAAGGCGGAGTCAACGCCGAAGCCGGCCTAACATTTAACGGTAGCCAGTTAGTATTAAAGGGAAGTGGAGACGTTTTAAAAGTCTTGGACTCTGGAAGCTCCCCCGTCTTTTATGCTAACTCTGCAGGGTATACCAAAACGTTTTCCGGTGATTTTTCTAATAAAGTTGCAACGTTCATTGCGTTTAGTGTAGCTAAGACAGCAGCAGTTTCAGCATTCTTTGAATATTGTGTTATCGAGACTTCTAATTCTAGATTTAGAGCCGGCACATTGACAGCTGTGTGGGATACAGCAAGCGGTGCGGTAGCCGTAACTGAAACATCTACACAGGATTTAAACGGATCAACCTCTGGGCTATATCTCTCAGCTAGCATCGTTTCAAATAATTTAATTTTATCGGCTAATATTTCTTCAGGGACTTGGAGCTTAAAACTAGGCGCTAGACTGATATAGGTATTGCGCCTTGTAATTATATTTGCTTTAAGGAGCAAGTAGGTTAAAATTTAAGTATAGGCTTATTAATTATTAAAGAAAGGATTAGTGAAACAGAACAAAAGGAGCTAGTGCTATGACTGTACCATCTAGTAATAATCTAGTAGTTCGTAATGGCCTTATAGTCATGGGCGGTTTAACTTTTCCTTACGTAGCTAAGACAGCTACCTATACAATAGCAGATTCAGACCACCTTATAGACTGCACCTCTGGTACTTTTACTGTCACCCTTCCTACAGCAGTCAGCATGCCGGGTAAACTGTTTATAGTAAAGAACAGCGGCGCTGGCGTTATTACCGTAGCCACTACCAGTTCTCAGACTATAGACGGAGGTTCCACTGTAACCCTAAGCGCTGATGAAAATGTGCAAGTACACAGCGATGGCACTAATTGGGTAATAGTCGGCTCTGGAATGATAGGCGATCAAGGTGACCAAGGAAGTCAGGGTGCTCCAGGTAGCGGTGGATCTCAAGGTTATCAAGGATCTCAAGGAAATCAAGGAAGTAACGGATCACAAGGAGACCAAGGAAACAACGGATCTCAAGGATACCAAGGAGATAATGGATCCCAAGGCTATCAGGGGGATAATGGATCCCAAGGTTACCAAGGGGATCAAGGAAATCAAGGAAACAACGGATCGCAGGGAGACCAAGGAAACAACGGAGCCCAAGGAGATCAAGGCGATAATGGAACACAGGGCTACCAAGGAGATAATGGATCCCAAGGAAATCAAGGCGATCAAGGAAATAATGGATCCCAAGGAGACCAAGGAGATAATGGACCCCAAGGTTACCAAGGGGATCAAGGAGATCAAGGAAATAACGGATCTCAAGGAGATCAGGGAAATAATGGATCTCAAGGCGATCAAGGCGACAACGGCTCCCAAGGTTACCAAGGAGATAACGGCTCCCAAGGTTACCAAGGAGATAACGGCCCCCAAGGTTACCAAGGAGAGCAGGGAAATAACGGATCTCAAGGAGATCAAGGAAATAACGGATCGCAGGGGGATCAAGGCAATAACGGATCTCAAGGAGATCAAGGCAGCAATGGATATCAAGGAAATCAAGGTGACCAGGGTAATCAAGGAAATACTGGTAGCTTTGGCGGGGTCACAGTTGAATACTTAATAGATACTACTAGCTACACTGTGGCCGACCCTGGTGATAACTATGTCAGGCTAAACAATGCTAACATTACGTTAGCTACTCATATCATAATTGATGATAACCCTAACAACGCAAATATTGATCTTTCCCTATACCTGAGTACTGTCGCCTCATCAACGAGTACAATACAGGGTCATCTTAAAATATCTAAGAAAAACGACTCAACAGTATTTGCTTTATACACAATTAGTAATGTAGCGGAAGTGGATGGAGGTGTAAGTTATTTTGATGTTACGGTTGCTTATCTATCGGGCAGCGGCTCGTTTTCAGACGATGATGAAGTCCTTTTAACTTTTGCAAGAACTGGAGATAAAGGAGATTCAGGTTACCAAGGCAGTCAAGGTAGCCAAGGTAACCAGGGAAATCAAGGCCCAGCCTATGCGAACACTGCGACTATAACATCGCAAAATTCTAACTACGTGGTCTTCTCCTACGCTGACACTTATGCTAAAGCCGTGTTCATAGACTACTATGTTAAGAATGGGTCTAACGCCTACAGGTCAGGAACCATAACTGGAGTAGTAAATAGCTCAGCAAACACGGTAAGCTTTACAGAGGTATCCGTAGACGACTTAGGCGGCACTACTTCTGGTATTGCGTTCTCTTTAGCTATAACTTCTAATCAATTAGAGCTCACAGCTGTCATAACTTCAGGCACGTGGGATGGGGTTGTAGGAATTAGATCACTAGGGTAAAACGTTTAGAGGCCTAAGGTTAGGTTACACTAATGCTGCAAGATTTTATTCTTAGAAACGGTGTAATGTCTCTAGGCGGCATGACCTTTCCTTACGCCGCTAAGACGGCAAACTACACCTTAACAGATGAAGACTACTTCATAGACTGCACTAGTAACACTTTTACCGTAACCCTTCCTACAGCTGTAGGAAGGCCCGGCCAAATCTACGTAATTAAAAACAGTGGCACAGGCACGATTACGGTCGCTACCACATCTGCTCAGACCATAGACGGCGTATCAACAAAGTCTTTAAGCCAGTACAACGTACTAATACTAGCAAGTAGCGGAAGTAACTGGGCTATAAACAGCGGCCCTGGGTATCAAGGATTTCAAGGGGCGATCGGAGCTCAAGGAAACCAAGGCTTTCAAGGGGTTATTGGAGCTCAAGGAAACCAAGGATCAGTAGGAGCTCAAGGAAATCAAGGCTTTCAAGGATCAGTAGGAGCTCAAGGAAATCAAGGATTTCAAGGGGTTATCGGAGCTCAAGGAAACCAAGGATCAGTAGGAGCTCAAGGTAATCAAGGCTTTCAAGGGGTTATTGGAGCTCAAGGAAACCAAGGATTCCAAGGGGTTATTGGAGCTCAAGGAAACCAAGGATTCCAAGGGGTTATTGGAGCTCAAGGAAACCAAGGATTCCAAGGGGTTATTGGAGCTCAAGGTAATCAAGGCTTTCAAGGCAACCAAGGAAACCAAGGCAACCAAGGTGTAACCGGCCCAGTTGCTGGATCAGCAAATCAAGTTGTCTACAAAGATGGAAGCAATGCTGCTGCTGGCTCTTCGAGTTTTACTTTTGATGGCACAACAGTAGCTGTTCCGATACTTTCAGTAACTAGGACTGCCGGCACAGGGACACAAAGTCCTTCAGTGACTGTTACTGCTCCTGCTCACACAGCTTTGACTGCCTCTACTGAATCTAGCGACTTAAATATTAACTTAGCAAGAACAGCACAATTTGCAACTGGTGCTTTAACTACTCAAAGAGCAGTTAGAATACAAGCTCCGACTTATGGTTTTGTTGGTGCTAGTACATTAACTACAGCATCTACTGTTCAGATTGATTCTGCACCTGTGGCTGGTACTAATGCAACCATAACTAATGCTTACGCACTTCGTGTTTTGACAGGCACTGCTGCTGGCGTTGGCATAGTTATTCAAGGTGCAACTTCTCAAACTGGAGATTTGTTCGAGGTTAAAAATACCTCAGGAACAGATTTATTTTCTTTAAATAATAATGGCACTTTATTATTAAACCCATACGGAACATCTACTGGTCAAACTAATGAAATACGATTTTTAGAACTAGCAGCTAATGGAACAAATTATGTAGGATTTAAAGCTGGAAATAGTATAGCAAGTAATGTTATTTGGACATTGCCTACTGCTGACGGCACTAATGGTCAAGTTCTGTCTACTAATGCAAGCGGTGTGTTGTCGTGGTCATCGGCAGGCTCTGGAACAGTGACATCAATTGCAACCACTTCCCCAATAACAGGTGGAACAATAACCGGAACTGGCACAATCGGAATAAATGCATCTAGTGCCAATACAGCATCTTATGTAGTTCAACGAGATGCTTCTGGAGACTTTAGTGCTGGTAAAATAACACTTGGAGGTTCTGGTTCAAGCACTTCGGCCCAATTGACTTTTTCTGGATCGACTAATAACTGGATTGATTTTGGGACAAACGGATATGCTCCACCAACATTTACAACTCGAGGTGTTGGTACAAAAGTTGTTTTTTATAAAGACCTTGGTGCATCATCCACTGATTACGCTGCTGGTGTTCAAATTAATGCATTATGGTTTTCCATACCAGCAGCCACTTCAGACCGAGCATTTAGATTTTATGGCGGAATTACTAATATAGCCAGTTTGACTGGTGATGGCAGTTTTTCTGCAAACAAAACAATTACTGGCGAAACTCTAAGTTCTACCGTAGCTATTGGCACAGCACCGATTACTGTAACATCAACTACACAGGTTACTAATTTAAACGCTTCCTTGCTCGAAGGTTATTCCACGGCTACTGCAAATACAGTTAGCACTATAGTACGCAGAGATGCTTCTGGAAACTTTTCTGCTGGAACTATCACCGCAGCGTTAACAGGGAACGCATCAACTGCAACTAGTCTCGCTGGCGGTGGTGCTGGTCAAGTTCCTTACAACACAGCATCTGGTGCAACAAGCTTTCTTGCAGCAGGAACAGCTGGGCAAGTACTACAATCAAACGCAACATCTGCTCCTTCGTGGTCTAGCCGAGTAAACTACACCGCTGGTACATCTGCCCCTGTAAGCCCATTAGCTGGAGATCAATGGTACGATACTAATACTGGAGCTTTGTTAGTCTATGTAAACGACGGTAACACTTCGCAGTGGGTTGAAGCAAGTAACCCTAGCGTTGGTTCTGCTTCTATTGAATCAAATGGAAGGCTTACCTTAGCGTCTGGTGTTCCTGTTTCAACTACAGATCAGACAGCTAAGACAACTATTTACTACACTCCATACGATGGAAACTTTCTTAGCATTTACAACGGAACAAGCTGGAATGCTTATAGCTTTGCTGAATTGTCGCTAGCCTTAGGGACTTTGACTTCTGGAAAGAATTATGATGTTTTTGCCTATATTAGCGGTAGCACAGTAACTCTTGAACTAAGTACAGCTTGGACAAGTGACACGGCAAGGGCTGATGCTATATCGCTTCTTAATGGGGTTTATATTAAGACATCAAATAATACTAGAAGATACCTAGGAACATTCAGGACTACCGCTACAACGACAACAGAGGATAGTCTTACAAAGAGATTTGTATGGAATATTAATAATCAACAAGAAAGACCAGTACAAAAGTTTGAAGCAACTGCAAGCTGGACGTATCAAGCTACAGCGTGGAGATATGTAAACAACAGTTCAACTAATAGGGTAGAGTGCGTTTTTGGCCTGTCATCGGCAATAAACTTAGTTGCTAGTGGTTTTTACAATGCTGGAGCCACCATGCAGGGGTCACGCATCTCTATAGGTGAAGATTCTTCTACAGCTTACGCTGCAAATTGCAATTCACAAGGCGGAGCAACTATACCAAATGGGTATGCAGGATCTATTGCAACCCTTACTTTTTATCCAGCACTCGGGTATCATTTTTATTCGTGGATAGAAAGTTCTTTTTCTGGCGCAGCCACCACATTTTACGGCGAAGATGTCGGGTACAGAAGAACAGGCATCAGTGGATATGTAGTTAACTAGGAGTAATAATGCCAATTGACTTTCCAGCATCGCCTGCAACAAACCAAATCTACTCTTACAACAACAGAGCATGGACATGGAATGGATCTGTATGGCTATCTGCCCAGCCATCTAACTCTTTTGGAAACATATTCTCGTCAGGAAGGTTAACAGTAAGTTCTGGTGTGCCTGTTCCAACCACAGACATAAGCACTTCGACTCTTTACTACACACCTTACAATGGAAACATGATTAGTCTTTATGACGGCACAAGCTGGGCTGCCTACACTTTTACGGAAAGAACATTAGCACTAGGCACTTTAGTATCTGGTAAAAACTACGATGTGTTCATGTACAACAACTCGGGAACTCTTACTCTAGAATCTCTGGTGTGGACTTCGGATACTGCAAGAGCTACAGCACTAGTATTAACAGATGGCGTATATCTAAAGACTGGTGCTTTAACTAGAAGATACTTAGGTACTTTTAGAACTACTTCAACTACTACCACAGCAGACAGTCTTAATAATAGGCTTGTGTGGAATGTGAATAATCAAGTAGAGCGAGCAGTTAAAATGGATACTTATACTTATTATGCTTATACCGGCCACACTTACACCACAGCAGCATGGAGAGCGTGGAGAGCGGATACTGGTTTAATAATAGGCTATGTAGTTGGATTAGACCGTGGAATATCAGTTGGGTTTGGTTGTGCTTCAAGCGGAGCGATTACTTCTCAAGCTGCTGCATGGGATGGGGGAACACCGGGTTATGACTCTGTAGATGTTATTAGCAGAGCAGGAAGAACTTACTCAACTAGGGGTTCAGTTCTAGGATATCATTATATTACAATGATGCAATATGGTGCTGCTAGTAGCACTTTCATTCAAGGTCTTCTTGAAGGTACTTTTTGGTGTTAAGTTACTTTAGAAAGGAATCACAATGTTAATTGTATTACACGAAAAGATTAACTCTATTGTCCCCATACACGGTATCTCAGACAACGGAGATGGAACCTATAGAGTTGACTATGTAGCTGAGCCTACGGAAGCTCAAATAGCTTTAGTAAATAAAGCTATTGAAGACTTTCCTTTGTTTTTAGCAAAAGAAGCTAAGTTAAAGCAGATAGAAGCTGAATGGGCAACCGTAGAAAAAACTGGATGGGACTCTGGTAAGGGCTATCACCTAGGTATTACCCCTTCTGATGTTGCCCTTATTGTAGGAGTGTTTTCTTTAGCTAGAGAAGCCTCAGCAATGGGTTTACCTTTGCCAGGGCTAATCAGCATGGAAAACAATCCAATTGAATTTGAAACTATACAAGATATGACTGTATTGCTTATGTACTATGGTAAGGCTAGATCTGATATGGCTAAAGAGTTTGCTGCTAGACGCAAGGCAGTAGAAGACGCTACTACTATTGAAGAGGTAGGTTAATCATGCCATGCGCATCAGCCAATTGTGGGGTACGTAACTGGAAATGGACATATGGAATGTACCCAGTAGGTAACGGCGTTTTCAGCGGTGGCACTTGGGTTTTAGTGTCTGACTGTAATGCTTCTGGTGAAGACTATATATGCTCAGGATCCGCGTCACCGCCGCCAGGGCCTGTATCTGGATCATGCGGCGGAGCCTTTGCTGCTTATCATGCGTGGGTATGCGACAGCCCATTTAAAGTTCCTGGAGTAGACTGCCAAAACAGTGGGCCGCATGAAATATCAGGGGCAGGGCTAAGCTGCTTTGATGTTGCCTGCACATGCGTAGACAGCGGCAACTGCGGTGAGTCTAACTGCGGCCCCACAGAAACATGCTGTGATGGAACAACTTGTGTATCTACAGATTCATTTCAAACAGATAATAATAGATGCGGGGACTGCAATACAGTATGTACGCAAGGCTATATATGCGTAGATGGTGAGTGCGTTATTGATTGTGCTGCTAACTCTTGCACGTGGACTTGGACTGGGGGGGCATTGGGGTGCTGCCAGACCTATACATGTACAGAGAGTGGGTGGACACTTACCAATACTGTTACAACTTCTGAAAACTGCTCTACTGGGGATTCTAGTTGCTGCGACCCTGGTAATGTAACCTGTGTCGGCGCCACCTATAACGTCTGGAACGGCTCAGGGCCGTGCCCAGACGAATGCGCTCAAGACTGCGCAACTACAGTAATTACGTTCACATGGACCGGTCGAGATATACACTGCCCTGGAGGCGTCTGGGATGGAAATAGCTTTAATGGATGGAGCACTCTTCAAAGTTGCCCGTGCGGATATGAAGCTTGGTATCCTACTGAGTATGGAAATCCAAATTTTATAGCCCCTTTTTTTGATGAAGCCGGGTTCTGCGGAGATAACCAGCCCGTAGCGTCAAGCTGCAAGTGCCCTGACGGCGGCGGCGGTGAAGGCGGTGGTGGCGGTGGTGGCGGTGGTGGCGGTGGGTCATGGGCCCAAACTGCTACCTGCCCTCAAGATTGCACGTGCACCGGAGAAGCTCCTACTACACCAGGCACCTCTGACGGTGAAACAGTATCACATGAGTGCTCCGACTGCGATTGCGGGGACGACCCGCCTGACCCAGGCCCTGATTGCGATACCCCCGCGCCTGCTTCCGTAACTAAACAACCCGAAATGATGCCAAACCTAGGACCATCAATAGCCGATGGCCCCTGCTCTCAGGAAGAGTGCGAAGCCCATGTTTCTACCTGGATGGCTGAAGTATCAGGAAAACCAAATGAAGAAGGCCTTTACAAAGTTAAATGGATATTGTTAGATGGTTGCCCTGGGGCATGCTGTAGTGATCAGCCTACTCAACCTGAGTTTGTTAAGAAATCAACGCTTGTAGATGCACCATGCAAGTGCGGGTGCAGTTGAGGAGCAACTATGAACAGTAAATTTGTAATGTTAGACGATAAGGTTACTTTTGGGCTGCTAAATAACAAAGAGTTCTTAGAGCAGTTTCCAAACATAAAAGCTGCTCTAGAAGCGGCTAAGAACAAAGCCGCAAGCATGGTAGTAAAGCAAGGATGCAAGCCATGCCAGCTGCGATCAAAGCAGATGTCTATAGACCTCATGTCAGTCAAAAAAGCCATAGCTCGATTCTCCGATGAAGATAAAGCTAAGATGAAAGAGTTCTTGAAGACAGACGAGATCAGGATTATATTTAGGTCGGAAGATAATAAAATTACCAAGATAGAGTTTTGAAAGGCTTAAATGTCTAGGCGCACTATAATCATAAAGCACAATAGGGCGGCTGGTGACATCCTTGTAATGACTGCCGTCGTTAGGGACATACACAGAGCATACTCAGATAGATTCGACATAGGGGTAGAGACCTCTTTTTCTGAGCTATGGGAAAACAACCCTTACATTATAAAGCTTAAAGACAAGAGGTTAGGCGCGTCGGTCTACTCGTTAAGCTACGGCGATGGTATTCAGAAAGCTGGAAAAGAGCCCATACACTTCTTAAGGGCTTTTCATAACGACTTTGAAAAGAAATCAAATCTTAAACTTCCTATGACGGAAGCTAAGCCAGACATACACCTATCAGAAAAAGAAAAGAATACAAAGATTATAGACGGCAGATACTGGGTAGTACTCTCTGGCGGCAAGGCTGACTTCACTACTAAGCATCCGAGGTTCTTTGATATACAAGACTCCGTTGACGTACTTAGCCAAATGGGTATTAAGTTCGTACAAGTAGGAGCAAAGACCGGTAAGCCAGCAAGCATGCATAGAACCCTTAACGGAGCTATAGACCTTAGAGGTCAGACATCTCTAAGGGATCTGCTGTCTTTAATACATCACGCTGATGGAGTTATATGCACTATAACCTTTGCTATGCACGCAGCGGCTGCTTTAGAGAAGCCATGTGTAGTCCTAGCAGGTGGAAGAGAAGAGTGGTGGTGGGAAGGCTATGTTAGAGAGAACCCTGCGTTCAAAGGTCTGAACGTAGCTGTACCTCATAGATACCTTCATACTATGGGCCTCTTAGACTGCTGCCGAGGCCCTAGAGCATGCTGGAAAAATAAAGTATTAAAGTCTGAAGGAGATAAGTCTTTCTGCAGCTACCCCCACGTGGAGCCTGAAGGGCAGACTGTGCCACTATGCCAGCATATGATAGGCGCTAATAAGATAACCGAATCCGTACTATACTATTACCTCACTGAAACCTTAAGGCCTTTGCCAGATTGGAGTTCTTGTAACATGCTCCCAGCCGTGGACAAACCTACAACGCTAGTACTTCCAGACGGAAGAAGCGTAAAGATAGAAGTATCTATAGAGGATAACCCAAGCGTTACAGGTAAGCGCAAGCTTGAGCTAATTATGGCGAGCGCTGAGAAGAAGAACGAACCGCTCACAGTCAACTTAGTGGAGACGTCTCCACAAGTGACTCCTCTAGACCACGACATCATAGGGGGCAAGGTAACCCTATGCCTGCTTATGTATGGTGAATTCCATGAAATGCATAAGAGGTGCTTAAGCGCCCTAGCCAAAGTCCCTAGAGAAAAGCTAGAGCTTAGGGTCTACCTGAACCAAGCCAGCCCTTTAACCATAAGCATGGCTGAGAAGATGCACAGTGATAAGAGAATAGAAGTACTTTACAGATCAGACACAAATAAGTTTAAGTACCCGTGTATGCGGCAGATGTTCCACGATAAGGATAACCCAATAAAAACCAATTGGACTATCTGGTTCGATGACGACACTATGGCTGACGTAGATAACTACTGGCTTGAAAAGCTGTGCCAAGTAGCTATAGACCATTCAAGGCTAGATTCTAAACTGGGAATGATAGGGTCTAGGTATTTCTTTAGTATGAACAAGCCGCATATGGACTGGGTCAAAGAAGCCAGCTGGTATAAGGGAAGAGAGTTTAGAGATAAGGCAGGAAACCAAGCACCCAACGGGTTTAAGATACATTTTGCTTCTGGGTCGTGCTGGATGATAAAATCTTCATGTATAGTAGAATGCGATATACCTGACGTTAGGCTAAGCCATAACGGGGGAGATATATGCATAGGCGAGCAAATATGGCAGAATGGATGGAACCTTAAGAACTGGAACAATGATAAGAGAGTTATTCTCTGGTCGAGTGTTCCAAGAAGGGGCCACAGAGAAAGTATATTCGGTTTAAAATAATATAGGGGTCAGGACATGAGTAGTAGCTCTAGCGAATCTTTAAGCACATCCAGCTCATTAAGCGTATCTAGCTCATCATCTCAGGTAGCTCCTGACCTTCACGGTATTAAGCTAAGAAAGCTAGTCCAGACCAAGTACGTCATAAACAACGTTGATGGCTTTAGAATGAAGATAGAAGCCTACGACGCTAACCGCATGAGCAATGCTATATTTAGATACATAAGGGGGCCCATGGGAGCTCACTCGCCTATCTACCCAGATGACTTCGACGGAGTATGCTCTCCTTCAGACCTTGAAGAGTTTCAAGAGTCAGAGCCATACGCAGGAGCTAACCCAGCTTGGTTTCGGCTGTCCACGGTTGATCTTGTATTTAGGTCTCAGACCACCGCAGACGAGACATGGGATATGATAGTTAAAGATGTATCTGTACTAGTAAGCACTCTAGATATAATGGATTCTATACAGCCAGAAAAGGTTGTAGTTATAGGCAGCCCTTTAAATTAAACAGGAGGTTTATATAAATGGCAGAGAACAAGCTTTACATTATAAATGATAACGCAGTAACGAACATAATGAACGACCCTAAGGTCCTTGGAAGCATATACCCTTTAAAGATAGCTGTAGACAACGCTAAGTCAAAATCAAGCGCTGGCATGAAGAGCGCTGGCTGCAGGCCATGCCAAGCTAAAGCTAGAAACCTAGCAGTCAACCTGATGATAGTAAAGAGAGCTATAGCTAGGTTGTCAGACGCGGATAAGCTTAAGCTAAAGGGATTGCTTAAAGCGGACCAAGCTAGAATAGTCTACTCTAACGAATCAGGTAAGATTATTCAGCTAACGTTCTAAGGGCTAAATTCGCGGGCAAATTGCGTCATAATCTATTGCTACACCGTAGCATTCGACCTCCCCTGCTGGTCTTGAGTAATTTCAAGATCTGCAGGGGAGGTAGGCAAATTTTTAGCTATTAGCACTTGTCTTGTAGTTACGCCTCTTGTACTATTAGGTTCAAGAAAGGAGCCTAACTATGATTAAGGCTATTGCTACAAAGTCAGAGAGAGTCGGGCAGAAAGCTAACGTTACTGTGCAAGCTGACAACTTAGAGGAGGCTCAATCCAAAGCCTCAAGAGAAGCAGCTATCGAGCATGGTACTATGAAGCTTGGAATGAACAGGCCTGGCATTTCAGGAACTCCTTGGATGGAATGGGTTGATCAAGGTGGAAACTCCTTGTCCAATCAAAAAGCGTTCGAAGCAGTTGAGGCTAAAGACAGGACGGTGCATATTAGCTGGCCGCTTCAAGAAGGACTCTAATGCACGATCAGGGCAGCAGTCAAACTAAGCCACACGGAAATAGGGAATCCCTAAAAGCCGTGTGGTTAAATCCAGGAGCGTACGCAACTACGCTTTTGTTGTGCTACATAGATGCTTACGGCACGGAAGGTTTAGAGTGGGATCCAATGACGGTCAGGCAGGAGATAGAGGAAGACAACAATATCAAGTTGTCAGAGACTAACTTCAATAAGCTTATGGCTGGCATCAATATCGCTTCTACAGATCAGTTCTACAAAAACTTGCCAGAGTTTATCGACCTATGCAACATCCTATCAGGGGATGTGCTCGACCCTAGATGGTTCGACCCCGCAGACCCTGCGGAGTGTGCATGGGGTATTACGGAGGCCATGTTTATATCACCTCCGGATAATGACGATGAAAACCCTTTTGCTGAAGAGATAGTCGGTTACATAGCAGAGGTGGTTAAGTCTAGAGGAATACAAAATCCTCCTGACGTTCTAAAGGTAGGCCTAAGGGCAGACGCTGCTAGCATAGCAGAAAACGTTGCTCAGACGTTTTCAGATGATCCTGAGATGTATTCGGCTGTATGGAAAGTACAGCAAGAAAAGTCAGAAGAGATCAGAAGCTATGTTAAGGATAACCTTAAGAGTCTAGTATCCCAGATTGGGCAGCTCAAGCTCAATAATGGTGACGCGGCCAACGCAGTTCGAAAAATGGCCGTAGATAAAGCCGATAAAATAAACTAGTTATCTGTGTAAACCCAAGAACCCATGGAGCAATCTATGGGCTTTAACCCGTTTAAGGAGAAGCTATGCGTATTACAGCACTTGTGATTGTGGACAACTCCGTTCAGCACGTGAATGTAAAGTTTGACCAAATTCAAGAAACAGTAGGCGGCTGCATGGACACAGTATCTTCAAAGGAAGTAGTAGCTTGGTTCGGAGAAATGGCTAAATTTAGGAATCTAGAAAGAAACTACCTAGCTGAAGAGGTAGGTAAGGCTATAGGCATAGATTTGGAAAATGTTCACGGGCCCGTAGTGATTACGGGTGCATGGGATAAGTCGGGAAATGAGACAAGTGTGCCGGCTTGGATTAATAAAGCGGCGGTAGAAGTATCAGAACTTATCTTAATTTAAGGAGAGGCGAGCTATGGGTGTCAGTCAAGCTATTGCTGAGGCTATCAGCAGAAGGGGTAAGGAGGCAGAAAAAAACACGCTGATGGAAGTCAGAGTGGGGTTTGCTAAAGACACACTCATTCCCAAAATGATGAGATGGGCTACTGAGACAAAGGATAAAATAAGCCCGCTAATGTGTTCTATTCATAAGGCGCTGTCTTATGATTTAGTTAACATGTGCGGCGATGAGTTCTCCAACGAGGTTAACCTAGGGGGCATCACAGTATACCCTCAACCGCAAGTAAGCGTAAGCGTGTTCGGCTCTTACGAGCCTACCTCTAGCACTATACGTTACATAGTGCTGCTGGACCCTGTAATCGAAACTGGTAACGATGTGTTCTCTCTAGTGTCTGAACAGTACAGAACGCCTGTACCGGACATGCTAAATTCTGGAGAATCATCAAGATCTCGAAGACCTAACTTTGCCGGCAGAGAGATGAACATAGTTTCATCCGTAGTCGAGTGGCCGCGGATAAGCGGTCAAGGGTACATTAAGTACCTAGAAGATATGTGGGATTACACTTCAGATTTGTTGTTTATATTAGCGGGCCCTATTAAAAAGGAGAAATAGTATGGATGAATCGATGGAACGGGAAGAGGCGATTGCGTCAATCGCTCAAAAGCTCATAACGGCGTCGGAGAAAGTGTCTGGGATGAAGGTTGATTCGGCCCAGGCGATGGACGCAATCATAGATTTAGATAGCACCCTAAAGGGAATTCTTGAAGCTGCTAAAGATGAGATAAGTCGGTATGACATAGAAGTGCAGGAGGTAATGGCGTATATGAAGAAAAAGCGCCCGGACGTCTTGACCGGTTTTGAGGGAGAGCTATCCACAAAGGACGGCATCATAGTAACAACGCGTGCTATTCCCATGGACGACGAAGAGAAATACATCTTCAAATCCGCCCCTCGGGAAATAAAAGCCAGAATCATCAACGGCCTGGCTACAGGCGGAATCATAACCCTGTTCAAGCAGGCGATAACTGAGTTCGGAGCGATGCCTTGCGTCTGCATTCTAACAGTAGAGGAAGAAAGTTTTAAACTGACACAGGCGTTTCAACATATCCAAAAACGCAATAGTAGTAAAACGCCTGACTTTGAGAAAGCAATTGAAGCTTTACTTGATAAGCAATCAGAAGATAAGCAGGCTACGATTGAGATTCGTAGGGTCTTCGCGGATAAGGTAAGAATGATCGTGAGGGTAAGGGACGCCGATGGCGATCTAGAGGTAAGTAACATTCACTACTTCAAATGTAGCGAAGACGGAGAAGACATGTCTACGGACGTCATCAAATCGTTCGATGACTCGTACGCCCACAATAAATGGGTATCGGTTCAAATTTGTGAAGCCATAAACAAGGACGACCCTGAGATAAGGGTAAGGCCCATGGGAGAGCCTAAGCCAGCGCCGAGCGGCAATAAGTTTAAAAATAGGCTCAATGAAATGGGGGACTAGTATGAACGCACCCCAAGCCCCTAGGGAATATCTAGAGGCAAAGTACGGAGACGTAATGACCCTAGAAGAAGTGATGAAGAAGTTTGAAATAAGAACGGAGACCAAAAGCTTTGCAGTGTTGAAGGATAAAACTACAGGTGAAGTGAGCCACTGTGATAAACAAGAAGAACCTCTATTTTACTTCGGGTTCAGGTAAGAAAGGAGGGCGCTATGCTAAACAACGAGAAGATAATAGAGCTGCAAAAAGATGCCCTTCGGAGAAAGTACGATAAGAGGTTGTCCACGCTGGCTTACAAAAGCCTTTTGAGACTAAAACAAAGTTATAGCTGGGATATCATAAAGGTAATACCTACTGACTGCATATCAAAGAAAGAGTCAGATAGACACTATAGATTGCTATGTGTTCTAGATTTAGAAATAGATAAAGAATCTGAAGATTTGAAAGATCTACTGCCCTTGAAACATTTCGCTATCGATGTAGCGGAGCAAGAGTACGTAGAAATGTTCGGAGAATTTCAAGAGGAATACGAAAATGATTAAAGAAGCTAAGCCTACCAAGACTACTGTTGTTGACATGAGCATGGCGGCCGTTAAGTACAACTCGCGCACAGGCGCCGCCCAATACGAGATCGACCCATCCTACGTCATGCCCCCGGACGGGTCTATCTTTTGTGACGTTATCGATAGAGCTCGTCAGAAAAAATCACAGAACGTTATGATCGTCGGACCGACTGGATGTGGGAAGACGGAATTTGCAAAGCAGTTCGCTGCTCGCAAGGGCCTGTCTTTGTTGAAGATGGACTGCAGCAATATCACTGAAGCCGAGAAGTGGTTCGGCCGCTTAGATATTCAAGCGGGCTCTATCTCATGGGAAGAGACTCCATTTGACCGAGTAGTGTCTGAAGGCAATCACGTAATTCTCTTAGACGAGATAAACCGGGCTGCGCCCGAAGTGCTGAATGTGCTGCTGCCTTTGTTAGACACATCACGTTCGTGCTTGATTCAAGATCGCCGTCCTAGCCCTATTCTTCAGGACGGTGGCGGTACGGTATGGTTTGCAACCATGAATCAGGGTGCCGCCTATACAGGCACTACTAAGCTCGATCGTGCGTTGAGAGCTCGGTTTGGCGACGTAGTTGAGCTGACCTACCTTCCTAAGGACGCAGAGGTCAATCTACTTATCGTGCGTACCGGTATTGATGCAGAGTCGGCTAACAAGTTGGTGGATATCGCTGACACGATTCGCCGCAAGTCAAAGGGCATCGACTCTATCTTCGAGAATACTATATCGACGCGTGAGCTCTTAAACGCGGCTGAGAAGTTCCTTGAAGGTGGTGCTAGTATGCTGCGTTTCTCCATGGTAAATCACTTCTCAGGTGGCACCGGTGCCGATAGCGAGCGCGCTCAGGTGCTTGAGATGTTGAAGGGTAAGTTTGGTAGTCTCGACGGTACCGACGGTAAAATGGCGACCGCCAGCGACCTTATTAACCTCTAAAAATGTGTTATAATAAAGACGGCCTTTCACTAGGCCGTCTTATTTTAAAGGAGATTTTATGGGCTACAGTGACTGGTACAAAAACCCGATATACAAAGTCGGTAAAACAGCCAAGAAAAACTATTGGAGCAGCTGGTACGACTTTGACGAATTTGACGACTCGTATGACTCCCTGTACAAGGGAAGTATCGAACGTCCAAAGTCGGACATAAATAAGAAGCTCTGTGAAGACACGTTACGTGCCGTTGTGCGCAGTGCGAATGTGGTTCTCAATAGCGGAGAAGAAGGCGAACGCCTATTGAAGGTTAAGTTTTCATCTGGCACAGACGTTAACAAGCCTACTGCCGACACTATCTTTGTGTCTCCAGACGACATCGTATCTGCAAAAAATAAAGAAGAGGTAGGTGACGCCACAGATGCTCTCTGCGGTCAGGTTATGCTAGCGGCTCAGCTAAAGCGCCAGATAGACGCAGCAACACATAGGAAGTTTTTGGCGGAGCAAGACCTAGAAGTTAAATCTCTATGGACGGCGATTGAGTTTGCTGTTGCTCGAAGTAGTATTGTGTCTGAGTGGCTTGGGTTCAAGCCATACTTCGACACATATGCCCGAATGCAGTCGAACAACGCTGCCACAGCTATGAAGCGAATGCTAAGTAGCAAGAATGGGATGGAGGGTAAGGGTACGTCTAGCAAGGCTTTTATCAAAGGCCTAGCTTGGAACCTCTACAACTCTCACGATCCGATAAAAATTCCTTCGTGTTACAACGAAGGTAAGCAAATGATCGCAGACGGGCTGGCGTCTATAAGGACTCCCAAGGACAGGTGGAAGTTCTGCGTAGAAGTAGTAAAACGCATCAAGGATCTGTATGACTCTAAAGAAGAAGAAAGCGAGGATGAGGAAGGAACCTCTACGGTAGAGCATGCCTTTGGAGACACAGGCGGCGAACCTCAACTGTCGTCTTGGGACCTAAAGTTCCTAGGCGTAAACAAAGACTTGTTCGGCTCTTCCCCTGTTGATAATAAAAAATGCATTAGTGCAAAAGATATCGATAGTCTATCAGGTACTTCCGGCAAGGAGACTAGAGAAGCTGGGTCTGCTCCTGCTGTTCCTTTTCAGGGCAGCGATGCAAACTCTATTACTATGAAGCCAGTCTGGTGCAAGCCGGATGACTTCCTGTCGAAGCATTGGGACATCGGTCGGATTCGCAGAATGGATAACTCTGCGGAGCGCTTAGCCGAGAGCTTTGCATTTAGCTCTAAAGAACTCACTAGAAAAGTTTACGGCAATCCATCCGGTAAGCTGCATCTAGGGAGCATCTATAAAGTGGCTATGGATAGTGATAAGGTCTTCTACCGAAATAGCGCGCATAGAAGCGATAAGATTGCGGTTAACCTACTCATAGACCAGTCTGGCTCTATGGGGGGTAGTAAGATTCAAGACGCAGCTGAGGTAGGTTACATACTTGCAAAGCTATGCAAGGGAGTTAATGGGCTGGATCTCTCAGTCACTGGCTTTAGTGCCCAGGAGGGGTCTGCAGAGGCTAGAGCGTCGGGTGTTACGATGCAGAACGAGCTTAATCTGCGCCAGATATACGACGAGACAAAGCCCGGAAATCAAGACCTGCTAAACATACTAAAAATAACTCACCATGCAAACAATACCGATGGGTTTGCTATCTGGCACGCGTCAAAGCATCTAGCCCAGACACGTGAAGAGTACAAGCGTAGAGTTATGATCGTGATTAGCGACGGTCAGCCTAATGCCAATGGTTACGGGTACGAGTCAGCTTTCCAGCATGTTAACATGTGCCGGAAGGATGTTAAGGCAAGGTTTGGCGTAGAGGTCTATGCCATAGGCGTTGCCGGCGCGTATCCCCAAACGCTGGGAGACAAGATGTACGGAGCCGGTAATAGTATTGTGATTCAAGATGTTATAAGCAGTATCGGTTTTATAGGTAGGTTCTTTAATCAGTTGGCTGAGTCTAGTACCTACTAAATAAAGTCTTCGACTCTTATAGGGTTGCCGCTAGCTTGCTTGTAGGCTGTCTTGACACCAAGACTGCCTACGAGCTTATCAAACAAGTTAGCGTCATTCCTAGGGAAAGTAGCCAGCTCTTCTGCTAGCTTCTCAGAGTCAACAAATAAGCCGCCGCTGGATACCCTATCTGCGAAGTCTTCTCCGAAGACTCCCTTAATCTCATCTAGATTAATATTATCTAGCTCGGCTTTTTTGTATACAGAACCGTTGGTTAGCTGAACGTTATCGCTAAGCATATCGGATGCTTGCTTAACAGATAAAGAGTACAGGTCAGAGGCGTTGCCTAGTGACTTAAGTTTGTAGGTCTTATCTACAGAGTCGATTATAGAGGCAGCTTTATCCACATCAGAGCTATTGTCTTGCAGTACCTTCTGAGCGGTCTTAGCCAGAAGCTCTTGCACGTTTAAATCTTTGTTAAGGGTCTTCAGGGCCTTAGCCCTATCGAACAACATGTTAGCAGCCTTGACTCTGGACACTAGTCCATTGGCTGCGTACTTATTAAGAGTCTCAGCGTTAGAAAGGTTTGCTCCAAATTCAGCAGCCTTATCTAATATCTTAGAAGCAATAACTTTACGGTCATGGAAGTTGAGGTCTCCTGCAAACTTTTCAATCCAGCTTGCAGCAGCTTTAACTTCGTCCCCGTTTCTCAATGGGTAGCTTCTTGACTTATTACCGGTCTCAAACTTCACTACCATGGCGAAGTCAGAGTCGTTAAGGTCTTCTTCTGAGTGGGACTGAGCAGCAGCGTGCTTAGCCATAAGTTCGTCGATGCTGCCTCTTATTCCAAAGTAGTCAGCTGATCGTAGGATTCTTGCCTTAATGGCTGAAGCGATCTTGCCAAAACTCTTCTCTTGGTCTAAAAAGTAAGCCATGGATACGTAAGTGGCGGGTGAGCTATGGCATGGGAACTTTAGGCTTCTAGTATCGCCGTAGACATTAGGTGGAAGGTCTTCACCCTGCCCAGTAATAGAGGAAGCAGAGGCTGATTTTACAAACTCTGGAACGGCGTAAAGCTTGGTCATGCTGTGTAATCCTACGCCGGATCCATCGTTAGATTGGTCAATTATCATGGCAAGTACTCCGATAAATATTAATTTTCATGGCGGTGTAACCTGGAAGCATATGCTTTCTATAACAGGTATTACGCCTAGTGGCAACGCTTTACCGTGCCAGTGCCAGTGCGCCTTCTGCTTAGATAATCTTACCATATGCGAGGACGTGTCTGCAACAGGGCAATGGTTCTACTGCAAAACGTGCGGAGAGGCTGGGGATATGATAGAGCTGACCGCAGCCTATCTTGGATTAAGCCTAGAAAAAGCCATAAGCCTTATGGTACGCAAAAAGATTATAGATGAAGGGGTATCAGGGTACGAAAGAAAGCTTAATGACTACATTATGAGGACAGTAGGTCTAAGAAAGAAGTTGACGGAGTTCTGGAAAAAGTGTAAGGAAAACAGTAGAGATTTACTTACAGAACATATGCAGATAGCTGCAAGGCTAAACTTTAACGTAGGTACTAACTGGAGTACTCTAGGCAGCCAGCTAATAGGGTTCTCAACTAAAGACGAAGCTGCCAACGCCCTAACACTGTCAGAGAGGGCTGGTGGACCTAACAGCGGCTGCAACAGACCGTTTCCAGGAGAAGGGTGGAATCACATATGTGTAATACCCGCGTTTGACATGCCTGGAAGAATTAAAACGTTTACATTCATAGGGCCTACTAATCAGCCTGAGCTTCAGGTGTCTGTAAGGCATGTGGCTTATAAGTTCTGGGGAAAGCACGACAATGAGTGCGGTACAGTGTTTCTAGAGGAGGCGGTAAAGTCAGATAGTAAAGACATAATAATATCGGGCGGTATGCTTGAGACGATTAGGCTTGTTCTGGACTACGCCAGCAAGCACAACTCAATACCTCCAGTGGTTACTATAGCCGAGGATAATAGTAGGTCGTCAGTAGCCTGGAAGCTGCTTAGAGGAGAAGGCAAAACAGTTACAGCCATAGGCGATAAGTCAGAACACATACTAGCTTCTAGTTCGGCCATTCAGAAAGGTGAGAGCCCTGGTGACTGGGAGGCTACATGGATGGGCCCCATGAAGTGGATCAACAAGGTAATAGAAACAAGCAAAAGAAGCGAATCGCCCGTAGTGGAGACGTCTCCACTCAAATGCGGAGTAAAGATAATAGAGTACGGAGGTAAGAAGTACGAAGAAAGAGTAGACGGAGTATATTGCGGAGAAGAAATAGTATGCGACGCGCTTCTTCGAATAGAGAAGATATCCATAGAAGGCCAAAAACACTTCTATCACGGGTCAGTTAGATGCGGAGGAGAGGAGGCTACGTTTAAAGAAAAGACCTCTATGCTGGATAACAAGTACAGCCACTGGGTTAAGCAGTTCTGCATCAAGAACGATCTAAGCATACCAGTGTGTAGTTTTAAGTACGGTAAGGCTGCGGCAAAAGTAGCGATGCTACTACATCCACCGAGCAGAGAGATAGTAACGTCCATGGATATAGAAGCAAAGAGCGCCTACAGGTTCTCTAGCTACGACATATCCCTTACAGGTGAAGTGATTAAGGCTAAGAAGAAAAGGCTGAATGACGGAGCAGAAGCTCTTAAAGACGAGCCTTTTAGTATGTTTGAAAAAGGTGCATTTGAAGACGAAGGGTCTGGGTTAGCGTGGGCTACAATTATATGCTGCATGGCTAACGCCATAGCTGATAGCTTAAAGGCAAAGACCGTAGGCATAGCCGTAGACCCAGAATGCTTTGAGAGCGTTAAAGTAATTGCAGAAGGACTTGGGTGCTATGTTAACAAGCTAGGCGGGCTGGAGTTTGCTAAGTCGGTTATAACCACGTCAATGGAGTACGAAGCTGATATGCATCTACCCGTGATTGTGGCTCCGCTAAAAGCAAACGCTTCAAAGAAGATAACCTTAGAAAGAGTAGGAGGGCCTAGAAACTGCATAATGCCAATGGAGCGCCTGCCCTTCTTAGGGTGCCGCACTATATCTAGATGGGTGTACATATCTCAATCAACCTTTAATTTCGGCGTTACCTTACTGCCTTCTCTATCAAAGGTGGCTTTAAACTTCCTGCCTTGGCTTATAACGTCTGGGCACAAGGCTTTGGGTACTGACCTTATAGCTAAGACAATTAATGCGCTTAAGCAGTGGTGTGAGCATGAAGGCATTAAAACCGATGGGTTAATAAAAGGAGCTGAGCTAATAGACTCGGATCTTGATAAAAGCCAGAACAAGTCTATAGCGAATGCAGTGGTCGAGCTATGTAGCGTGTTTATAGCAGTAAGAGGTTTTAACAGCTACGAGGTTAGGGGGTCTGGACTTCTGTTTCCAGACAAGGTATGGGTTCCATGTAGAGAGCTATTCAATATGTGCAAAGCCTATGGAGTGCCCATAGCAGAGCCAGGCCGTATAACCCAAGCGCTTATATCTGCTAAGGCTATACTCGATTGCCGTATGCACCGTGAGTATGAAGTTCCTGCCTGGGTGATAGAGCCAAAGAAATGGGAAGACTGGTCAAGCCAAGTCTAGGTGTTCCATCCGCCCATTCCGGTTTCCATAGCTTGCTCTCTAGTTACAGAGTATCTATCTGTTTTAAAGTCAGGCCATCTTCCAGTCATATGCCACAGGCACAAGCAGCCTATGTTAACCGACTGAGCAAAGTCGTCGGATAAGGCTGGGTTTCTCTGAATAGTGTATATGTCAGACCCAGCCGCTGTAGTGGCTTTGCTTTCAATCAAGGCTAGGAAGTCTTGAATAAGGCCTGGGTCTTCTGAGCTAACGTAGTCATAGGCAAAGAATCTAAGCTTCTTAGTGCGTATGGCTGAGCATGTAGTCAGTAAGCTTCGTGTCTTATCAGCTCTGTAATGAGCCCTGGGGTGAGCTGGCGCTGACGGTATGTAAGTAAACATACCTTTGCTGGCTGCTCTTACGTACTGTACAGGCAGCAGCTGAGTAGGCGATATTCCCGACTGAACTAAAACAGTTTCTCGGACTACGCCCGCTCCAGAGAAGTCATGAGTTATAAACTCGCATTTAAACATGCGATGAATCTTAAGGCACTCTGCAGCTTCAGCCATGTGGTCATGGGGGGTGAGAAGGCGCTTAGACCACAGGACCTCTATGACACCAGTAGAGGTAATGCCCATGACAGCAAGTACAGTAAGGCTTACGCCCTTCTCACCACCGCCACCCCAGTCAACGGCAAGTATTCGGTGAGCGTACTTTTTAAGAATTTCATCCTTACAGCTTGAAGATGGGTCTCTCGGATTGTTCTTAAGATCAGGATTAGAAGCAGCTTGCAGCTCAAGAAGTGATACGAGCTGTAGGCCTGCTCCGGAGCTTTCTCCTAAGACTTCGTTTAAGAACCTTTCGTGTGTATAGTTTCCCATCCCTTCTCTCTTTGCATTCAGCTCCGCCCATTTATCTGGTCTGGAGTAATGAATATGCATTATTGGTTGAGGAATATGGTATCCGGCGTAATTGAGTCTTCTCTCCGGATGTTTATGAATCCATCTTCCATCTTTAGGGTAAATAGTCTTGCTACATTTTGCACAAACGGTTCCAGGGCTATGCTCTGAGATATCCGCCCTTACAGGGCCAATCATGCGAATAAGGTCATGATTAACCGATGAGACGTTTGTGTACTTGCAAGCTCTGCATACTATACACCATTCAGCTTGAGATGACGACAACCATTCTCGCTCTATGGTGTTATCTAAGGTCTTAGGGGTACCTGCGATTTTCATGTTACCCCATTCACTGGCCGACATGGTTTCTCGAATAACAGGTATGTGATCTCCATCCATATCCTGAACTTCATCGATGATAACCTGATCGGCTCGTATACCACGAATTCTATCGGCGTCGAGTAGAGCAAATGAGAACTGCATCATGCTGTTGTTGCGAAAGCTTCTTTGCAGCACGCTGTTCTCAGTCTCAGGGCCAATTAAAATAGATTTGACCGGAGATTGCTCTATGAAGGGTCTTACGTAATTACTAGACAGGCGGCGCACCTGCTCAAACAAAGGAGTAATATAAAGGTTTCGAAAGTATGGAACGGTAGCGCAGGTTATAACTCCATGCGCAGAGATAACCGTGCTCTTACCCACCTGACGACCAGTTTTCAATATGGTTCGTCTAGGCATATAAATATTGAAAAGAGGCTCAAACTGAAAGTGTTTCTCAAGGCTATAGGGCTTTCCATCGAGGTTTAGCATTGCCGGTAGAAGCGAAGAGAGGTTTGGAAACGAGCCTTTCTTTATACGTGTTATAACTTCGTTTAAGGCCTTTTGATTAGAAGAAGCGCTGGACGTTTGATTAGGGGTATTTATCATGTTTTACAAAATCTCGGATAGGTGCGAAGACGAATATGGAGAAAGTGAATGTAGCAGTGCCGATTCTATGGAACCAGTTGCTATAATTTGTGTTGTAGCTTTGCTGATCATAATTGGTTACGCTGCATTCTGATGCCTATTTCGTTAGTTTAAGGGGGTTACTATGGCTAGCCGATCACCAAGAAGATTCTTAGAGCGTAGTGGATTAATAAACACTCAAAGACTGCCCTCTAGCCGCATGGCCATTGGTAATCTGGCTTCTATAAGATATCCCCTTAAACCTCCTTATCCCCCGGAGCATAATCGCCCTAACGAGGGAGACATTCCTCCGGACAGAGGTGTATCACGTGAGTGGCCCTTCGGGATTATATAAAATGAGCTACAAACAATATACGGCAAACGATGACAATACAACAATATCCTTTTGGATTATTGCCGGAGGCATTGTGGCCTCTATCGTATTGAAGTCATTCGTTTTTATGTTATTTAGTATAGTTCTGTGCTACATGTTCTTACGGACCGATAGCAACATGGAGGCTGGAAAACCTTACTGGACTCCAGGAAAGTTCTCCAGGCATCTTCAAGACTCCTATATCAGAAACTCAAAGGGTCGATATAACGGTAGGGGCTATCGTAGTAAGAAAAGGAGTAGAAGAAATTAGGGCAAGGTAACTTGCTAAATTGAGGCAAGGTACGGCCCGGCTAGGCAGAGCGTGGCAAGGCAGGCTAGGCTGGGCGAGGTTCGGCGAGGCGTGGTGAGGAGCGGCAGGCACGGTCAGGCAAGGCTGGGCCTGGCGAGGCGAGGCAGGCACGGTAAGTCGAGGTCAGCCGAGGTTCGGCGCGGCAGGCTAGGCACGACATGGCGGGACATGGCAGGCGCGGTGCGGCTCGGCAAGGTCTGTCTCGGCGAGGTATGGCAGGCACGGCCGGGTTTGTAATGGAGCGGCATGGTAACGCGAGGCAGGCTAGGCGGGGCACAGCATGGAGGGGCAGGTCTAGGCAAGGCAGGCTAGGCGGGGCGAGGCCTGACCAGGCGGGACATGGCAGGCACGGCTAGGTGAGGTGAGGCGCGGCGAGGAGCGGCAGGCTAGGTGAGGCGCGGCCTGTTCGGGAGAGGCGCGGCAGGCATGTCGGGGCAAGAATAGGTGAGACGTGGCACGGCAGGCTCGGTATGGCAAGGGCGGGCGAGGGCTGGCGAGGCAGGCTAGGTTAGACACGTCGCGGCGAGTCATGGCGTGGCTTGGCAGGCGCGGTGTGGCCAGGCGGGGCGAGGGCTGGCGAGGCAGGCAACTCATAGGGCCACTAGCTCAAAGGCAGAGCAGGGAACTCATAATTCCTTGGTTCTTGGTTCGAATCCGAGGTGGCCCAATATAGTTTCAAAAGTAAGGCGCGGCTCGTTATGGTGCGGCTGGGAAAAGCGCGGCAGGCGAGGCGGGGTGAGGGCGGGCAAGGCGAGGCGCGGCAGGCCCGGCGGGTCGCGGTGGCGCAAGGCACGGACTTGGCAGGCATGGCCAGGCCCGGCGAGGCACGGATAGGCAAGGCAGGCAAGGCGGGGCGGGGTTTGACGCGAAACGGCACGAAACGGCTCGGCAGGCGTGGTCCGTTGAGGCGAGTCGAGGCGTGGCGAGGCAGGCACGGTTAGTAATCTTTAAACAGGAGGTCTTGGTTATGGAATACGAAATGGGCGATGTGTTTTTGGCGGTTGTAGTAGTAGCTTTAGCAAGCAAGGCTGCATTAGACGCATGGTTCGAAGGCAGTGTATTTGCTACGGCTAGAGCGCATACAGAGGTTTGGAAATACTCAGACCGAAAAGGTGTATCACTCATAGGCGACCTAATGACCTGTAGGTTTTGTTTAGGTTATCATGTATGTTTCTGGCTATCATTTTTGTGTTGCTTTAGGAATTACGAGTTTGTACTCTTAGTCCCCACAGCCTTAGCCGCCAGAGCTATGGAGTACCACATCGAACTAGCACTGAGGAGAAAAGATGACGGAGAAGCTTAGACATCTAGAAGTTACAGACGCCCTGAGCGAAAAAATCTTGAGTCTATTAGAAAAGATTCCAGAGCTAAGATCATGTGCGGTAGTGCTAGATTGGAATGTCGCTCAGAACGATTTTCCATATGGCTTGATGATAGGTAGGCAAGGCTCAGTAAGGCTCCCTGGAGAGCTGCACTCATTGATGATTCAAACAGCTAAGCTGTCTAAGCATCAAGCAGACGTAATGCTAGAAATACTAGCTAACGTAGACAAAATAGCTGAAGAGCTGAAGAATAAAATAACAACGCTCAAAGAAGAGCTGAACCAGCTTGAGTCTAGCAAAGCAGCTCTAACGCAGAAGAATTAATATGAAAAAAAGCAGGCAGAGTAAAGCGCAAAGGATTATAATATTAAGTAGTAGAAGAATGGCTTCGAAGCTATTTAATAAACGTTTCTCTAACGACCAATTCTTAAACGAAGATTGGTGTGAAAGGGTCAGGATGCTGTATGAACAAAGGTACAAGCGTCCGGACAGGTTGCTAAGGGCATACGACCTTGCTAGCCTAGTCCGGTAAGGATAGGTTAAAATGCGCAGGGTAAAAGTCAAGCATATAGAGCTGTTAAAATTCAACAAGTACTTGGTTACGCCGTCATGTAACCACGCATTCGTAAATGATACGAGTGTGAATAAACTAAAAGAAGTACCTGACTACATCAATTGTGCCAGGTGCAATCCACCCGAAAAGCCTTAACTCTGTTTTCTAGGCAGGTACAGAGTTAACGGCCCTAAGCCTCAGCCCTAAAAAGCTGGGGCTTATTTTATTTAAAGGAGACAAAATGAAAAATACACTAACCGACTCTAAAGTAAGGGCTAAGATTAAAAAGGATAAAAAACAAAAACTTTTTACAATGGTATTTAAAATAGAAGGAACTACGCCTCTGCGCGTAGACGGTACGCCTCCCCGATGTTGTACATACTGCGAGCCTAACAGCATTGCGCACAAGCATGGATGATTTTAACCAGTGGGTAGTAGGCAAATCCCTAGAACAAATGCTTACTATCTTCTTAACAAACCGCCTAATAAGAATAGGCGACAAAGACATATGGCCGTCATCCATCGTAGTTAACGGATGCCACTATGAGTTCGTATTTAGAGTGGGCAACGAGCTAGATGAAGATAGAGGGTGGTGGTCTTTTAAAGATGAGCCTATGGTGTACAGCATCATGGCTACTGAAGAAGACATGCTAAGAGTAAGGGAAAAACTATGATAAGAAAAATAAGAACCCATGAATCAAAGTGCTGGAATAATATAAGACCTACATCATTCTCAGCGAACTACTACTTTGTAAATCGTTCATGGAACTGGGGGTGGCAGCATTGTATGTCATCTCCTTGGTTAGGTATAGGCAGCTGGTGCAATAGTTTTAGCTCAGGAGGGTGGAGTTTAAATTATTGGAGAAACATTTGATGATAAGAAAAACTAACAATAACTATCCTGTTTGGGATTGGCCTGGCTCTGGGCACTGGACCAGGTCTTCGGCTAAATCGTTTTCTTGGTCCAGGTGTTGGGCTCTATCCTCTGAGTGGCGGCACACACGGACTAACAGTTGGGCGCCTAATAGTTGGGGGCTGTAAACAAATGATCAGAAAAATAAACACACCTGGATCATACTCTTGGGGAATAGCCAGAACTTACAGCTCTAAGTATAGAGCTTTCGTGTACACAACGGGTGGGGTAGCGTCCATCATGGCTAAATACTCTAGATCCAGGATTGGAGGGCAGGATAGTCATTTCTTTACTGCTTTCAGGTCTCTATCGTGGTCTATACACAGATAACCTAACTAGGAGAACCAATGATCCCAAGAACAGGAAACACTATGGCCCACGGGTATAGTCGTGCATGGAACGAAGAAGGAACGAGTAGTAATTCGTTTACAGAGCTTAAAGTACGCTCTACTACAAAACTGTGGCGCGGCTCTAGAGGAGCATTATGGTCTGGTTTAACCATATCTTCTTCTGCATGGTGCAATAGATTTTCAGGGTCCGTAAGGAGTTAACATGATAAGAAAACTTGTATACGCTATACATAGCGATAGAAAAATGTCCAAGTGCTGGTCCGAAAAAATCAGGATAAATAGCCTTTGGGACAAAAATAAGATCTTTTCCGGGCATATCCTTAGGGGGACCTGTTCCAATTTCCTGTTCTTTCCTTGGTCTAAGTTCAAGTCTTGGAGGGTCAGTTCATGATGATAAGAAAACTTTTGTATCCATTGCATCAAAGTAAAATGTCTGTTTGTTGGACTAAGGACAAAAAGATAAATAGGCTCTGGTCAGAAAACACGACCATATCTGGACACAAGTATAAGGGTATTGCGTGTGCTTGGGCTCACTTCAATCGCTTGCCTTGGTCTATATTAAAACCTCGGAGAGTTGGTCCATGATGATAAGAAGAAAAATACACCCACTTGATTCATCTAAATCATGGTCTGATCCTTGGGTTTACTCTTTGTCCTGGTCTCATGGTTGTTCTTACTCTGTGTCTTTAACAAATTGGATTCAATGGAGTAGAAATTGGTCACTAGGTTGGTTTTTAAATAGGATTTTGAGAGGTGCTTAATGATAAGAAGACGCAAAGCATACTTAATTAGAGACGTCTCCAAAGCTTGGTCTGAGCCTTATTCTTACTCTGTGTCTTGGGCTGATGACTGGAGATGGAGTAGAGGCTGGGCAAATGGTTGGTTTTTTTAAACTCGTTACGAGCCTACTATAGGCAGTCTAAAGGAGGACCTCGTGGTTGAATGGAAACCTAGCGTAACAGACATACAATGGTTAAAGAAAGTATTCACTTACCTAAAGGAAGGTGGGTCATGGATAGCTCCTATAACAGGGCAGATGTTTGAGAAAAGAGGAAACCTTTTCGTTCTTATGAACGAAGATGTTCCTGACACAAGTCGCATCTTTGAGAGAAGCCAAGTGATAGGGCCTAAGATCGGAATTAAAGTTATTAAACTATCGGAGGTGGATAGTGCTTAGATCCCGTATGCATATGTCTCAATCCTGGTCTTGTGGGCGAAGCGCATCAAGAGCAGCATCAGATTTTTGGGGAGTATCCAATATTTTTGCTGGATGCTTCTCTTGGAGCTGGGTAAATAACTGGGCGTTTTCAGAAAATTTTATGGAGCTTGAATGATTAGAAGAACAGCAACAATGCCGGCTAGTTGGTTTGGTGCTTCTAATGCATCTTGGGCTGTACTCCATATAGCAACATGGGGAAGGCCGTCATCGCCAAGGTCTCAGTCAACTTCCCATTCACAAAGCTGGTATAGGTCTGGCGGCTGGGAAGATGATTGTTCTGCTAGTTGTAATTGGAAATTAAGGAGGTAGTATGAAAAATAAAGGGTATGAAGCTTGGGTGGCGCGACTCAAGTTCTTTAACGGAGAGTTTAGCTTCGGGCCTGTTAAGCGCATATTAAACGAAGACGGGCGACTGCACTGTGACACGGGTCCAGCGTATGTTAGCCCCACGCGTATCATGTGGTACAAAAACGGCAAGCAGCACGGAATGGACGCCGACAAGTTCGGCAGTATTCTGTACTATTACGAGGGGGTGCGTATTCCTCCTCACTTCTTCACAAAGCCGGAAGATGTAACGGTAGAGGAGGTGTTAAGACATCCTAACTCAGAAGTAAAATACGTTGGGATGAAGATAGTTGGGCTAGACAAAATCATGACTATGCCTACAACACGTATAGTGCATAGAGACGTAGATCAGTTCGGCAGGGAAAGAGTCCTCTTCGAGATTCCAAAAATCTTTGAAGAACCCACCTTGTATGTTAAGGTGGTTAACTCTACGGCGGAGCCAGATGGTAGTTTTAAAAATTACTTTCTGTGCGTGCCTCCAAACATGAAAACATGTGTAGAGGCGGTGGCCTGGACAAACTATATGAAGGCAGATAAGTATGCTCCTTCACAAGAATCTTAAGTTTTAATCAAAGGAATTAGTTATGAAGAAGTTTCAAGCGCGTCAGGGTGATATTTTCTTTAGGGTTGTTAAGAAGCCAGCGGGCTTAGATAAGCTAAAGCCGCTAGGCAGCAAAATCTTGGCGTTCGGTGAAGTCACCGGGCATTCACATCAGATCACTTCTGCAAATGAAGTAGCTTCTTTTGTAGATGAGAAGGGTGATATCTATCTCTTCTCTGCCGAAGAGACTGTCGTGGGTCATGACGAGCACTCAAATATTACGCTCCCTAAGGGATCGTGGGTGTGCGTGACACGTCAGCGGGAGTATGATCCGCTAGCCGCTGAGAAAGAGCGAAAGGTAGCGGACTAGTAATGATAAGGCGCTCGCTATTTGGAAACTCGTATAACTGGAGCTTATCCAGCTCCAGTTATAACGTTTCACAAGTTAGAGATACATTCTACGGATCACATACCTCATTCTCTTGGCCTAACTGCAGTTGGATGTTCTCCAACAGCTGGTCCTCGCCTGAACAGATCTGGTCATGGAATTGGTCAAATGATTCAGATGGAATACATATGTCTTGGGATTGGGAAAACGCCGGCAGAAGAGGGTGGACTCTAGGTAATTAAAATTATATAGACAAGTTTAGCTTACGGGGGTAGCAGATGTTCTGCTGCCCCTTTTTTGTTTGAATCACATTCAAGGAGTTGGAATTATGGCTAAGGTTAAAAGCAAAGTTAGTTTAGTTGAAATAGATGGCACAGCTGCAGCTAGCATGGCGCAAGTGGCACAGCAGTTTCTTGGGCAGCCAGTAGCGGTGTTATGTGCGCGGTACAACTACCGTGGGATTCTATCTCACGTGGGGGAAGATTGCTTAGTGCTTGCGCAGGCGCGCGCTGTCGAGACTTCTGGCGCCTCTAGCCAGGAGACCCCTAACACCGAGGATCCGATTGGATCTTCTGTGATTATCTCCCTCGGGGCGGTAGAGATTATTTACCAACCACGATGGTGCTTTGCGCCATTAGACGCGTAATGAGAATGCACAATAAGGCGGGAAAGCCTTTTAACAACCCAATTCTAGGCCCTACTTTCTCGTGTTCGAGTGGTTGGTTTAGGTCCTGCGAATGGGCGGGAAGAATGAGATTTAATAGGGCCTGGAAAGGAGCTGAGTATCTATCCATATCAGAACTGGGTAGGAACTCAAGCTATTCTTGGTCAAAGGGGATTAGAGGATCTATAAAGACGAGGAGCGGAGAATGATAAGAAACAAAATGCCAGGATCTAAGTCTTGGGTAAGTGCTCAAACATATGCCAGATTCACCTACGGCTGTAATTTTAAATCTTGGTCTTGGAACAGCGCGTGGCGCTTTGGATGGGTCTGGCCTTGGTCTAGGTCTTGGAGAACAGACATATGATAAGAAGAACATTATGCGGTAGGTCTGGTTCTTGGCTTGAATCTTGGTCTGAGTCTGAGTTGTTGTCCTCTGTAATTTGCTCCCAGGATTGGAGTTTGCCCTATGGTGTGGCTAGGTCTTGGACTAACTCTTGGCGTAAGTCTTTGAGTTGGATTAGAGGAAGGTTTGACTCCAGGTCTTGGAGGCATCAAATATGATAAGAAGACCGGTGACAACAGAGGGGCGCTCCCTGTGTTGGGCTAGAGATCAAGAAGTATCTTGGAGCGAAAGAAGATATACGCCTTGGCCGCGCCATGCAGCGTGTTGGATACTGGATTGGTGCTGGAGTGGGCTTTGGAAAACTGATGGAACCTACTCGGAGTTATGGGGGGAAGATATATGATAAGAAGATTTATATTTCCTAAGTGTCGCTCTTGGTCTAAAGGCGAAAGTTGGAGTTCCAATCTTAGGTCTTATGTCTATGGCTTGTCTTGGAGCCTAGAAGATCTCTGGTCTATGTGTTGGGCTACAAATCGAGACTGGAGTAATAAATGATAAGAAAAGCATGGCCTGCTTCTAGGTCTTGGACTGATTCTAGCCGCTGTTCCTGGCTTGACGAGTCTTCGTCCTGGTCTAATAACACTACTGTAAGTAGGTCTCAAATTAAATCTTTAGTTTGGTCTGTTAACTGGGCTGAAGATGAGCTTGGGTCTAGGTGTTGGGGGAGCAGACTATGATAAGAAAAGCGTGGCCCACATCTAAATGTTGGTCCACTAACTGGAACAAGCCTTGGCCTTATACTTGGCTATGGCATTGGAATATGATCGACTCTGGGTCTTGGTATAGCAGTAGATGCCAAGACCAAGATAAGTCAGGTGTTTGGTCTATATCTAAAACTTGGTCTAAGTGTTGGAGTAGGGGCGTCAACGATGAATAGGAGAATACGATGATGATAATGAAATGTCTACCTGCTACCAAGCGCGGAGATAGACCCCTCTCCCAGTCTTGGCCTCTAAACCGGCATTGGTCTAGGTCCAGGCAATTGCCTTGGTCCAGCCTCTGGATCAGTGTCTGGTTTTGGTCCGACTCCTGGAGTATAGATGTGGTCTGTTCGGATTCTTGGAGCTTGGAGGATAATCAACGATGATTAGAAAAGTATGTGATAGCGATAGATCACAAGGATGGCAGGAAGATAGGGGCAGCTCAGAGCTTTGGTTTACAGACATGATGGATTACTACGCGCCATCTTACTGCTGGAGCAACCCATTTTGGGGCGGCTGCAGCTGGGAATGGAGGTCAGGAATGACGAGCTCTTCTAAGTGGTAAGTGGAGACGTCTCTAAACTCAAGGAGGAGAATATGCCAAAGGTTAAAGTAAAGAAAAAAATAAAGAAGAGTATCAAAATAAAGACGGGTAATAGAAAAAAAATAAAAGCGGCTTAAGGTCAGCGCAATGTAGCGTTGGCTTATCTAATTTATCAATTCACGGAGAATGATTCTATGGCTACTATCAAACGCGAAACTACTAAAGAATTCATGAAGAAGGCTCGTAAAATTAAAGAAGCAGTTAATATGAGCGGAGAGGCTGCAGCTACTACGTTAGATAGCGCTAGCAAAATTGTACCAGTAAACTTTACGTTCGCTCCAGTAACTCTGCACACGCTTGAGTTCACGGTAGAAGGCACAACGCCTCTACTTGTAAACAACTTCGGAGAAAAGAGCAGGCAGCAGATGCTAGAATCAATGCAGCCATCAAAGACAAAAGCAGCTAAGGGTGCAGCCCCTAGAAAAGATAAAGATCCAGAAGAAGAATATAATAACGCATTCTATCGTCTCGAAGACGGTCGGCCTGGATTTCCTCTGCTTGCTCTAAAAGCTGCCGCTATCTCAGCGTTAACCTCTAACAACCCTAAGCTAAGCCGCCCTGTGGCTCGCCAGATGTTCTTTATCCTAAACGATGAAGAAGGCGGAGAACTTACACCAGTTTACCACCCAAATAAAGTTGGGCCGGTTATGAGGCAGGACCGTGTAAGAATCATGCTAGGCAAGCCTGATCTTCGTCACAGGCCTGAGTTCAAGAAGTGGGGCATTAAGTTTTCTGTAAGGTTTAACCCAGCCCATATCACTGCTGAGCAGATGGCGCAACTTATTAGCCACAGTGGGCAAACCGTTGGTATCGGTGAATGGAGGCCTGAAAAAGGTGGAAGCCATGGAACCTACTTAGTAGTAAACGAGTTCTCATGGGAGTAATTTTACTAGGGTAATTACACAGGAGTAGCTAAATGGCAAAAAAGAAGAAGGAAAGCGTAGGGTTTGAGTACAGAAAAGGCAGAGAAATACCTGGGGTAACGGCTAAAGAAGCTTACGAAGCCGTTATAGATATAAGAGATAAAAACGGAGGTAGGCTTACTCCAGAGGCACTATTAGAGTACAGCAGCGAACCTAGCGACACATTCTATAGTTTGTTCACTAGGGATAAAGATCTAGCGCAATACAAGTTAAACTTAATAGAAGCTGCTAGGATTTTAAACATAGTGCGCTTAGTTGCTAGGGTAGATAACCCTGACTCTAAAGTGTCTACTCAAGTTAAATATAGAGCTTTTGTAAACGTGCATAATTCAGTAGACGGGTCGGCTTACTACCCTACTATTGAAGTCGCTAAGACTCCCGCTCTTGACAACAAGCATAAAGAGCAGTTGCTAGACAGAATTAGAACTCTTATAGCAACTTACTCTAAATACGAAGAGCTATCTGAAATGCTTAATAAAATGAGAGCAATATTGTAAAATGAGCATTCGGCTAAACCAGCTGTTCGGCTACGGGTAATTTATGCAGGCGCTGCCATAGTTCATAACATTACGACTGTGCGGGTTGGTTTAGCCGTTTATTTATATTGATAGCAACAAGGCAGGTAAGGCGTGGTCCGGCGAGGCCGGTCGAGGCGTGGCGAGGCAGGCGTGGCGGGTCCTGACGGGGCAGCGCGGAGCAGGGCTAGGCGTGGCAGGCGAGGCGTGGCGCGGCGGGGTCTGACGAGGCAGCTCGGGGCGGGGCGAGGCATGGCAGGCGAGGCGTGGCGCGGTCCGGCTGCGATCGGCTTGGCAGGCTCGGCTGGGCAAGGCTTGGCGTGACGAGGTTAGGTCGGGCGAGGCTAGTCGAGGCGCGGCACGGCAGGCTAGGCGCGGTTTGGCGGGGCCCGGTCCCGCACGGCAGGCGAGGCGTGGTCCGTTGAGGCGAGTCGAGGCGTGGCGAGGCAGGCGGGGCGCGGGGAGGCATGGAATGGTCGGGCCTGGATCGGCGCGGAATGGCAGGCACGGCTAGGCTGTGTTGGGCTAGGGCAGTTTGACACAGCTAAGGTACCCAGTAACCACGAGATCACCTATTGTTTACGATGTGTAGTAGGTGGGTTATTGGGTATCACTTTTTAAAGGAGCAATTATGAAATACATCATAGGTCTAATAGTTTGTATCACTGTGTACGTAAACAGCGCTAAAGCGGGTTGAGGAACCGTTGCGCAGAACGCGGCCAGTGTGGCTGTAAAACCGATTACGGCAGAAGACATATACTATATGCGAGGTATCATCAATTCGATGCTGGTCAACAATACAACAGCAATTGTAGACCAAGCGTTAAAGTCTTCAGACTTTAGAATCAAAGCAGCAGGATGCGTTATAGCTCGAAGGCTTGGTAAAGAGTACGTAGAAGATCTGCTTGAAGGGTTAGCAGATGATAACGACTTGGTTAGGCAGGTTAGTAGGGAGAGCCTGATAATCATCAACCATATGAACACAAAGAAGAAAATAGACTTTGGTCCTTTGCCAGGCGAGCAGAATAACGTTAACACCTGCGCTAGCCAGTCTTTATGGAAAGCGCATTTCAGAACTTTAGAAAACAATCAAAACAAAGGGAGTAAATAAATGGATATTAAAGAAAAAGAATTATATTTAAACACTATAGCGTCACTGCCATCAAAGATTGAGGTGGCTAAAAACACTAAAGGCTTTAACTTCACTGTTGAAGTACGGTGCAAAGACGGCTCAGAACTAGAAGCAGTGGATCGGTTAGAGACTATCGTTAAGTCACTTAACGACAAGTTTAAATCAGCAGAATAGGAGGTTTACGATGAGCGTATTAAATGTCTGGACAGGTAAAAAAGTAAACCCAGGAGCGATAGAGCATCTTAACGTAAAAAACGTTAAGAGCTATGTAGGGTGTGATACTCTCTGTTTTTCAAAACTGAAGACTATTCATCCGTTTAGTATAGCTCTTCTTTCTGTTAGAAAAGCTTCTTACATAGCAATGTTTAATTGCGAAGTATACAACGGTATTGGAAAAGATTTAGCCACGCTACAGGTAGACTCTTTAAATGTTGGTGGACTAGCTCTTAAGGTAGAAGATATAGTTGAACTTTTAAAGTCTAAAACTGTGTCTGGACTAGAGATACCTATGTGTGCTTTTTCAAAAGCAACCGATAAGGAAATAGAGCTAATTGAAGACGCGTTCAATGAATTCAAAGGAAAAGTAGAATGGCGTAACGGAAGTTCAATAGTAAAGCATGATTATCTTAAGCTTACAAGCACTAAGCTATTACGGTCCATAGACTATGCAGGAGTATACGCGTTCTCTGGCAGAGGTGATGTAGATAGAACAACTGGGCAGTATGTGACTACAATTGAAATTGTAAAAGCTGTAGAAGCATACCCGCTAGTAAGCGCCAAAGTAATAGCTCAGACTTTAGTGCTGTCTTCTCTAATCGCTATAGATGCAACTACAGAAGCTTTAAAAGGATATAAAGCTTTAATGTCAGTAAGTTTTGGAAGCGACGATAATGACAAAACAAAAAGCAAAGTACTTGAAGTGCTAAGCTATCTAGACGAGCTGTTTGAAGCACCTACGCCTACATCATCCAGCATGTTTACAGATGAAGCCGTTAACGCAGTGCCCCCTGATCTGCTAAATGCTTTCTTCATAAGTAAAGGATGTGACCTGGGTTTAGACATATATATTACTACAGAAGACATAGATCAAGCTACTTTTGAAGCACTTACCAATAGGACAGTACGAAAGCTGTTCGCCTCCAGCGAAAATCTTGACGTTACATCTACGGGCAAAAACTTTAAACTTTTAAAATGCGGGGATGCTTGCGTAACCTTGAGAGAAGTTAAGCTTAAGGATAAAAGTCAGGCTTACAGAATAGGAGAGATAATTAAAGCAGCCGCAGATATATGTGATGATAAAATAATGCGGCTACCTTTTGAAGTGAGCATAGCTCATAGAGAAGATGAAATAGAATACGACTCATTTATGCCCATTCTAGATGCTGTAGACGAGGTTAATAAAAACAGAATGGCTGGTAAAACAAAGCTTGCAGTAGGGTGCACTAAAGTGTTTTCTATAAAAATACCCGGTAGGTGTCATATAAATAACAAATTAGTTAAAACTATAAAAGATTTTATTAAAGATAATAGATCCTCTTCAGTAAAGATTGCACAGCAAGCTATAGATACAGGAGTTGCCTCTAAAGAAGTATTAGCTAAAGAATCTAATTACGGGCCTGGTGGCAATTATTTCTGTATAAACTTGTACGGCTAAGTCATTAGATTAAATCAGCTAAGGCCTGCAGACCTTAGCTGATGAGCTAAAAGAATACTATTTACATGATCTAAATCTAGATCTGATAGACTTTTTCTTTCCGCAAGAATTTGACTTAGCATTAACTACAGCTGCTGTAGTTTCAGGCTTAGCCACTTCTACTGGCTTAGAAGGTGCAGAGCAAGAACCTCCGGAACAGGATGAAGACTTCTTTGAGAAGATCCCATCGATAGATTCAGAACTCAAAGCCACAATCGCCGCCAATGCAAATTGAAACATACTAACCTCCTGTATTTGTCCACCGGCCCTGTTGCCGGAGGTGTAACTATACAAAACGATAACGTTCAGTCAAGGGCAGTCAAGGGTTAATTAATTTTAACTTAAAGGAGTTAATCAGATATGAAGACTAAATTAAAAATAAACATAACGATGAAAGACTTGTTAGAGCTGGTAAAAATGAGTAAAGAGAACGGTGTTGATTTAGAAATTATCACCGGCGAAGAAGAACAAAAACCAGTAACTGCTAAAGAAGCACTGGAGGCTATACGCAAAGAGGAAGCTTTAAATAAACGTAAAGCTTCGCAAGGTCAGCTGTTTGATGACTTTGATGAAGACTTTAATTCTAGTATGCTTAAATCAGAAGCGCCTGTCGCAGAAACTCATAGGGCTGATATTCTTAGAGACGACATACTGAAGCGCATTAGAGAGATTAAAGAACGCCTCAATAAAGATTCTGGGTCGTCAAAGGAAGATCTTAATAAAGCTATGGAGCTTTGTAGGAAAAACGGGCTTGATGTAGGCAAGACTAATAAAAGAGGTAGAAGAGGTAAGTCAGATAAGAGAGTAATAAAAGCAAGGCAGCTAGAAGAAAGAATAAAGTTGGGCATTGCAAGAGGTACAGACAGAAGAATGTTTCTGTTAAAGAATCTTCCATGGCTTGACAAAAGCGTTATGGAAGACTTAGAAGCTTTGGGCTATTCAACAATAGGTGACATCCTTGATAGTAGCGCTACTCAACTGGCAGAGAAGATAGGCGGTAAAGACGCAAATGGAGATTACGTAGCAGCTGACCCTGAGATTCTGGATCATATGGTTAGCAAGATTCAAGAGGCCATGCGCAAAATAGGTATCTACTTTAGAAAGAACTGCTACAAGGACAGAGACTACAGCTACAGACGTAAAAATAAAGAATAGATAGACAGTCCTTTTGCCGGCCCTTAAATGGGTTTAAATTAATAAGTTACTGTCAAGCTAACCCAAACCTCGTTAGCTTGGCAGTTTCTAAAATTTAAAGGCAATAGGGCTACACGCGCCGAGGCAAGCCATGGTAAGGCGAGGCAGGGCAAGGTAGATTATTTTAATGTACTATTTGGTCAACGAGTGACCGTTTTAGATTGTATTAAGTGCTGAATCGCATACATAAATCACTGCACTTAAGTCATTATATCTAAGATATAATAGTACAGAAAATACAAGAGGTTACAAAAATGTTAAGATGCATAGTTTTAAAAAATCATAAGGATCGCAGTCATGAAAACAGAATGAAGCACTCTAGGAGTCCTAGCTTTATTAGAATTAGGGCTACTAAACTGCAGGTGTTTTTAGGAGACCATCACAGGACAGCAATAGAAGAGGTTAAGAACATGCTTATTAAACAAGAGTTAGACCCAGATGACTTTGATTTTGTAAGCTTTGATTGGTCTGAAGGCCTATTCTTAGATACTTTGTTTTCTAAACCAAAAGCCTTAAGCATATGGTATAAGTGCAAAGAAATAGATATAAGACATTTAAGTGATACATCTTACAACGAAGGTGATCCTAATGGAGACCTATTTGAGGAGTATGACTTGGATACTTCTTTATCTGATTATCAAGCTGGCTTAAAAGAAGAATATAAAAAAGATATGGACGAGTATAAGAATGATGAATAACTGTACTATTATATCTTAGATATAATGACTTAAGTGCAAGCTGTACAGGTTAGTGTACAAACATCTAAAAGGAGATTCAACTTTGAAAACTAAATACAAATTAGAGTTAGCAAGAATATCTCCTAACTCTGACACGGTTGACTCAGTAGAGATAGTATGTGCTCCAGAACGAATAAAATCTGTGTTAGAAGAATTAGTTAATGGAGAGGTAGGCGTGTTAAAGATTGGAGACGGTATTTTTATCTTATACAACGTCTCCAAGTATACTGAGCACGACCTCGAGTTTAACAGCAGTGCGTCTTGGTTAATGTCTAAGTTTTCAGAAGAAGAAATTAAAGTTTATGGCAAAGTTTTAGTAGCGGGATACACTGACGAAGACCCTGACACGTTGCGAAGCGTTGACTTTGATAAGCTAAGTAATTTGTTTGAAGTTAAAAAAGCTGAAATAAAGATTTCAAATAAAGCCAGTTACCACGCAAAACCTTCAATGAATTAAAACTCTAAGGAGACAAAATCATGGATGAAAGCTTATTGTCTATTATTTCGGCGACTCTAAACACTGATGGTATTTCAGAATTAGAGGCTGTAAAAAAAGAAATCTCTGATAAATCTATGTTCATAGAGGTCAAAGACTTGGATATTTCCTTTAAAGAAAGGCAGATAGTTCTTACCGTTACTCATGACGGTAAGATGTTTAGTAAGTGTTTGACCTTGTTTGAAGATGATACTCCGGTTGAAGTTAGGACAAAGTTTTGGAGCGTGGTAGATGAAGCAGAGAACTTCATAGCTGCAGAGAATTTAAAGTGGTAGAATCTATTACGTCTAACAACCAGGAGGTACTTATGGCTACTTTAGGATTAGATAAAGACGGGCCAGTGGAGTCGTCTCCAAAGAAGGTTAAACCAAAGGTAGATAAGGTTATACTCAATAACCTTTCTAAGCTAGTAACGTTTCCAGAGCACCCTATAAAGTGTGAAGCTATAAATGTTTACGACGACAGATGGCGCGTAAACATTTGGACTTCTGGGGACAACAACGCCAAGATTGAAGGATCGTGGTTTGTAGTTGCTGACTCTTTAGGCGCAGTTATATCTTTTAATTAGTTATACACTTTAACAACGAGGTTAACATGACTGACGTTATAGTATCCGCACGTATAACGGCTATGCCCGTTAATTTTACGGACCCAATGCCTAACGTGATGGTTATCACGGCTGACAGCGAAGAAGAGCAGCTACTCTTCTCTTACTATCCGGACGAGCTTTCATTCTCTCCTAGCGAGTTTGTAGGTTTGAGTATAGATCAGGGCAGGGCTTTAAAGTTCACGAAGGATGTGGCTTTTCTCAGAGCTCCTTAGAAAGGACACCATGTCTAGGCGATTTTATAGATCTTGCTTTTACGTTCAGATGTTTGCCGCTTTACGCTCGCATGGCTCAATGAGTCGTGCGAGCGTTTTGTTTAAATTTTTAGCTCTTAGAGAGAAGAAAATAAAAGCTTTATTTGATGCTGTAGACAGCAGATCTAACCTCAAAGAGGGTTACCCTTATCTAGCAGCATCAGTAACGGCTTGCACTTTGCCCGCATACTTAAATAAAAAAGAAAAAGACTTAAAAACTAATAGATGCGGTAAAACTCGTTACTGTGCCTACTGTTGGAACAGAAGAACGTGTAAATCATATGTTCGTATGACTAAGCCTGCTAACAGGTTAAACATTAAAGATTATGTGTATTCTTACTCAGAGGTATCTGTGTACCTTCCATTAGGATCAAGCATAGAAGACGTAGCTTCTGCCGGCATGGCTCTATTCTCTCCCAGATGGAAGTACAGCAGAGATAAGCTAGCCTCGTCTAAGGTTTTAGGCGTAGCTGAGCTGCTTGTAGCACATTCCTGCAAGCAAGATTCTGGTAGCCGGGCTTACAAACTTACTCTAAGAAAAATAGCTTACTGCCATAAAAATTCAAAATTAGCTAAAGATTCTTTAAAATCTTCTAGCAGATATGGATCTGCTGGTGTTAAGTTTTGCTGTTACCCTGTGTCTATGGTCTTTGATGGGCCTCTTAGGTCTATAAAGTTTGACGAAGCTTTTAGGCGCAGAAGGACTATGAGGCAGTATGGCGTGTTTTATGGAGCCAACTCTATAAAGTAATTCTAGTGGAATAACATATGAGCAAACGGAAGGACCCGGCTAAGATGATCAAGGAAGCCAAATTTAAACACTACACTGTATTTGTACCTCCTGTGTTTGGAGAGATTCCTCGTGAGATACGAAAGTATCCTATGCCTGGAGAAAGCTACAGTTATAACCAAATGGTTGACGTTTTAGCTATATTCGACAAAAGGTGGAAGTCGGCTGGGTCTACTGCAGACAGGGAGCCTTACGCTACTCCTTCCGAGAAAGACGGGTTTAATTCTTTAAAGGATTTAGAATCAAAGTTAACTAGAGATGGCATCTATTCTGAGATAGCTAGTGAAGCTTTTATAGAGGCAGTGGCTGAAAAAGAATCCTCTAATCTACTCATAAATAACTTACTTAGGCTTGACTGTTCTTCCGATGATGCAGATGATCTGGATGAGGATGTACCTAAACTTCAGCCACAGGGAGGTGGCCAGACGTGTCCAAAAGGAAAAGAAGAGAAGAAGAGAAAGAAAAAAAGGTAGATAAGAAAGACAAGAAACACTCTAACGGCGGCATTAAGCGCTGCCTTAAGTGTGGAAAAGAGTTTATGTCTTTAGATGTATGCCGCAACCGCATATGCGTTTCGTGCAGCAGAGCTAACTGCAGAGAGTGGCTGCCCAACGTATACAATTCAGGCCCGGGCGCTGAAGGTGACGAGCCTATTTAATTTATCTGTTGTTTCTTAGACCTGGGTCAACCATGTACCTAGCCTGTTGTATTGTGAGCTCATCATCTATATCGCAGAACTTAGCTAACGAGCTTATAATGTCTTCGGTTTTATCTACTAAGTCATTATAGGGTACTACTAGCGTCTCTATATTATTTTCACTTGCCCATTGCAGAGTATCTAAACGGGCTATTTCATATCTACCTATTATTTCGCTAGCCTTTCTGTAATCTACTTTAAGCAGTTTGCCCATGCTCTTAGCCGATAAGTTTATAGGCCTTGCTGTACTTACAATCTTTAACTTACAGTTCATTAGATGTTTGGAAAAATTTTTAAGAATAAACACTAGCCTAGGGTCTTTTAGTCCCCACTTTTCCTGAACGCATCTTGTTCTTATAAGGTTAGTGTATTTAGGTTCAGCGCATTCTGCAGTGTAGTCGTCTAAGTTATTCATTGACAGTTCTGGTATTTCTCCATACATAAAATGATGAAAACCTAAAAATTCAGTGTCTTCGTAGAAACCTTTAATGTTATGCTCCATGCCGTTCATAAGCTTGGGGCCCATGTTGATTCCTAGCGAATGCATTACGCCCGCTAGAGCACTTGACCCAGACCTTGGAGTTCCTATTACAGCGTAGCATGTATTCATATTTCACCGGGTTAGACCATGATTAATAAAAGATTAGCCGCCTTCACAATAGCTCAGAATGAAGATGTTTTTTTGGAGATATGGGCTAAGCATTACTCTGCTCATATACCTAAAGAAGATTTATACATACTTAATCACAACAGTACAACAGAATCTTCTCTTAAGGTTTTAGAAAAATGTAAGCAAGAAGGTATTAACGTTGTGCCAGTACATAGATTTGAAAGTTTCAATCACGAATGGCTAAAAAACACTGTAGAATTTTTTCAAAAATTCTTGTTACAGAATTATCAAGCTGTGTTGTTTGCTGAAGCGGATGAGCTAATTTTTGTAAAGCCAAGCCCTACAGCCAAGAGTCTTGTTGATTTTATAATGAGTAAACTTTCTAAGGATGATCCTTCTAAGCCCGAACTTAAATTTTTAAGGTGTTTTGGATTTTCTGTAGATCACGTTCCTAGCCTTGAAGCTAATATAGATTTTACTAAACCTATACTAGAGCAGCGTAGACATTGGAGATTTGATTATTTATATTGCAAAGTGCTTATATCCAACGTTCATTGTTATTGGACTTTGGGGTTTCATCACTTGAACAACTGTGAGACTGTTCCAATTGATATGGATCTTATGCTTTTACATTTGCACAAGGTAGATTACGAATACTGCAAGAAAAAACACAGAGAACAGGCTGAAAGAAAATGGAGTAAGTTAGATTTAGAGCAACTAAGGGGACTTCAAAACAGAACAAGCGAAGGTGAGGCGTTTGATAAATGGTTTTTTGGAGAAAATACCGAAGCGCTTAAAAGGTTCCCTAAAGCTGACTTATCTTCTTTTCCTAAAGATCATAACTCTATAAAGATAATACCTGACTTTATGATAGGAGTAGTATGAGTAGTTATTCTGATTTAGCTCCATTTTTTCTAATTAAAGACCATGTACATTTACGCAACTTAACTGCTATGTTTGCAGCCTCTATAACCTCTTCTCTCGTTGTGCCTACTATAAGGCTAGGGGAGATGCCAGACTTTCTTACTCAGTGGGAATCTTTAGAGTGGTTTCCTGAGAATGTGCACGTAGTGTACGACGGAGCTAGCGCTGACATAGAAGGCACTGAAGAAGGCGTTAAGCTTTTAAGTTTCTCCGAAGACAAGGCTTACTCTCTGCACATTCACAGCTGGGATAAGACTTACATGGGTAGCAAAGATAAGAGCACGTGCGATAACCTTCCTTACCCAATAGACATTCTAAGAGCAGAGGGCTACACCTGTTTTAGTAAGAAGGATTCAGCAGTAAGAAGCTACGGGTTTCTTCAAGCTCACGCACTTTACTCTAAGACTAAGACTTCAAAGATACACGCCTTATTTACGCTTGATGACGACTGCCGCCCTTCCAAGTCAACTGAAGGGTGCAGTTTCTTTAAGACTCATATAGTTAACTTATTTAACTTCTCATCTTGGTCTTCAACGGTTCCGGGTGTGCGCGTTAGGGGTATTCCGTACTATTCGCATACTCAGAGCATGTTTGAAGCAGCCAGGCTTCAAGTTAAGCTAAGTGTTGGAACATGGGAAGGAATGCCTGACTTTGATTCTGTGCAGCGCATAGGGCACAGAGAGCTTGAATCTGCTGAGCTTCCTTTGGCTAGAGGAGCTATACTTGCACATCCTGATGTAACCTACCCTATATGCGGTATGAACATGGCGTTTAGGGCTGACTTTCTTCCTTTGTCGTTGTTCCCACCTATGGGGGATATCTCACCATATAAGCGCTTTGATGATATTTGGTTTGGGCTTTTGGCTCAGTTAATTTTAAAGTACACCTCTGGCTCATGGTGCTACGGAAGCCCTAATCTAAATCATCAAAAGCTTAGCGATAGTATGAAGTGCTTGGTAAGCGAAGCTCCAGGCATAGCTCTTAACGAAGAACTCTGGATAGCGTTAAAGCACATAGCTAAATCTAAATTAGCTGGGTTCTGCAGTAGAGACGTCTCCACAGCTTGCGCTGTTATGGCTGACGCTATGGCAGAGTACTCGGATATAGGAAGAATAAGCGCAAACTGCTCTAAGTATATAAACCAGTGGGGCTTAGCCTTACGTGACTGGTTAAAGCTTATAGACAAGTATTCACATTAGGCTATAGCTTTTTTAGACTCTTCTCTATGAACACGTATGTGATCAGGAGCTTCTATACCTAGCTTTACTTGGTTGCCAGTTATACGTACAACCTTTATAACTATGTCATCTGTAATCTTTATAGTTTGATTTAGTTTTCTTGTTATGATTAGCACAGTTTCTCCTTATAGATAGGTGTGGTCTACTCAAATTATTATAGGGGCACAGCGCCCATAGTCCAACTTTTTTGGAGGCTAAATGTTAGATATTATTAAAGGTAAAAAGCCAGTAGCGGTTATCACTTCTGATTGGCATATGGCCCTGGGAGCTTGGAAAAAATTACCAGATGTTAAAGGCGACGCTGAGTTCTCTCTAAGTCAAATCGTCGATATAGCGATAGGCCTTAAGGTACCGCTGATAGCGGCGGGTGATCTGTTTGACACAAAGAATCCGGATTCTTACAGTGTTAACGCTGTAGCCACACACATGGCTAGAATGAGACAAGCCGGGCTACCTGTGTACTATGTACAAGGCCAGCACGAAATGGCTACTCCAACATGGTTTAGTCTCTTTGAAGGCTGTCACAATGTACACGACAAGCATTTTGAAATAGGCGGAGTAACTTTCTACGGCTACGATTACTTTCTGCCTAAGTCGGTAGAAGACTCTTACTCTAGGTTTAAGCCAGCTGATGTTCTAATCACACATCAAGTATGGAGTGAGCTTCTACCTTACAACGGGCAGGAGTTTTGCTGCTCCTACAATCTTGTACACGAGCATGTAAAGTATAAGGCTATAGTCAGCGGAGACTATCATTCTCATTTTAAAGCACCCATAGGTTCTTCTGTATTTGTATCTCCTGGTAGTATATGTCTGCAAGACTTAAAAGAGTCATGCAATAAGGCTGCTTGGGTATTAACCGATGATCTAGGGTTTACTTCTGTTCCTTACAACACTAGAAGGCTGATACAGTGCAAGGTAGAGTCTGACTCAGACTTGCACACTTTGGTAAAGATGGCTGACTCTATAAAGTCCGATGATTACCCTAACGGAATAGGCAAGCCCATAATAAGAGTAAAGTACGCTAGCACCATTGATAACGTCAGCGCTGCCGTATCTAGCGCCTTTAAAGGAAAAGCTTACTATGACTTGTCACCTATCATAGAGGGGTCATCAGAAAGCGAGGACCAAAGCAGGGATGAGCCCGAAGAGAAAATTCTAGATAAAGTAAACATAGATGAGTGTTTTCAAGAGTCCTTGAGTGACTTTTGCAGTCCTTCTGACAGAGGTTACGGGGATCTTCTAAGACTATGGGGAGCTAGGTCTACTGAAGATATGCGCAGAGAGATAGAGGACATAACCAACAGCATAAAAACTGGTGGACATTAACATTAATCGATGAGATAATTTAGTTTGCTTAAACTTTTATTAAGCGGAGGTAAGCTATGGGTTCTTTACCGTCTTTTACAATAAAAGGTATAACTTTTCCTTTGGCTAAAGGTACACCTGTTAATGGTAAGATTTTAGAGGCTATCTTGCACTCTTATGCCCCGTATTACTCAGGAACAGGCCCAAACGGGACGGACCCACAAACATACGCAGGTTCTGGTAACGGGTTACAGCCTGCTTGGGGAGGAGAGTGGTCAAGCCAAGTAAATATAGGAAAAATTATTAGCGCTCTTATGCCAAGGCTTTATTTAGCAAAAAACGAATGGGACATTGAGCGAGAAGCAAGATTTGCAGTTAACGATCTTATGCGTCAACTTACTGGCAGGAATTCCGCTTTAGACGGCGCTACTGCTTCGAGGCTAGGGGATAATCAATTTATAGGACTTTTTGCTACAAGGTTAATGGAAAATATAGCGGCGAATAACGCTCTTAAGGCTGCTCTTCTACAAGCTTCTAACCCTCCTAAAGTAAAGCGCGGTGTCCCTCCTCCAAGTAATTTTTTAAAGAATACGACAAAGACGACAGGTGTAAGACAACAGGCAAGCCCTGGAAAAAGCACTCCTAACAAAAATCCAGCTATACCTGCGTTGCCTAAACCTCCGCCTGCGTCAGGCTGTGTTCCTGGTTATTACATGTACCTCAGGCCTGAACCAACCTTTAATAGTAGATCGCCCTACCCCCCTGTCAAGGTACCTACATGTGTTCCGTGCCCTACTGACCCTAACAAATACGTTAAAGGCAGCGGGTGTTAACTGTGCTATCACTAAAGTATTTTAACTGACATACGGAGAAATAATGCTATGGCTGCTCCGCTTCTTCCTCCAAAAAATGTTGGTCCAATAACTTACGTTTACAACGGTAGAACGGCTACTGTTAGTTGGCCTTATTTTACGTATGACAGTAAGGGTTTAGATGCTTTACAGAAGCAAGCTATGCCTGGAGGTAACCTAGATTTAGACGCAGTAGGTATAGCACAAGCTATTCAAAACAGTTTAGATAAGGCTGCAAGTGCTGTAGTTCAAAAAGAGGCTGCTGATAGAAAAGCAGCAAATGACGCGGCGTACGCAGCTATGGTTGCCCGTAACTACGCTCAGATGAATACTCAACCGAATGCTCCAACTGCTCCAACTACTGTAGTTACTGTTAGTAATCCTATTCCACCTCGTATTACGCCTTTTACTACTAGTAAGCCTACATTAGCCACTAAAGTCATTGTAATTAACGCTAAAAAAAATAGTAAAAAGTTTGTGAAGAACACGCCTAAAAAACAAAATACTATAAAACAATCAAGCCCTGGAAAAGGCACTCCTAACAAAAACCCTACTATACCTAAACCACCTCCACCTCCTCCACCTTCGCCGCCAGCATTTCCACCTGATAAAATTATGCAGCGACCGTGTCCTATATGTATAATGTCACTAAACCCCGATGCTAAATCCTACTGTCCGGAGTGTAAACCGTGTCCTCCTGGCTGGTACGCTGGGGAAGAGGGAGAATGTTTAAAGTGCCCTATTGGAAAACAATACATTACCGGTAGTGGGTGTTCGCCATGCCCTCCAGGCACTACTGGAGAAAGCATACATACTGGGTGTACCCGTGTCGGGCCTGATGGAAATAGCTACACGATGATAGCTTAGCTATTTTATTAAAATTACTTATCAAGCCCTCTAGTATTTCCTAGAGGGCTTGTTTTATATATACTTACGCCATCTTGTTCAATTTGGAGAACTTATGAGATTAGATAGGTTAAGGCTTAAAAACTTCTGCTACCACAGAGAGCTCGACTGGGTATTCTCTGATGGCATAACCTCAATATCCGGAGAAAATGGTTCTGGAAAATCAAGCGCCCTTACCGCCATATACGCAGCCTTAACTGGGGACTTCAAGCGTAACGACGGTGTCATGGGAGATAACATCAATCAATTCTGTTCAGAAAAAGAAGAAAGCTTTGTAGAGCTTCATTTCTCTACTGACTCTAACTCTGCAGTAATAACTAGGTATCTAAGACCCAATAAGCGGTCTCTAGTAATAGACGGCGGTACGCCCATAACATCAGAGAAAGAAATTGCTTCGGCTATAGAAGGCTTGATAGGCGTATCGTTTGAGATACTGTCTGACTACGTCTTTGTGCGCCAAGGCGATATGCTAGGCGCGATAACCATGCGCAAAGGCGATAGGCTGTCTGCTCTACAGTCTTTATACGGCCTACAGAGGTCTGAAATTTGTTATGACGAGATAAGCAAAAGCGCGGCTAAAATAATAGTGCAGACCCCCTCTGAAACTATAGAGAGCATAGCTGCTCAGCTTAGAGAAAAGAATTTAATTCTTAACTCTTTGAAAGAGTCTATTGTAGATTTGAATAAGCAGGAGCTGGATGACTCAAATCTAAAGTCTGAGCTTGATTTAATTAGAAGTCAGAATTCAACTAAGACTAGCATAGTTGAAGCTAACGTCAGCTTGTCTAAAGTTAGCAAAGAGCTTAATGATCTAAACGTTAAAAGGCCTTCGCTAGTAGACAAGTTAAGTGAGCTTGATGTAGGCAACTTTGACGCCATGCTTTCCGATTATAAAAGAGCTAAGACTGCATGGAGTGCTATATCGGGCTATGACTCAAGAATGGCTTCAAACAGAAGTACTGAAAGCTTACTGTCGAGTAGACTTAAAGAGCTAATAGATTCTAAGCCTGAAAAGTTAAAAGGTTACATAGCTTCAAGCGGAAAGGACTTTGATCATCTTACTGAGTTGTGTGGCACGCTTAGCGCTAAGCAAGATTGCTTACATAAGCTGCAAACTAAAAATGAATGCCCTGTATGTGGAAACACGGGGTCAACATTAGCGGTAGCTATGGACGCGCTTAAAGAGACTATAAGCATTTTAGAGCCGACCATACAACTTATGAGGGAGCTATATCAATCTAGTAGAGACTACGATAATCAAATATCAAATTATGAGACTAACTACTCTTTACTGAATAATCAAATCGCTTTATTAAAGTCTAAAATGGAAGAGGTAAGACCTGAAGAGCCTACTGTAAGCGAAAGCGAAGCTGATAAGTTTATAGCTACTTTTAACGAGATTAGAATAAATTACAACGCAGCTTCTAGTGAGCTAGCAAGGCTTGACTCAAGTATAGTTTCTGCAGAAGCTTCTATAGCTACGTTAACTGCTCTAATAGATTCTAAGAAACATTTATGCGACACCTCTATAGACTACGCAAAGATAGACAGAGAGTTGTCCTTAAGAATAGCCGATATAGCAGTTAATAAAGAAAAGAGTATTAGATTTCAGGAGCAGGAAAGATCTTTAAAAGAATCTATAGTGTACCTGGAATCAAGAAGAGAAAAAATAATTGGAGATATAAGCGAAGCCAATGTAAATAAAGAAATTAAAGATCATCTAGAAAATTTAAAAACGGTGATGCATAAGACTAACCTACCAAGGAAACTTACGGTAAACTATCTTAAGCGGACTGTTGTTAAAGCTAACAACTACTTAGAAGATTTTAGCGCACCGTTTAGAATTTACTCTGACGATGACTTAGTCTTCTGGGCAAAGTTTATAGACGGAAGAGACCTACCAGTGGGAAGGCTTTCAGGCGGAGAGCTAGGTGTGCTGTCTTTAGCGTTTAGGCTGGCAGTACATTTTGAAATAGGCGCTGGACTAAACCTCTTGGTTTTGGACGAGCCTACAGATGCTCTAGATGAAGCTAACTTAGAGTGCATTGAAACTGCATTCTCTAGGATGAGAGCTATGTCTAAATCTTGTGGTTTGCAAGTTCTTATAGTTAGCCACAGAAAGGCTATCGAGAGAATGTGCGATCATAGGCTTCTCTGTACAAAAAGGTGATAGATGACTACGGCTATAGAAGGATCTGTATATAAGTTGTCGCTCGATAGTAATGGAGAGGTATGGGTAATAGCTGGTGATAAGATGCCAAGCTGTACCCATATGGGGGTTGAGGAATATACAAGCAATCTAGAGAAGTCTGGGGCATACCCAAGCAGCTTAAGAATATTAGGTAGCAGCTCCAACGCTGAGCTTATAGTAAGGCTATACGGTCTTAAATCCAAAGGCTGTATAAAGTCAATAGAACTGGGTAGTCCTTCTATAAGCTCAAGCGATGATGCAGCTTCCAGTCTTATGCGAATGAGAATGTCCAACCTTCCAGCTTCTTTAGGTGGATGGCATGAGATGAATCAGAACGACTGCATATCTTACGGTGTAGGAGTTTTGATGCGGTCTGCTACCAGCGGATCTCACTTACGCGCATGCGAGCTAATGAAACAACATCCTGTTTGGGGGTATGTGAATTTCATACCTCATATTAATGACATGTTCTTTACAAAGGTAATGGCAAGAATAGCTGACCCTAGGTGGTTCATAGACCCAGCTCACGCTAATAGGCTATCACGCTTGTACGCATGGCTTGGTTTGTGCAACGGGCCTCAGACTGATGAAAAATTGGTAAAAAAGTTTGATGTTTACTCTTGTTGGGCTGATGGGCTTACAGGTAGCCCTGAGGACATGGCTAAGCCAGGATGGTTCATAATAAGGGAAGGCAACATAAGGTGGGGAGCTCATAAACCTTGGGTAAGAGTCTTAAGAATGTCTCAACTTTTTATAAAGTTTTTAAACACTGCCTGGATAGACTGCATTTACCCCTACCCTAATAATTGGATGGAGAAGATATTAGAGCCAGACATATTTTTTAACAACTCAATAGATTCTTTGGGATTTTCCAATCACAGGAGATCGTTAAAATAATTATTTAATCTTATTTGAGACTATAAGTCTTTCTGTTAAAAGGTCTTGCATTTTATTTTATTTTAACTTTTTAATCGATGATTGACACCCCTCTGATAGATAAATAGAATTCGATTCTAACCTTAGTGGGCTCAATATTTATTGGTCCCATGCAACAATACTTATGCCATGACTGGCAGAAGAGGTTTACATGGACGTAGTATTTACTACAGGCAATTCGTTATTGCAAATATCGGTTCCAGAGTTTGGACCAGGTCTTCCAGCAGATCTTACTAAGGCTTTTGAAAGCAGGCTGTGCTACACGCACAGTACCTTTAATCAACCCACATACTTCTCAAAAAAGAGCGGTGTGTCCACTGAGATAAGAAGAGTGTTTCAGTACGACCTAAAGGGTAACTTAGTATGCCCTAAGGGTTTTATGTCTAAGCTGGAACGAGACGCAAAGAGCCTTGGGTACTCAGTCAAGAGGGTAGACATAGACGCTGAGTATCAAAGAGGCCCGGCTTTTCAGTACGACCTTGATAGACTCTCAGGTCGCATACAGTTAAAAGATAAACAAGACGAGTGCTTGGCCGAGCTTCTTACGAGCGAAGGAGGCATAATAGTTGGGCCTACCGGGTTCGGTAAGTCTTTTATGTTTTCGGCGATCTGCCTGGTCTACCCTAATGCAAAAATACAAATAGTTACAAAGCGCGTAGACGTTATGAAGCGTATATATGGCGGGCTATCTAAGTTTATACCAAAGCTGGGAATGGTAGGTAGCGGTAACTGTAACTGGGAGCGAGTTACCGTAATCACCGCCGATAGTATGCACCGAATATCTCATACAGACGAAGGCCTTGCAGACATACTCTTGTATGACGAAGTACATGAGGCGGTGGCTCCAACTTATCAGCATGAGCTTGGTAAGTTTTTAAGGACTCGTAAGTTTGGGTTTACTGCGTCTCCTGATGGCAGGATGGATGGCGCTCACTTTATGCTTGAGGCTATATTTGGACCCAGAATATTTGAGCTGTCTTACAGCGATGCTGTAGATGTTAACTTAGTAGTTCCTATAAAAGTAGAATGGGTTGCGGTTGATGGGGATGGAACAAGCCCTTGTGCAGATCTCACAGGAGTTACAAGAGAGCGGTGGGGCATATGGCGCAATGAGATTAGGAACAAGGTGATAGCGGACAAAGCCAGAGAATACACGAAAGACGATCAAGTCCTCATAATGGTAAAATCCATTGAACACGCAGTTCATTTGAAGCAGTTCTTACCAGAGTTCAAGCTTTGTTACGACAGCATGGACCCTGCCGACTATAGCAGGTATGTAGCTAAAGGAATGCTAGACCATACAGAGCCTTTGATGGTACCAGCTAAGCGAGAAGAAATGAGGCTTGGGTTTGAACGTGGAACTCTGAAGAAGGTTATAAGCACCGATGTCTGGAGTACAGGTGTAGACTTTGCCCAGTTAGCTGTTCTGATAAGAGCAGACGCTAGGGCTAGTAAAATTGTGGACATTCAAGCTCCTGGCCGCGTAGCCCGAAAGCACGAAGCGTCGGGTAAAGAGTTTGGAGTAGTAATAGACTTCATGGACAACTTTGACTTTACATTCCAGAACAGAAGCAGAAGCAGAAGAGTTAGCTATAGAAAAATGGGGTGGGAAGAGATAACTATGTCTAATGGGCGGCTGCTGCCTGATGACGCTGTAGAGGTTTTAGAGGAGGCATTTGATGAGTGACCAAGTAAGCATGGACGTTTTGGCTTTGGAAGCTAGGCGTGTTTACTGTATGCATATGCGAAGTTTCAACAGATCAAAGGGACAATCTTCTAACTATGGTAAAGGCAAGTTGGCTAGATATGACGGTACTTCTTCAGGTAGGCCCAGGCCTGGAGAAGCAGTATTAAGTAGAGACGGAAAAGACTACAAGCCTGTCTGGCCGAGAATAGCTGAGACTGTAAGTTCAAACAGAGTTACCATATTGGAGCTAATAAGGGCGCAGTTTGCCACCGTCTCCGGAGGGGCTCCTTCCGCTAGCGCGTGCTACGGAGATAGAGCTGTAAGACTTACAGTGCAGCGCAGAGAACAGGAAAAGCAGGAAGTCTTAAACCTTCTTAATTCCTACAGGCAAGTAACTAATATAGAGGTCACTAGAATGCGTGACTTCCTAACATCTGAGCAATCTGTTGTAGATATTATTGCCGGATGTGATGTTTCGCCTTTTTACAAAGTCAACACGATAATGTTTATGAGTGATTCGGCTTTCATAGACCCTTTAATTATAGGTTTAGCCGAAGAAGATTATCTCATGCGAATGGACGTGTACGAAGCTGTATGGTCTAAATCTATACACACTTCGTTCAGGGACTTGGCTATTAACTCTCTCCGTAAAGAAAGAGCCAGCCTACTTATTAGCACGAATAATCTAATTTTATAGGGGTTAACATGGATGGTTACGTAGACAGAAGATCACCTGAAATGGTTGAAACAGTATACAGAATCGACGCTTCAACTGTTGATTTTGTAATTAAGCATATAATAGTTGATTCTAGTCTTATGCTGGAATGCATACCGCATTTTAACGAAGAGTACTTTTCCTCTGACGAGAAACCGTACAGAATAATAATCAAAGCCCTTAAGTTCTATCACACCGAATTCAACGAGGCCCCAACCTCTGAGATGATAAAGTGCATAGTAAGTGACCTATCTGAGGTTAGGGGCAGCCCTTCTATAGGCGGTTATAATTTAAAGGACCAAATTTTTAAAATAGTCGATAGTGCTTTTGATTATGGTAAAGACGGAGTTGAAGCCAATCGAAAGCTATGCAGAGAAACTCTGCAAAGGTTTTTAAATGAAAGAGCTATTCACGATAAGCTTTACAGCCAGCTTAGTTCTACTTCTGCAGTTCAGACTGTAGTTAAAGATGCTAACGCTTTCTTTAACAAGTTCACTGACATAAACCAGTCTATTCAGTCCATGAACGAGTCAGCAATGTGCGACGTTATTCCAACTCTATGGAAGCCTGCTACTAAGATAGGAGACCCTTTAGGCCTTCCTTACTTTGATAAGTTTATGACGGGCGGCACTAACGCTGGAGACGTGTACGCTATTCTAGGTGGGTTTGGTTCTGGTAAGACTTGGATGGGTATAAACGTAATAGCTAATAACTGCGCTCGCGAGCACGCCAGGGAGATAAAGTGCATAAAGGAAAATACGCCTTATATACCTAAGGTTGGTATCTACGTAAATTACGAAGGTAGTATTGATGTTATTCGGTTTAGGCTAGCCGCTTGCCTATCTAAGATACCTGAACAGATCATAAAGGAGCACCTTGTAAATGGCCTGCCTCTATCTACTAGAGAAACTCTAAGAGACTACGAGCTTCGAAGGTACGCGTTAACTAAAGATGAGTCTATGCGCATACCCGAAGTTGAAAGGTTTGCAAGTATTAAAGGTTTAGTTAATAGGTACACGCAGATTCTGGACATGAGTGGTAGCACTCCTGCTAAGCTAGGCAAGGGCTTTACTAATGAGTTAATATCTCAGATAGATAAGTATGTAGCAGCTAACAAAGTGCAGATAGGCACTGTATGCGTTGACTATGTAAAGCTAATGGCGGACAGGCATATCGCAGCTACTGGTAACAAGATGGAGAATCTAAGGCATTTTATTCGCAGAGTTCCAGCTGAGCTGTCCGTAGGCATAGGCATAAAGCATAACTGCGTAGTATGGCTACTTCATCAGATAAGCGGCGAAGCCAACAGCATAAGGCCTGGAAAAGCGTTACACCATTCCCACTCTTCTGAGAGTAAAGACTTCGGTGAAAACGTGCATAGAGTATTTTGTTTAGGCCAAAAGCATGAGGAGAGCGGAGTTCAGCGCATGGATGCTTCAAAGCTTCGTAGCGATGAGACTCCCACTAAAAGTTATGTAGTTGTTAAGTTTGATGGAGAGACTAGCTCTTTTAGCTTAGATAACAACTGGGTCATAGACGAGCATGCTGGATTTGTTAAAGCATCTTACTCTGGGTCTTCTATGGACGTGTCTTCCAGAGGCAAATTTAAGGAAGAAGACTCAAATGACAGAGACTCTTAAAGGAGAACTATGAGCACATCTGTAGACTATGACGACGTATTGTGCCCAGAGCTTTACTTTAGGTTAAAGAAAGTCTTTGGGAAGGTGTATGTTAATAACCGTGGTACTGCTATGGTTATGAAGCCTAGCTCCAATGGTGAGAAGCCTGTTTGCTTACTTCACGGTGAGTATTACAGAGTGTGCTGCCCATGGTGCAGTGATACTAGGCATAGGCTTTATATAAACCATAGATGGTTTGAGAACCGGCACATGGCTAACTGCTTTAATGAAACAGCCTGCACTCGGGGAGAGATCGGCCGCATGAGGCTTGACCAGCTTCATCTGTGGTTGTTTAACACTTCTTCTCCAGTGTCTTTGCCGGTGCATAATAAGATAATGACTCATGAGCAGATAACGGCTCTAACAGAGATTAGACCACCAGATAGGTGCGTACCCTTGTCTGCCCTTAAAGAAGGCCACGAAGCTTTAAACTACATAACTCAAAGGGGTTATAACCCTAAGATTTTGGAGAAGTACTTAGGTGTAGGCTGGATAACTGAAGAGGCTATTCCAAACCATAGAGAAAGAATTTACATACCAGTCTTTCAAAATGGGAAATTAATGGGGTATCAAGGACGAATAATTACAGACGACCCATTAAGAAAGAAACAGAAATATATCAACCCGCCAGGTATGAAGAAGTCTATGCTTCTGTATAATCTGGATAACGCAAAGAGCCAGAACGTGGTTGTTATATGCGAAGGCCCTATAGACGTGTGGGCTGTAGGACCTTCAGGGGTAGCCATCTTTGGAAGCGACTGCAGCCAGGGTCAGCTTAACCTTATTGGTGAGTTCTTTAATGGTAAGGTTATAGCTATAGCCCTTGATGGGGATGCTTCCTACAAGGCAGACGCTCTTGTAGATAAAGTTCAGCAGTCAGCGCCTAGGTCTGTAGTTATTAAAATACCTATGGCTTCAAAGGAAGACCCAGATTCTCTAAGGGATGAGTTGTGGAGACGTCTCCAATCAGTAGCAATAAACATGGGTGTCACCCTGCCAGACACTTTAAAGGAGTGGCCCAGTGAATGATTTTAATAGTGAGTGCACTTATGGTAATTTTGTAAAGCTAATAAACAAGGCCGGACCTCTTTTGAGCTGGCCTTTTTTATTCCCTTCTGAGCACTCCGGTGTCATACCTAAGGTAGGTCCTGATTTTTATCAGTGTGCTAAAGCTCTAGCTGGAACAGATGATGACATAGTTGTAGACTCATACTCTGATTTGCTCTACTTTAAAGCACTCTATCAGCAAGGGTTCTCTCTGCCTGTATCTCTTAACGGGAACATAATAAATGCAAACTTTGTACCTGGGTGCGGGTGGATGGATAACTGCAGAGTCGGGCCTTTTAGAAAATACAAGTATATGATCATAGGTAAGTGCCCATCTATCTATGACATCAAATACAACAAGGTTAACTTTGGCCTTAGCTCTGATTTGCTATGGGATGCTCTTAGCTCGGAAGGCTTTAACAAGCCAGACTTCTATTTAACTTATGTGGTGAAGCACCAGTTGCTAGATCCATCAAGCGGCAATCTCAAAGCCGTTTGGATTAACAACTGCGCTCCAATACTAAAGCTAGAGCTAATGCTTACTCTGCCTGACTTTATATTGCTTACAGGCGACGAAGCCATGAAAGCAATACTCGGAAGAGACAATAAGCTCTCTACTGCTTCTGGTAAGGTATTTGATGTGCCTATACCCCTGGCTGATGGAGGTGTGCATATAGCTAAAGCTATAGCTTGCGTTAACCCATCTTTTGTACTTAGGTACCCTGAGCACATAGACCGCTTTAATTCTTCTATCGCTCATTTCTCAGCCGTATGCAGAGGAGACGAGTTCCTATCTACTGAGACAGGTATAAATCACTTTTCAGTAAGAACTATCGAAAGGCTGCTATATGTCAGGGATGAGATAATGAAGGAAGCGGCTCCGGTTATAGCAATAGATCTTGAGTGGCAGGGAGCTTGGCCTGGAGAGAAGGGAGCATATGTTCGTACTCTTCAGCTGTCCTGGAAACCAGGAGTAGCCTGTAGCATAATCGTTAATGAAGCCGGAGGAGGGTTTTGCTTTGAAGGAGGCCCAGAGGCTCTTAAGGCTATATTGAACACTATATTTCACCCAACAGATGGAAGAATAATAAGAGTAGTCGGCCACTACCTAACCGCCGATATGCCTTGGCTGCAGTCTCTTGGAGTAGACATACACACTTTGTTCGAAGCTCCGTGTGATGACCTAGTCTTTGACTCTGCAGATGGTTACAAGTTTGGGTTTGAGAAGACAAAGCATGTAGGCGGCTTTGATACGTTATTGGCAGCTCACTCTGTTAACGAGACCGATATATTTAACTTAGAAGAGCAAGCTGTTAGGTACTGTGGAGTGCCAAGATGGGAAGGCCCCATAATTGAATGGAGAAAAAGCTACTGCAAAGCCAAAGGAATAAAGGACTCCGAGCTAGGCGGCTATGGCGATTGCCCAGACGATGTCATAGTGCCTTATGGTTGCTATGACGCCGATGTGACTAGAAGGTTGTTTGATTATTTCAATGGAGTAGGGGAAGAGCCCGGTAAGTTAGATAAGGATAAGTATGGTAACAACTGTAGAGTTCCTTTCTGGCTATCAATGCGCGCTTACCCATCTTTCATAGAGATGAGACAGAAGGGCATTCTCATAGACGAAGCCATGGTACACAGCCTGACTGAGTCTTATGACAAGCTCTATGGTAACCTTCTTGAAAAGCTAAGAGTAAGCATAGGCTGGCCTGACTTCAACCCTTCCAGTGCTTTTCATAAGCGAGAGCTGCTCTTTGGTGAGAAGCTGTCTGGAAGAAGGGATGCTTCTGGCAACCCTATTAGGCAGCGTCCTGCTGAAGCTTTGTCTCTTGAGATTCTGCCCTATAAGAGTACCGGCACTGGGTCTAAAGGTAAGCTGTGGGCCCAGCTGGTAGCTAAGTCAGAAGAACATTTATATATGGCTTCTGCAGATAGAGAGTCCCTAACCATATTGGCTGAAGCTCATCCGGTAGTAGAAATGCTAAGGGATGTACGAGCTTTGCATTACCTTAGAACTACAGTGCTTAGGTCTCCTGACTGTGATGATGACGGCAATGAGAAGGTAGATTCTGAAGGTGACGTTGTATATGACAAAGGCTTGTTGTCGTATATACATGAAGACAAAAGAGTTAGGTCTATGTTCAGCCAGACTAAAGAAACTGGAAGAGCATCGTCGTCAAAGCCCAATATGCAGAACTTAGGCAAGACCATAGAAGAGAAGTATAAGGCTATATTCATAGCTCATGGAAAGGACTTAGGACTTAACTACACTTATCCTCTAAGGTCTGTGATAAGCGCAAAGCCTGGGTGCGTTCTAGTAGAGGCTGACTATACTGGTGCAGAGCTAGCGATTATGGCATGGCAGTCAGGTGATAAGAACATGATTGATCATGTCCGTAGAGCTAACCTGCCAGAGAGCCATCCTGATTACTATGACATTCATAGCAACGTTGCTGTGAATACATTTAAGCTAAAATGTCCAGCAACTAAGAAGGGTCTTAAAGATATAGGCAAGGCCGGTATGCGCACTGCTGCTAAGGCTGTGGTGTTTGGGTATGCATACGGGCAAGGCGCTGAGTCTACAGCACGTAAGGCTAAGCAAGAGGGAGTAATAATATCTGTAAACGAGGCTCAGGAGCTTATAGACGGGCTAGTTGCTATGTACCCAAGACTTCCAATGTACTTTAACGAGTGCAAAGCAAGGGTTACTGATCCAGGCTGGATGAGCAACTGTTTTGGAAGATACCGTAGATTTGCTCCGAGTAAAGATAGAGCGGTTGTAGCAGAGTACGAAAGACAGAGTATGAACTTCCCAATTCAGTCAGCTGTGGCTGATGCAATGTCTTGCGCGCTTGACCATATTCACACCCATCGTAAAACGGCCACGACCAATTTACGATATGACATCATTCTGCAAGTGCATGATGCTGTCATTCTAGAGGTGCCTTATGAGTGCGTAGAGGAAGTCGTAGATAAGGTTCTGCCTATGTGCATGAGCGATAAAGTCAGTGTGTATTCTTGTGGCTTAGATGGGGCTATGAGAGTTGGAGATTGTGGTCCTTTTCATTTGGGTATAGCAACGGAGGTATTTACTAAGTGGTCGATACCGCTTACCAAGGAGGACTGCAAGGTTATGGGCATACCCGAGAGGTTTGCCCAGCATTAAGAGAAACAAAATGGAAAAAAATAGTGTCGAGTCTTGGCTAACTATTATAAAGGTTGCGATTGACCCTAATTCCCCGTTTAAGGGTTTAGTCGATTTACGAGAGATTTTTAATTTACCACTTTCAACACAGCATAAAATACACGATGCCATGACTGAGGACGAGCGGGCACAGCTTGCTTTAGTCTACGGCTCTGCAAAAGGAGAAGTAGCATGATCAGAGGAACATCAGCATTACAAGTTGTAGAAGAATTAGCCGCCAGCAGATTAGAAGAGATGAAGACTGCGGCCTATAATAGAGCTCGAAATAAAATTAGAAAAGAACAGCGTAATAGATCTAAATGGGATAGCTTAACCAAAATAGTTTCTGAAATTAGTAGAAAATATCCCATATGCGTAGAGAATGTACAGTTTCCAGAATCATCAAACCCTTACTTTTCATTCTTATTAAACGACCGCTCTACGTATGGTCGTTATGATAGGTTTCATATTCATTTTGTTACTGAAGAAAGCGGAAGAGTAAGCCTTAGATACAGCGATTCTACTGAATATAGTAGATCCCGTACGCACCCTCTAGCAGATGCTAATACAGTAGATGAGTTAATACCTGCTTTGATAAGTAAACTAGCTGACGTGGTAATTAGCAGGCGGTAACTAAACAATTAAAATTTAAACAAAAGAGATTAAAATGAAAACAGCAACAGATCTTATAAAAGAGTTAGGTGTTAGCAGATTAGAACAGATTAATATTAAAAAATTTAATGACGAACAACGCGAAATAAAAGACGTAGAATGGCGAAAATCTTTTTGGGCCGGCCTTATTAATATAGTTTCTGAAGTCAGTGATAAGTATCCTGAAAATGTATGTAAAGTTCAAATTCTTTATGGAAGAGAGCCATACTTTTTATTTAAGAATCAAGAAAAAAATGCGAGCTGCAACTACGATGGCACCATGTATTTTAATAAACAAGATGGAATGGTAAGTCTTGAGTATAGGAAAGATAAGTACGATACTAGTAGATGTATAGCCGCAGAGGCTAGAGCTGTAGACCAATTAATACCTGCTTTAATAAGCGTATTAACTGACATAGTTCATGGGTTACCGATTAATAAATGTAAAATTTAATCAAGATAGTAAAACATAATAAAGTGTGCACAAAACAACTTTAAAAGGAATTAAAATGAAAACAGCAACAGACCTTATAAAAGAGTTAGCAGAGTCAAGGAATAAAGAAGAAAAAGATAAAGCAGAAAAGCAAGCAGAAGAAAATCGTATACGTCGAATTGCTTTCGAGGCAAAACTGTTAAAGCCGTTTTGGCCGTTAATAAATATTATTAACGAGGCTGCAATTCAGTTTAAAGATGTAGTAGAGCCTGTCTCAGTGCATGACGACTACAGACATAACGATGGTGGTTGGGCTCATTATGTTACATTTAGTTTATTAAATACTAATAAATATGGTGGAAGAGTAAGAAATGACTTTCTTTTTTTAAGCTTAGACCACGGTATGTTTTCAGTCAAAGAATATGGAGGGTACGATATGCGCTACGGCACTGGCTCTTATGATGCTCACAAAACTATGTTTAGTGCAAAATCAGCAGATGAGCTTATACCTGGTTTAATAAGCTTAATAGCAGATAGAGTTAGAGCTTTTGAGAAAGGTAAAAGTAAATAAATTTATAGGTGTAAAGTAAATGAATATTTTTGTGCTTTCTGAAGACGTTAAGGAAGCAGCTGAATGGCATGTAGATAGGCATGTAGTAAAGATGCCATTGGAGACAGCGCAAATGCTATGCACAGCGCTGTCTTTAAATGGCAATAGTAATGTGGAGTATAAGCCAGCTTTCTTTAAGCACCCCTGCACTATATGGGCAGCAGCTACCAGAGATAACTTTGAGTGGCTATGCAGGCTAGGCGTAGAGCTTTGCTCCGAATACACTTATAGGTACGAAAAAGAGCATGCTTCAGAAAAGGTCATTCGTAGCTGCTATGAAAAATATACTAGTGTACCAGCAGGTGCACTAACAAGCTTTGCTCAAGCTATGCCGCTTGAGTATAAGAGTGAGTGCGCTATTGCGGCGTACAGACTGTATTATGTTAAAGGCAAAAGCCATTTGGCTTCTTGGAAAAAGCGCAGTAAACCAACTTGGTTTAAGGAGTAACGCATGGATGATTTTTACAAAGAAGAGGTTGTAGCCAAAGCAGCTACGGACTCTTTAAAAGCTCTTGATATGATTATGCAGGTTGTAAAGGATAGCAAAAATGGGCTAGTGTGCCCAAACTATCAAAGCTTTCTTAAACTTATTAATGACCCCAAAAACGCCCACATTAAAGAAATTCTAGACAGGACTAAGTCTGCAGTTCTTAGTAACAACGTAGAAAGAGAAGAACTACGTTCAGAAGTAGGAAAGCAACGAGAAGACTTAAGACGTTAACACCAATTAATTAAAGGAGATTATATGATTGAGCACAAGTACGTTGTAATAGAATACTACGAATCAGATCACGGCGGAAAACCTGGAGATGAGCACAACTCTTTAGCTTTGCATAGAGTAGAGGATGGAGAAGTACAGGCATCTGATGATGGCGCTCCTGTCACTCGGGAGGAAGCTTTAGAGATGCTGGCTGCTTTTGATAGGCCTATCCACGCGTCTGTGGACGTAGCTGAAGATGATGAAGAGCTAAGAAACATAACTGAATACGATGGAGACGCTTCCACTGATCTTGAATTCCTCAGGGCTAAGGTAGACGCTCAGTTAGAAATAAAAATGATGCCAATTACTGACGTATTAAGCCTAATTCCATTAGAAAAGTACATAGAGCTAGGAAAACACGTAGACCTAAGTTCTAAAATTTTAAATGGGCCTACTTGGAGTATGTTAGTTGTAAGTGTTAGAATTGATGGCACAAAACATAGGGATGAGCTTTTAAAGATGGGTCTTACTAATATATCCAAACCTAAGCTATGGGTTGAATGCAACATTTATAAAACTTCCGGTTCTGAAGGATTATCTTTTGTAGGCAGCTGCCTTATAAATAAGGACATGTAGATATGATAGCATTCTGTGGCCATAGCCGTTCTGGTAAAGACGCAGCTGCGTTTATGTTCTCCCAGATAACTGGCCTTAAATATGCAGGTAGCTTGTCTTGGTTACATAAGGACATAGTTGCGGAAAAGCTGGGTGTTCCTGACCAAACCGCTTGGGAGAACAGGCACATAAACAGAATGGAATGGCGTAGGATTCTCGACGAGTATAAGGCTGGAGATGAGTCAAGATTAATAAAGAGGTCACTCCAGTACGGTCAGATTATTGTTGGAATAAGAAATATTTCTGAGTTGCAAGCTGCTCTCTCAGAAGGACTTATAAAAATTGCAATCTGGGTTCACAGACCTGGTATTGAAATTGACCCAACCGTAACCTATACTTCCTCTGACTGCACTCATGTGCTTAGTAATACTGGAGACTTAAGTTATCTTAACCACCAGTTAACGCTATTGGCTGAGAGCATCTGTTCAAGTGTTTCAAAAAGTTAAATGGTTCAAAATGAATTGGGGTCTTTGTGTTCAATTTTTACTTATGGTCTTTGTTAACACATTTCTCGGTTTACCCTGAACACCATTAAACTTATTTCTTGAACTGGCATTGTGTCAGTTCTATTTTTTTATTTGGAGGTAAGTTTTATGTCTAGTTTCGGAATTAGTGCTCCTAACTTTGAGTCGAGCGGCTCTGACTTTAACAGAGGAGACCACGTATTAAAGCCAGGCGCCGGTATTGTTATGCGTCCATCTTGGACGAAGAGCGATCCCACTGTTATACGGCCTTTTCCATGCATCGAAGGCGACAGCTTTCAACCTGCTCGCTACTCAGAGCATGCGTACAGCAAGTGGTTTTCAGAGTGTACTATGGTGTCCAGCTTCGGCAATCCGCAGAAGAGCTGGATAGCGTATGACCCTGAAGACAAGTCCTATGAAATTAGGAGCAATCCGGCTTTTATGGTATACGACCTAGCTTCGCAAGTATCTACTGGAAAGGTACGAGGTCCACAAGAGTGGGCTTTGGCTATTAAAGGCGGCATGGGTAAATCTGCCGCTGTGTCTAGGCCTGATAGAGCGGTTATTATTCGTTGCGCAATTTATGAATACAAGGGTATTCCTAAACCTGTAGCTGACGGATTAGCGCCGTTTCATCAAACTGTGTTTATGGTACTTAAGAAGTCTGCAGCTCAGGCTTTGTTCAGAGAGCTAGGTGTACCAAGCTCTATTACATCAACCCCAGATGTAAATGAAAAGTATGCTAGCGGTGACGTTGTATCTGTTAGCAATGGAGCGTATTTCGTGTTCTACGAAATAGGAATGACTCCTAGAGGATACACTCCTCCTATCTCTTCTGCTGCTGGATACTCCAACGGAAAGAACAAGCCTATTGGGTACGATTGCCTTATCAGCAAGACATACAGAAATATGCCTGCATCTTTCTCGGACAGTGAAATAGCGGAAGTATCGAAGAGAGTAGCTCAGCCTATCAGGTCGCAGCTTAACTTTGCTACAGACGAGGAACAGGTTCGGTATGTAGTGGACAGTCTTAGAGACTGCCCAGCGCATGCTGGTTTGGTTGTTCATGCGCTTAGAGATAGGTACGAGCGATTCTTACCAGCTGACTTTGTCAGCTACGGTAACGAGTTCCTTAGGCAAGTAGGTCTTATGGCATCTTCTGTGGCTAACCCAGGTTATGCTCAGCCCGTGCTTCCTACCTACCCTATGCCTACTCAGCCTTACCAAGCTCAGGCTCAACCTGTGTATGCTCCAGCTCCTGTTCCAGTCTATGCTCCTGCTCCAGTGCCTGCGCCAGTTCCTGCTGCCTACAAGCCAGCAGCTCCTGTGCTAGACACTAAGGCAGCCATTGATGAAGTCACCAATGCTCCAGAGATGACAGAGAACAAGGACGCAATTATAGCGAAGCTAAGAGAATACCGTGCTAAGAACGGTTTGGAACCAAAGTAGTAGCAAGTGTAGCGCTACTAATTTATGTTAGTAGCGCTATTTAATACACATATATAGTTAGAATAAGGTGCATTGTAATATGGCTAAGAAAAAGTGGGACTCAGACTTAAAGATATCTCCATCTGACTTTTTTTCATCTCAGTTATCTTCTTCCCAAGCAGAACTTGGCAGGAACGATACTTTCGTAGGCAAAGAATCGCAACGTGTGATTATAGGTATACCCTTGAAGGCATTTAGCCTTAGGTACTTATTTCAAAACGATTGCTTTCCTTTAAGCCGTATGACTGAGTTGTATGGAGTCAGTGAATCCTGTAAGTCAGCTATGCTTTACGAAATGTTTCGTTGGCATGTTGATGCAGGTGGTGGCTATGTGCTTAATCTAGCTGAACCTAGAGACAGCCCCGATCTTCGGGCAAGCATAATAGGCCACGCGTCTGATACCACTTTTCCTACAGTCACATGTAACAGTATAGAAGACTGGCAGCAGAACATAACTGAGTGGCTTAAGAAAAGCCGAGACATGTTCTCTGAGTCCGGGTCTTGCCCTTTTCCAGCTGCCATAGGTGTAGACTCCTTAACGGGCGTAACCACTAGAGGGGACATCGATGATATATGGTCTAAGGGTTTTGCTTCTATAGGCTTTGCCAAGGCTGCTAATATCATCAACACTTATTGTAAGTTTGTCTTCAGTGAACTAAGGGTATGGCCCTATAGCTTCATCGGAGTCAATCATATGAAGATAAGTAAAAACCCTCAGGGCTTCATAGAGCGCAAAATACCTGGAGGTCAGGCTTTAGATTACTATGCAACCTTTAAACTACGTATGCACCGACGTAACGACATTGACCGCCTTGATGAAGCGGGCCGACTTATCGAGTTCACTATGGACAAGAATAGTCTTGGCACTGCACCTGAGCGCAGGTCAATTGATGTCCCTATGAAGTGGATATTCAATGAGGCCGGTGAGCAGCACACTTGGTGGGATTGGCATGAAGCCAGTATTGCCTTGATAAACGAAATGACCAGCACCCGTAAGAACAGGGTCTTAGAAGTAACTGGGCTTCGTAACATCAACAAGGCGCAGCGCACCGCTGACTGTGGTGAGCTAGGCATGATTAAAGCTACGTGGTCCGAGATAGGAGCAGCTATCGAAGAGAACGAAGTAATCAAAGCCGAGCTTGATAACATTCACGGTATAAGAAAACGTCGTCCTTTCAGGGCTGGCGTTCCTTACTCAGTGCAAATGAAGGAAGCGTGCGAAGCTGGTGAACTGGAAGATGAAATTAAGTAAGGAGTGAGTATGACTAGCAGGGAAGAGTTCTTTAAAGATAGGGTTTCCGGTATTGATACCGAACACTCTTCTGTAGAATCGGCTTTAAGGCAGCTGGTTAATAAGTTCCCTGTAGCAGGTACTTTCCCTGATTTGAAGCGTAAGTGTAAGGCCCAGACAGGAAGCGTAAAGGTAACTTTAGAGTGGTTCTCTGAAGAGCACCCTAGCTTCCCAATCCACATGGTATACAAGAATATTCCTTGGATACGCGACATGTGGGCTGGGCTTTACACAGGCTTTAAGAAGACAGAGTTGTATCAAGGATGGGTAGAAGAAGAAAACTTACTTCAGTTAAAGGGATCAAAGGATGCTGCGGCTAAGCCTATGGCAGTTGTATTCCAGTGGCCCAAATGGAAGATGTGCTGCATGCACAACCTAGACTCTAAAAAATTTGGCGGTTCTTGGTACAGCGTTGCCGCCGCTAAAGATGATGACTGCTTAAAGATTTACAAGTCTTTAAAGAACGGAGAAAGCTTCGTGATCGAACCGTTCGAGCAGCTTCTTGATTCGATCACGTGGACTAATTAGAAAGGATTTTTCATGTCTAGCAAGTTAAGTAAGTTAGCCGTAGAGATGCATAGGACTGTAGCTTTAGACAGTGCAGCCGTAGAGGAAGGTGCTTCTTCAAAGTACCTAGATGTAACTATGCAGTATTTCCCAAGTTGCGATAAGGCTAACACCGATGAGGGTAAGGATAGGGACTGGTTTAAAATGCTCGTAGACTCTAACCCTACAATTGATAACTTATCCGAAGCGGTAAATGCTGCAGCTAAATCCATGATTAGTCAAGTTAACCCTTCCGAGGTTAACATGACGGTAAGGCTTAGTAACGACGTAGATAAGCATGGATTCTGTTCTAAGACTGTTTATTTTTCTTGGTCTGATGGAAAGTAACCAGCTATGCGCACTAATCCACCTAACAACGAGCCTAACAACCTTGCGGTCTCCTTACAGGGCTCGTTGTTTAACAAGGGTGACTACCCAAAACTTGTTGATGTTTTGGCTGAGTGCGAAAGGACAACTGAGTCCTGGTTTATAGATGACGAGTCTCAGTTGGCCCTATCGCGCAAGGGCACTACAGTTGGTGGCGATAGAGTTTCATGGCTGGCTATGAGACAGGTCTGTAAGGTGCTATCTTCAGGCCTGTCTTTATCTTTATTAGACCTGCTCGGCATGAAGCGAGAGCCAGAGGACTTAGATAAGTCTTACAAATCTGTAGCCGACCCTGATGAGGATTTCTCAGTAGGCGAAGCTGCTTCTTTATACAATTTAGCGTTGAAGAAAAGGTTTGGTAGACTGTTCGGGTTTCAAGCTATACGAAACTCGGACACCAAAGTCATAGAAGCTGTGGTTGGCAATAGGTACAGAAGGTTACCTAACGGTGATTTCGTATCAGCTGTGGCTACCACTCTAGAGTCTTGTGAGGTCCCTCTTACTTTTCATTCTGCTTCGGTGTCAGGTCGTAAAATATCAATAATGTATTCAGCTGATGGGCACGATGATTCTCCTTTACGCCCTGGTATAAGGCTAGTGAACAGCGAGATAGGTGACTCGGCTATAAAGGCAGCAGTGGTGGTGATGTGTGAAAACGGCAGCACCATGATGTCGTCATATGGCAAACTCAGCAGAGTATCTCATTCGGGCAAAGACCTGATGGATAAGCTTTCCAGGCTTATATCCAGCACGGTTGACAAAATCTCTCATCAATCCTTATCTTCTTCTGGATTGGCTAAAAGAATAGAAAACTCTTCTAGACTATCCTTAGGGTTTTCAGGTAACGAGGGAGACGAGAAGAGGTTTAAAGAATTCATAGAGTTTTTAACTGAGAGGGCGGGCCTCACTTATTTTATGGCAAAAAGGTGTCTAGCTATGGTCCTCACTGGTGAGGAACCAAAGATCAATAACTTTGCCATGCTTGAGAGGTCTACTACTTGGCCTAAAAAGTCTGCTATGGATTTAGTGAATGCGATAATGCAAGAAAGTCTCAGCCAGCGGACGTTGTATTATAATACAACAGACAGGTTTGAGCGTGTAGCTTGGGGTATATTTTTTAACAAGATAGCTTTACCAGACATTAGTTCTGAAAGCTAAAGTTACAAGAGGTAAAACATGAGTGCAATTGACGCTATTGAAAAAGACATTAAGAACGTTAGCAACCCCAGTGCCAAAAGCGCAGAGGACGCGGCTAAGAAGAATCTGATTGATAGTATGGACCCTGATCTTAGAGCAATCTATGAAAAGGAGTTGAAAGCATATCAGACGCTTGGAGTCGATACGCTTACCTTTAACTATGAAAGAGGTTGCGTGGCTAGCGCTGTGCAAAGAGGTCCAAAAGGTGATCAGTCGATCGCCCTGTTATCTAAGGCCCTTGATTTAGACAAGTCTACAGTATACAAGACGATTACCTTTAGCTCTATGTACTCAGATCTAGATGATCTTAACACTGTGGTAAAACGTGCTAAGGATGCTGGGTTTTTATTGACCTGGTCTCACTACGCTTCAGTAGTTCATATTAAGGAGTCCACTGGCACGGACCCACATAGCTATAGGCGAGATATGATTAACAAGGCTATCTCTGAAAAGCTGTCGGTTAGAGCTTTAGCTGCTGTAGTTAAAGAAGAGTATTCCACAGCCGCTCCAGCTAAACCAGTTAACCGAGGATCACATGTAAAGTCTTTGGTTAAAAAGGTAGAAGACGCAACTGTAAGGTATCAAAAGACTGTAACCTCAAGCGTAGAGGATATTGTCTCTGACTTTACTGATGTAGTTGAAAAGATCGAAAACCCTGAAGAGCTGTTAGTTAACATTACTAGCATGCACGACAGCCTTGTAACTCTTACAGCTATATTGAAGCGAGTACTTGTTTATACCGATAGCTTTAGCCCTACAACTAAGAAGGCCATGGAAGCTAGAGCTAAGGCAAAGAGCAAGATAGTCGAAGCTGAAGAGGAAGAAGGGTTATCCAAGACTTCAAAGCCAAGGAAGCCTTCTTCTATAGAAGTTAAGATTAAATCCTAAGGAGCTACTTTGAGCACTACCGTATGCTGTCTTCTTTACGGTGACTTTCCAGAGCTTGCTAATAGGTGCTTAAAGCCTATTAGCAAGCTTCTTAGCTACGGCGTTCAAGTAAGGGCTGGCTGCAACGAGGTTTCTACTACCGTAAAAGGAATAGTGGAGACTCTTCTTCCAGCCTCACTTGGAGCCAAGGTATGCTACGAGTCTCCGCAGATATTCAAGTACCCTATGATGTCTAAGCTGTTTAAGCTTGGGCCTATAGACACTGATTACGTTATGTGGTTTGATGACGACAGCTACATAACACAAGATGACCCGGTTCAATGGCTTAAAGACTTAGAGTCCTTTATGAAGTCAAGCTCTGCTGACATGGCAGGAGCAACCTATGTGGTATCAACAATAGGTTCTCAGGAAGAGTGGAGACGTCTCCACTGCAGCTGGTACAATAGCAACAATGCTAACAGGCAATCTAAGTTTGCAACTGGAGGCTGGTGGATTATAAAGTCATCCATCATAAATAAATACGGGTGGCCTCATCCTATGCTCAAGCATAGAGGAGGCGACGTTCTTTTAGGTGAGCTTATTCGAAGCCAAGGTCTCAAGCTCATTAATTATAAAAAGGGAGTAGCCATTAATGCTGACGATAAAGGAAAGGAGTCTGCGTCAAAGCGCAGAGGCTACGACGAACCGCCTATAGGTGTGACTATAGAAAGAAAGGATAAGTAAACATGACTAGCAGGAAGCTAAAAGATGAAAAAGTTAAAGTGTCAGTCTCAAAGATCCTCAATAATCGCAAGAGAGTTACTGATGCTCTCTACGGTTTCTGCGGTAGTATTCTTAGTGGTGATAGCCTTAGCGGCGCTACATCTGCTTTGGCGTTTTGTATTCCCAAGTCATGCATAGACTTTCATTGGGTTCAAAACCAGCTTTTTACGTTTATACGAAAGCCCATTCTGCACCATCACGTTGACACCATAGCAGCTAGGCTGGCCGGCAACTTAGATCTCATATTAGCCGGTGAGCCAGTAGGCGACAATGACTGGCGTATAAGGTCAGATTGGGGTTTGATAAAGATACTTAACGTTGAAAAAGCTGTACGAACGTTTAAAGACGGCAACTCTCAAAGAGGAGCCTGGATGAGCCTGGAAGTTATGAGCGGTCCTGCTAGCTCATTTAAGTATAAGAAGTTCTGGTCTTCCGATATGTTCAACTATGCTAAGTTTAGAATAGGCTTCAGCTACCCTAGCGATAGCTGTAAGTATCCTTATTTTGAAGAGTCTAATTTAACTAACTTCTATTTTTTAGGCATGTTTGATCATCTGTCTTTAAAGGACAGCCCAGACTATTCTGACTTTCTATGTACTGACTACATAGAGTCAAAGAACAGAGAGCTTCTAAGAAAGAGACTAAGAAGCATTCACATTAACCCAGACTTTCAGTGCCCTAGAGGTTACCCTAGGCATGTTAACTGCCATAAGTGTCCTGCAGGCTTGAATGAGTGTGAAGCTGCAACTCATGCTACAACCTATGTAGAGGATGACTGCAAGCATTGCAAAAGGCCTAGCTGGTTTAACCCAGATAACATGGATAAATGCGTAGACTGTGTTATTTCTAGTAATTTAAAATTAATAACCCCAGATGGAAACTAAACCCAACTTATCTATTGTGCATATCAGTTTCCGAATGTAAGCTTACGCTTTTAGATACTATATTTATGGAGGGCAAATGGCAACTAACATAATAGGGCACCCAGACAGACGAAGATATAACCCTTCTAGGGATATAGCATATTGCTGGCCAAACATAATGAAGTCCGCCATGGACAGGTTAAGTGAAGGGGCAGCTCTACCATGGTTTATATCTTTGATAGATAAGTATCAAGTGCCTGATAAGAATATAGAGGATGCAGCAAAAGCCATGGCTCTTTACATGGCTCTATGCAGTAAGCCTGAAGAAGGGCTATCTAACGCTTTAGCAATTATGGACAGATCTGGCCTTACAAAGTGCGACGACACTGCCAAGATGTTACTCTACGCAGCTTTGGGTGAGACTATGATGGTGGCTTTTCATGCGTCTTTAAGGGATGTACTCATGGAAGACGAGCCATCACCCTTAAACGACGCTAAGCTTGTAGAAGTAATAAACACTTCTATGACTAAGATTTTAGAAGAAAGAAGTTCGTACACTTCAAGGATGATAAGAAGAATAAAGTCGATATTCAAGAAAGGCAAGGAAGCTTAATGTATAATTCAGGCGCGGACGAGTGGATGGCTAACGTTGTAGCCAGACTAGGTCAGTTACCTAAAAACTATATGGTCTTTGACGTAGAGTCTACAGGATTAGACTTGTCAAACGACCTAGTCATTCAGCTCGGCTATGCCCTGGTTATAGATAAGAAATTAGTAGAGTGCTCCAGCATTATGGTGGACTGGACTCACTCAAGAGATGATGAGTTCTGTCAATGGCTAGACAATAGAATGACTTCCACTAGAAACAACATGGAGGCAAAGAATCCAGGTGCCGGTATGTACAAGCATAGCGTAGCTAGGCTTAAAGAAAAGGGAATACCAGCCTATGATGCCTTCACTCATTTTATGGATATAGTAAAGCTTTGCAGGTCTAACAAGTTTAGCTTTATAGCTCACAACGGGCTTAGGTTTGATCAGCCTATGCTGGATAGGTGCGTTAAGCAGCTAAGAGGAGAAGATGAGAGTTTTAAACTAGACACTGCAAGCGGAATGTACTTTGATACCATGGGGTTGGAGAGAGGCAGCCAGACCAAGATTATGCCGACTCCCTCTGATGACTGGTACACTTTTAATCATAGGCTTGTGTATGAAGGCGGAAGAATCTTTAGCTCTTTAGACCGACACTGTTCCAACAAATACAACTTAGTTAATAAGCACTCTTTAGAAGGCAGCGCGCATGAAGCTGACTTCGACTGCAGGCTTACACATCACCTTTTTGAAGAATTTAGAGAAATGGCTGAAAGGGGCGCCGCAGCTTAATGAAATCAACAAAAAAGAGTATAGAAGAGTTTGCCGAAGCTTACGAATTAGATATCCTATTTGCAGATGGGTTTGAGGAATGCATAATTGGCCTTGGACAGTGCTTTGATAAGTACCAAGTGATATACGACAGAGATAAGGTTATAAAGTGTTTAATGAAAAGCATGTCAGAAGACGAAGCTGAAGACTACTTTCAGTACAATATCGTAGGTTCATATGTAGGAGAAGCTACTCCTATATTTACAGTTAGTTTAGGAGAAGACCTATGAAGCAAGACATACAACGTATTCCTGAAGTTATGGAAGCTAAGGTTAACTCCGAAAGAATAGCCGAATCCAAAACTATACTCGGATTAGACCTAGGTACTTCTTGCGGCTATGCCTACTGCTTCGTACACAAAGACAACATGTTTAAGCCAAAAATATATGCTGGTCAATTGGATCTATCCGCTGGCCCTTATGACTCAGGCGCTATTAGATTTATAAAGTTAAGGCAGTTCTTATCTGTTATAAAGCCTGACTTGGTTGCGTTTGAAGACGTTAGATACACTCCTCCGAACACTGGGTTTCAAAGCGTAGGTGCAGTGATAGCTAGAGCCGCCACCGCGTGTGAGTGGTTTGGAGCGCTTAAGGCCACCATGGCTACTTGGTGTGAGGCAAGAGATATTCCAAGCACAGGCATTCCTATCGGAACTATCAAGAAGCGGGCTACTGGAAAAGGCAATGCTAATAAGGCAGAGATTATCAGCGCTTGTAATAAAGAGTTTGGAATGGATTTTGAAGTAGACGGATACGAGAATTCAGGAGTTGATAACATAGCGGACGCCGTATATGTATGCTCTATATTGCTAGAGCAGTACGGTCTGGGCCTTGAAATTGGAAAAGCAGCAGCGGAGGAGCCTGCATGAGAGCTTCCATTACCTGCGTTAAATGCGGTAAGCAAGTTGTTAAGATGTATGGATATAAAGACTTATGTAATCTATGCTATACCCGAAGCTTGAACCTTACAGCCCGTGGCAAGGCTGAGATGAAGAAGCTAAAAGACGAGTTGAAGGAAGTTAAAGCTAAGCTGAAAGCTTTGCGAAACACTTTAGCTAGCAAAATTCTATCGTTGAAAACCGCAACTAGAATTAATGAAAGGCTTAAGGCCGATAATCGTGCTGATTTCGAGTGGGGCCGTGAACGAATCAAACAATATAACAAGGAGCAAGAGGTTTAAAGCAATGAACATAAAAGACACCAAGACCTTTAAAAGTCCTATCTCTAAGGGATCAAGCCAGGCCTACTTCATGGACGCCCTCAGGCTTTCTCACATGCTCAGGGCTAGAGCTATACAGGACATAGAAGCTAAGGCAAGAGACATAGGGGCTTCTGACAAAGCTATACTTAAGCTCAAGGAAGATGTTAGCAACTTGGCTGAAGCTACTCCTTTAGAGCGTTTTCTAGTACCTAAGGCTTGCATGCAGATATCCGCATACCTTGTGGACGGTCTGGTAAAGTTTAAGAAAGACCCTAATCACAAGTACACCAACACCATAGAGATACCTGGCGCTACTGTGGCTGGAAGCATATTCTCATCTACTAAGTCTAAGAGAATAAACAAGTTCGATATAACGGCTAGCGAGTCTATACTATCTTCTGAGCCGATGGTCGTGTTTGGAACTAGGGAAGAGCTAGACTTAATCATACCTTACATCATTGATAGAGCTGCTATCGCTCTTACTAACTGCCTTCACTTCAGCATTAAGACTTACTACAAGAAGCTTAACAAGCACTATGTAAGGTACACTCCAGATAAATGGGTGGATACGCTTCGCACCAAAGATGGCTTTAATAGCATCATAGTAAACGAGAGCAGGTATAGGCCTGTGGAGTTAGCCATAATTGACGATATTAACCATGGGTTCAGCCCAGCTCCTATTAAGCGTAAGAAGTGCATAGCTAGGTTAGGTAGAATGAAAGAAGCTTTGCTCTGTTTAAAGAGATGCAAAGCTCACACATCATCAAAAGGTATATGCTCTATTATCTGTTTTCATACAGACAACATAGTAGGTGGCATAAACCCAGAGATGATTAAAGAGTTTGAAGAGATTAGCTCTATATACGATTGCAGCTCTGATAAGAACAAAGTTCACCTGACTAAGCGAAAAGGCAAGACCATACTATCTCTGCGTAAGGATAAGAAATGAGCGATAAAAGGCTAAAGCCTGATGAAGTATTGAGTTACATGAAAGATGTAACCTGCGCTGAGCTAACAGGAGCTCCACCGGTAGAGCCAGGTGTAGTAGACGCAGGCATAGTAAACCCTACCTCTCAGGAGCTTAACAGACTGCCCCCGCTTAAACGAGTTGAGCTGTCAGATTCTTTAAGCAGCCTTTCAAACGACTTCGTATTCTTTAACCATACTATGCTGTTCTCTAAAGGGGGCCTAGACTTTGACCCAATTAAAGAGTACCAAGTATTTGCGAATAAACCGGAATTAGTTAACTATGTAGTCTTCAATAGACCCATATTTAGCGGGCTTGACTTTCCTGATAACACGGGGGGTCATGATTTTATTTTATCGTTTGTTCCTATAGAGCACTGGGACACTATATACAGAGCTATAGGTAACATAACCATACTGAATAGAGCTAATGGTTACATGTTTCTATGTGAAGCAGTCAAGGTAAAAATACCCGATCCAAAGCAGCCGAGCTTGACTATAGAGCCATATCTATGGAAGATGAAGGGCTCCCAGCAAAGCTGGGTATACCAAGGTTACCCTGTACCTAAGGCAGTAAAACGGTCTGCTGACTACGAAGCTATGAACTTAATGAAAGCTATTAACAATGAACCCAGATAATACTTACGTGTATAGAAAGACTAAAACATTCGTGGAAGAGCGGGTGTACGAGCGCCCAGCCGGATCTACTCCAGACGACTGGAGACTTATAAAGATAACCGATCCACTGGATGAAACTATAAACGAATGGGTATTGGCTAACCAAGCCACCATAGTAACTGTATCGGCTCCAGGGATGGACAGTAGATGGCTAGACAAAGAAATGACCAAGCGGTCGGTGCTTGTAGCCATTACAGTTATTTACGAAGGTAGTAACAATGGACAATGGCCAGAACGTAAGTGATACGGGCCCGCCAGAGCCAGATAAATATAATTATCATATTGTTATTATACCGGCTCACGGTCCGCCTGAAGCTCACTCGTTTAAACTTAAAGAAGAACTTATAGACGTTCTTAGGGCTCAGCACGGACGGCGTACATGCTGCTTCGTGTATGAAGGTAATAGGTGGAACATATCTTTGCCACCTAGAAGGTTGTTGAATTCCAACGGAGAGATAGAGGCTGAGTTATCAGCTGAGTTTAAGAACACATTACCCGACCCAAGTGGAATGATGTTTGACGACATGGATGTAGTTGATGAAGACGACGAATACTTTAAAAGCTAGTTCAAATCTCAATTCTTAATTCGAGCTAAAATCGCGTCATAATCATTTGCTTCCCCCGTAGGAAGTAGAAAGGAGCTCTTACTATGAGCTCATTTTTAACAGTGATTGGAGCCTTGATGGTTCTGTCTTACTTCTTGCCTGAGAGTACTCAGGCAAAGACTACGGCGCCTCCTTCTTCCTCTCCTTATTCCGCACCAAGAAGGAAAAGGAAGAGAAGGCGATAAAGACCGGGCGAAAGCCATAAAGACAGGGCGAAAGCCATATAGTTTTATACCGTTTCTTATCTAAAGGAGATGAACGTATGATTACTGTAACACTGTCTTATTCCCCCCAGACTCTTTCATTTCCAGCAGGGGAGAGGTTGTTTCCAGTGGGGAAGATTGGGGTTCTGGTGCTGTACCCCGACAACATTGTCGGGGTATGGGGGCGAGTGCCAGGGGGCTGGGCCAACAAGGTGGCGGGGGATCAGATTCTGGAGCGCGGGCTTCTCCGCCCGCTGCCAGAAACCGCGCTGGCGGCGCGGAGGTTCTTTGAATACGCCTCCGCCTCGGTGCTCCCTATTACGGGGCCGTTGGCGCTCCCGCGCCTTATGGTGCGGGTACCCGCTGGGTTCGACCCAGCGGATGCTGACCAGCCCGCCTTAGAGGCGGCGGCTGGCTCAGGCGATGGCGACACCATGCTCTCTACATTCGTAGAGAGCATGGTAAGAGGCCCCGGCGGCCTCTTTGCGCCCCGGGAGTTCATCCCAGGGCCCGTGGCCCTAGAGGACGTCTTTGAAGACGTCGGCGAACCAGGCGAGGTAGGTAGCCTGGTTGGGGACACGGGAGCCCCATGGTTCCAGCAGGTAACCTTGCAGGAACTAAGGAAGGCCGGCTTAGCAAGGCTGGCCTTCACAAAAGCTATACCTCGCCGTAAGTCGGCTGGGGTGTAGGTGTTCTATCGTAGCTACATACCGGTAGGCTACGTAGGGCGGGTTACAAGAAGTGCCTCAACGCTACGGCCCTTGATACGCATTCTTGTAAGCCCAGGAGGTGTAAGCTCCAACCCGCAAGCCCGTGCAGAGTAAATACAAAACTCTGCATGAGCCCAGGTATTCTGATGCACCCTTACTGGAGGGTGCATTTGGCGCGGTTCGTCCGCCGACGTAAAGACCTATAGAGGTTCATACGTTGAGACCCAGGTCGGGTGTTCGGCTAACGGCTTGAAACCCGTGAACACTAGCTTAATAACTAGAGTGAGCGACCCGATAAACCAGGCCAATTCGTCATCTCGAAAAGAGGTGGCGAATTGGTTTTTTTTAGCTATTAGGTGATCGCTTAATTCAGAGGTAAATAGCGTCATAATAAGGTGAGTTAGTAGTAGCTATGGAATTCTTGGGGTGAGATCCAAACATAGCATACGACGAACTCTTTCTCCGAAAGGGAAACTTGATATGGCTAATTCTTCGAAGACTGTACTGTCCTGCGTGAAAGTTAGTGGAGAGCAGTGGGCTCCTCAAATAGAGCTTAGCATGGCTGGGGAAGCCATGCGATTGGCGCTCGTAGAGCGCCGCCGCGGTTTAATAGCCGTGTCCCGCCGCTCCGACACTGGAGTGGTGTACGAGTCAGTGTTTGAGGTGTACGACGCTTAATGCGTCTACACCCCAGGCCGCCAGAGCTTCCTTCACAGGGAAGCTCTGGTGGTATTTTTTTTAGCTATCAGACACTTCTAAGGATCTTCACCCATGACTAAATCAATAAGAAAGGGTATGCCCAGCCACACCAGGTATATGGCAGACAACACATAAAACGTATCAGTTCTAAAACTTAAAATATATATAAGTGTTTCCATGGCACTTCAATCTTGTTATTTTAATATCATGTTGCTTATTATCCTCAGAAGAAGTAAAAAGAGTAAGTTTAATATTTAAATCACGAAAGGCGAGCCATGGCAGACACTAGATTAGCATCTGTTACAGGTGGGTCTACTATAGACCATAACAGAAAGACCACTAAGATAATCGTCGATCCGCATGAGACAGACTCATTCGTAATCGATCTCTCAGCTATGAAATCTGCACAAACGTTTGAAGTTAAAGAAGATGGCAGTAAAGACTTAAGGAAACTAGAACAAATAGAAAGATCTAAAATGATAGCCAACAGCCTAAGGAGATTTGCCAAGAGTACACCCGATAGCGCGCCTCCTAGCTTAGGCACTGTCTCAGGTACTGTAGACGGCGGCAACCATGTTCATCCAGCTGCTCAGCTTCCAGAGTCTGCTGTAGCACCGCCTAATGTAAGGGTTTACTTTGATATGCCCGGCCTGGCTACTCTTAACTACAGATACCATGGAGCAGCCGTAGTACCAGGGTATTTAGTACTCACTACTGATATGCGGTACGCAGGCCCAGGTGAGTTCTACCCATTTACTAGTAAGCTGGC